ATAGCAAATTGGTAACGAATTTATAACATTACGAAGGACCTTTAAAATTTCCTGGAAGTTGGCAAGGTATTACGATCAGACATTACGATCCCCTATATACAATTCCCTAGTATAGTGATATAATGTATGTATGAGCCCTAGAAACTATGAAAAGATAAATAAGCTTCCTATATCAAAGGATGTCATAGATAGGCTACAGCCAGGTATGAATGCATGGTATATGTTCTTTGCTATTACAGGTATAGATAAGACTATTACGAAGCTGTTCTCATATACCCCACAACAAATCAAAACTAATCCTGTTAAGGATTCGCAAAGCGGTACAGAGTAAACCATCTCTGATCTCCCTAGTATAACAAACACCCCTAGTAATAATACATTACGATGGGGTTTTAAATTATCCCAAATAATATATATGTTTGTTTAAATAACATTACGATAATAACAAATTATCCCCAGAAAGATATATGTTTTGGCAAATATTTATTATAACAATTTGGACAAAAAGCTTGACAAATTTGGTATTTTGTGTATAGGGATTTGGGGCTTGACAAAAGTTTGGCTTTAAGATATAATGAATAATTCTCCACTCTTCTCCACTTACATCCACTTCTACTCCATATCAGAATATATTCAGTAAGATCTACTTGTGGATAACTCTTGCTTTTCTGTGGATAACTATGTGTAAAACTTAAAACTAATTTTAAGAATTTCTTTAAAAATCAGGGGTATCTAGATCCTCTGATATGTGGTTGTTTGTGGAAAGCTTTGTGGATAACTATCTGTGAATAACCAATCAAAGAGCTATGCCATACGATTGTTTATGAGCTTAACCAATCATAAGCAAGTGTTTGTGCTAGGGGTTATATCTTATACTAGGGATTACGAAGCTTACTCCTGATACCCCGAAAGTTTTACCCAATGGAGTCCTACATAGCGAGTATTCTTTATCTCGTAGATAGCGTTACAGTCATCACATTGCCATTGAGTTTCTTCTAGTAGTTTACGATTTCTCCATTTATATAGATCAGGCTTCTCACAATAGTGTGGATTGCCTATCTTAATTATCTTACCTGTCACTATTCCACCAACCAGGCTTCCATCCATTAGCGTTATCCATCATTTCAATACCATCCCAGCCATCTACATTTTGCATAGCCCAGCTAGCATCTTTCTTTAGATAGTCAATAATAGTATCTATATCTGTTATACCAGATTCTTGCATATCAGCAATACGGTGAATTGCTTCATAAATGCCTGCAGGAATTCCAGTTTGGTATCCTAGACCATAGGTCATCTTAGTGCTCATTGTTTTCCTTAAATGAAAAATATATTGCGTTTAATACAAGTATATCTAACCCATGGAGTATTGTCAATACTTGTGTTGGGTTAGGTTACTCTATTTTACCGCCGAACTTTTTCCGCCCGAACTTAGTTAAATTTTCCAGACTTTATAGCCTTAATCAAATCGTCCGAACTGAAGTGATCTCTAATAATTACACCATCGCCCTGTTCGTCTAGATCCATAATAGTTCTATTTCTCTCTATCCAGTCAATGATCTCAGCATTACGAAAGCCCTGACCTTTTGTCCAGCCATTCCAATAATGCTCACAATTCTTCTGATGTCCACCACATTCATCACAATAGCGTAGTGAGTAATAAAGCTCTATCATCTCAGTCATTTCTAATCTTCTCTACCGCTTTACAGAACCAGCATTCCATACCATAATAATGTGTCTTGCCCATATGTCTAGTAGCCTCATTAAAAATATCAATAGCCCTGTCTTGTCCGTCTTGCTGAGCGTTCCAAATATCCCTGTCATAGAACATTGCCTTCTTCATTGGCTTAATCAGAGGATTGTTTACCCAATAGTCGTATGGATCAATCACTCTAGCCATTCCTCAATATAGTCTTCAATATAGGTTCCAAACTCTTCACAGTTATCGTCCTTGCCGCAAGACTTTAGGTCTATTACCCTAGACATAATATTAGTCTTAATACGCTCTTTTGCTAACTTTACCGCATTATCTGCAGCAGCTAGTTCAAGCCAGTTTACCTGGTCCCATGTAAGATCAATCATTGTCTTTGCCTCTTAATAGTCTTCTTAGTCTTTCATTTACCTTTGGTGGTTCAGCTAGACGTTTTTCTAACCAAGCATACTCTTCTGGAGATACCTTGAAAATTTGTGGCTCCATAGTGATTAACTCATCAAATGCTGCAAAGTGTGAAGCCTGGTTATTTAAATGCTTGCAGCTACCTGCCTGGCAATTAGGACAGTCTGGCTTCAATCTATTACCTCTACCTGCTTTATCATAATGTTATGATAGTTCTCGTATAACTCTTTAATCTCTGGATGATTACTATCCCATAGTGCACCCTCTAGCCACTTTATGAATAAAAACTCTTCAATCTCTTTCTTCATTGTGTGAATTGTATAGTTAGTTAGTTTCACTTGTCTGTTCCTTTGTGTTCTCCAAAAGTTTTGTGAAAAGTATATGGAAATCTCTTTTCTTCAAGTTCATTACGAACTTCTTGCTTATACTCATCAAGTGCCGTAGCTATACCAAAAGCCATATCCTTCGAGATAGCCACTTCTTCATCATTTACAACCAGGATATATTCTAGTTCTAGTTTGGGAAGGTCAAGGTTATCTGTATAGGGTGGATAGTTAAGTTTGTATGCTGATTTATTGATTGTCTTAATGCTAATATTATTTTTCATCTTTAGCTTCTTTCTTTTGAAATTCAATTCCTGCCTCAAAAGCAACCCAATAGCCATTGGACACTCCAGAGTCATAGGCTTTTGCCTCTAGTGGGGTAGCCTTACGCCAGTCAAGCACTGGACCACCACCACTACAACTATGTAGGTGGTCTGCATCTACTTCTACTTCACAAGTGCAATCAACAAATTCTTCATCGATCTCTTCGTAGTATTCTCCACAGCAGCCAGGGTCTCCACATCCCCAAACGGTGTTATCTTGTTTTACATAGTATAGAGTCATTTACTTCTCTCCTTTGATAAGAGCGATAACGCTAACGCCTACTTTGGTTATGATTGGTGACAAAACAATTCCAATGCAGATACCCTGCAAAATTTCAGGCATTTACTCTCCGTTAGATATATCTCTGAATCGTCTAGGTGGGCTTGTCTCCATTAGGTCTTCAATAGGCTTTAGGTCTGATACATCCATTACTAGACGTTCTCCATAACCGTAGTCTTTCTTATAGTGATTAGCCTTGAAGGTTGACTTATCAATGTACCCCCAGATTATAAAGCGTGGATCAGCTTCTGACTTAGTCTTATCATTACCTATGTACTGTACGTGGATAGCAATGTCAGATTTGAATAGCCATGAGGCATTGAAGATTAGGCTCTTGAGTTGGCTTGTCTTGACCTGGATGGTCATTCCATTAGCCTTCATGTCAGAGCCATCATCTCCACCTACCATAACGGTTGTGTCTACTTCAAAGCCTAGTGCCTGTCCTACTGCTTGTTCTCCTAGGTGTCCAATGATATTGATACCTTCGGAAGTATTATTACGATCAAACATCTTATCGGCAACGTTGTGCTTCTCTTTAGCCAGACGCATGTTCTTTACAAACGTCAGTGTTTCTTCTACACGCTCTGGGCTTACAGTTACTTCAATCACTTAGTCCATCCTACAGGCTCTTTGTCCAACACATGTTTCTCTACTACAGATACCAGCTCTTTACGAGTGTATGGGTCTTCCTTTAGCCAGTCAACATCATGTATATGCTTATTAAGAAGATCAATGATCTGCTTGTGGTTCTCATCCATACCAGCACTAAAGCCATGCTTCCAACCTAAGTCGTATGCTTCCTGTAGCTGTGTAAGTTTCTTTTTAAATATGCTTTTCAAAACATCTCCAATTCATCAAAGTCTTCCTTACGTGCAATGTACGTAGTCTGGAAGTCTAGTTGCTTACCCCATACAATAATCTCTGGCACCAGTGGGTGCATGCGATAGCCATCACGCTCTAGTTCTTTAAGGATCTTGTCGTCATACTCTACAAGGAATAGCATGTCTTCGCTATCCCATTCCATCTCATAGTCTAGGTTGTTAGTACATACAAGAATGGTAGGCTTGTTTGCTCTAAGAAGCTGTGCCATTAGAGCTTCCTGTTAATTGCAATAATGATAATTGCTATAATAATGCCTACCCCATATGCCCAAGCACTTCCAAAGGTTGCTGCCATAAAGCTCATTTGTTTTCCTTAATATCGTGTTAATACAAGTATACTAGAGGACATGGCTTGTGTCAAGCCTATGGTACTCTTATTTACCGCCGAATTTATTATAGTATTGAACCTTTTTTGGCATGGTTCAATTAAAATGGTGGTTCGTCGAAGCCTTCTTCTTTAAGCTTCTTAAGGATAGTCTCTATCGTAACATACTTAATACTAATAAGCTCCTGTGCCCAGGCTGCATTCTTTGAACCAGACTCTTCTAGGACACGTAGGCAGCGTTCATTCTCGTCTACCTCACCCATACGCTTATATGCTTCAATATAGAAGCCAAACTCAGGGAATAGTTTCCAGGCTAGCCACTCACGGAATGGTTCAGTCCACCCCTCAAGGTAGTTACGCAACGTTCTCATTTGTGTCCTCCCCTAGGTATCCAGACAACTGAATGGTATCAATTGCCTTGGCAAGATCAGTATAGATAACATACTCAGACTTTCTACCAGATCTTGATGCAATGTCTGCGAACTGCTTGATAGCCATTACGATGGCTTGCTTGGTATCTGAACTACCTCTGTCATAGCTGTAACGTGCTAGACGCTCTAACTCTTCCTGTATCACGGAATGTTCCCCTTAACTGCCTGTAGACCCTCAGAGAGGTCGTAGTAGGCTTTACACACATCATGCTGGCATTCACCGTCAGCATTGTAGTCCTCGCAGATTTGATTTGATAATAGCTTTATCACTGTTGTTAGTGCAGCGGCAAAGCCTTTGTTATACTGATCCTTACCGATATTCTCAAAGTCGGATAGCTTCATGTTCGCTAAATTATTAATGTCCATATATAGAGTATACCCCCAATCGCAAGGGTTGTCAAGTGATATGTGATACTATTAATACATGAAAAAAGTAATAGTAACATCATTCGATGAAAAGTATATGGACTACTCTCGTGTAGCAATAAAGTCTATAGGTATCAATTACCATAGTGATGAGGTGCTGGATGTTGTCTGTCTTGTACCCGAAAATCTCCTTGACAGCGTGGATGCATACCGATCATCCGTGTCTCAGCCCAACCTCAACATTCGGTTTAAGACCGCTAATAAGTTTATTAAGCTTGTAGAGGATGGCATGGGGTATGCTGTTAGACACCTCAGTGTCAGTTCATTCCACAGAATCTTTGTTGGATCTGCCCTGGAGGATTACGATATGGCTATCTATATAGACCCAGACACAATCGCCCTGCGTGACATAGAGCCAATGCTAAGCTATAAGAGTCGTAGCCCTTTCCTGGCTGTAGTTGAGACTGTCAACATGGGGAAAATAGTCTTTGACTCTGACGATATCCCATACTTCAACAATGGTGTGTTCATTGCTGATCTCAATTGGTGGCGTAATGATGGCATAGAGGACAGACTTCTAGACTGGATTAGCACCACTGGCTACTCTGAGCTTGCTGAGCAGGATGCTATGAATGCAGTCCTAAGAGACTACCTAGCCCCACTACCATTCTCATTTAACTTCTTTGAGTGGATTATAGACAACAACAAGCTTATGGCAGAAGAACACAGCAACCCAATGATTGTTCATTTTGTTGGTGATCAGAAGCCTTGGGGTCCAATAGCTATGTCCAAGTATGCACTCCTATGGAGAAACCTATACTCGGAAATAACAAATGCGTAAAGTAATAGTCACATCGTTTGATCAGAACTATATTGATTACTCTCGTGTTATGCTTCACACTCTTAGCATAAACTATCATGAGCAGACTCCTCTAGATGTGATTTGCCTGGTGCCTGCAAACATTCTGCACATGCAAGATTATTACACCAAGTCTTTGGGGTTGGATAATCTAAATATATCTTTTGTAACATCTGAAAAGTATCTGTCTATGGTGGAGGATGGCATTGACACCAGCCACAAGGATGCCGCAAGTAATTGTAACCATAGGATGTTTATTGGGTCAGCCTGTGCTGATTATGATGTTGCTATATACATAGATCCAGACACTATAATAATGAGAGAAGTTTCTCCCCTACTTACATACCCCCTCAGAAATGATTTCATGGCTATGGTGGAGATGACAGACGCTAACGTGGTTAGTTTTAATGATCCAGATAGACCATACTTCAGTAACGGAATATTTATGGCAGACCTAAACTTCTGGAGAGAAGAAGGAATAGAGGAAAAGCTTATTGATTTAATAAAGAATGGCGGTCCACTCTTCCTTGCAGAGCAAGATGCAATGAACTCTATACTTATAGACTACTGGTCACCATTGCCAATGAGCTTCAACATGTTTGACTGGATGGTGTACGCAAACCCACACATTGCAGAAGCCAACAGCAACCCACTAATAGTTCACTTTGTTGGCGTAGAGAAGCCCTGGAAGTCTAGGACCATAACTCCATACAGTAACTACTGGAGAAAGGTCTACTCAGATCTTTCTTCTTGGGATAGCCAAATATCAAACATGAACTCTGCCCAGTAGTCGTGGAATGATGTTCCTGGGTGTGCACCCTTGTCTGCTGCAATAAGTGAATAGGTCTTGTCTGCACCCTTCTTAGCGGAGTCAAACTCAAACACTCTTTTTATAAGCGTTGCCTTGTCTACCTCGTAGTAACTGTGGAATGACTTAAGCAGTGGTGTTGGTGACCCACCAAGCTGGTGAGCCCAGTGTGGTCGCTCTACCGTACTATTAGGATAGAATAGCTTCTTATCCTTTCCAGGAAGAATGTGGTCACCATTGCCATTAATGTCTTCTGCCCAAGTTGAGGTGATAAGCTTAATTCCCCTACCCTTGCAGTACGTGTCTAGGTGCAAATAGAATGAATAAACATATGAGTCTAAGGCTTCTTTCCTATCCGCCACATACTTCATATCTCTACCGTGGTCTGGCAAGAAAAGGAATATGGCTTCTGGATCTCCAAACTCCCTGATGTACATAAAGATGTGATGAATCGATTCGCCAATAGACCAGCCAATTCTTCCAACATTGTAGAATCCATCTACAGGGTATTTCTCTGCTATCTTCTTATACGTCTTGTAAGACCAAGAGTCTTCCATTTCCAAGCCTTCGCCCCACGTGAAGGAGCATCCAGCAAAAAGAATGTGCTTTCCATTTGGATGGCTTTGTCTGAAGTCATCAGTTCTAAACACTCTGCCAGCATTGGGATTTGCTTCAAGCCTATCTACATAAGCCTGTGTTATTAGTGGTGCTTTTCCGTACCAAGTTTCATTCTTCGTCATAGACTACCTCATTCTTTGGGAATGCCTCGTGGCATCCGTAGCAATAGTGTGTTGGTTGATCTGGACCAAAGTCCATGCCACCAAGGGCTACACCCTCTTGTCTTGCTAGATCAATTAGTTTGGCTGTTGGGAAGCCGTATATTACGTTTACCATCTCATGGTTACATTCAGGACAATTATTCATAATTAAAGTATATCATAGGCTGGTATAATTGATGGATGGATCAAGAAGAAATCCTGCAATATTCCGCCAAAATAATTGAACAAATTGGACCCCTAGGCGAAGACATCTTTAGTCTTGGAATCCACTATGAGCGAATCCACCTATTCTCAAAGCTACGAGATGCCATCCAAGAAAAGGATTCTACTAGCGATGCGATTGCTGTAGAGGTGCTATCTTGGATCTGGGATCGCCTAGCCTCTGACTAGTATGGAAACTTTACCTCTAGGGCTTTGTCTGTTGTAAACCAGCATGGTAGGCAATATCTATCTGAGCCTATCTTGTTAACCTCGTGGTCGTAAATAATTCCATCGTATGCTGGAAAGGTTATGAACTGATTCTTCAATGGCTTGACAGAGTATTGTAGGTTTGGAAATCCCAGGTCTCCACCGTCTTCTACAGTGTTTAGGTAGAGTATGCCACTATACTTAAACTGTGGATTAACGTCTACAGCACCGTCCAGGTGCCTTAGAACTTTGGCTCCAGCACCCTGCTTACCCATGTGAAATGATGTCAAGTAGATCTCTTCGTCACCGTAAAGCTCCTTGACCTTCGCAACCATGATATCTCTATACTTGTTGACAATATCTTTTATGTCTGCGATCAGGGACATGTCTGGCTTAGAGTCTTCCCAGACCTCATCGTATCCGAAACGTAAGATGTGTCTGTTTGGTATCTCTCTGGAGGCATCAGTAACAAACTTATCTAGGTTATTGTCTATGTAGTCCATGAAGAGCTGTGAGTCTTCATCCGTGATTAGATTATCAGTTACCTTGATCTTCGCTATTGATAGTGGTGCCCACTTCATTCGTTCTGCATGCATATCCATATAGTTATTATACCTTATCTCGTTGTCCCCCCAGCTGGGATCGAACCAGCGACGCACGGATTAGAAGTCCGACGCTCTATCCACTGAGCTATGGGGGGGTGATGCCCCTACTTATTGTTTAGTTTAAACAGACGCAAGTTGTTGCAGTTGGAGCATAGCAAATCACTGTTACTATACTTTAGCTTGATGGATTCTAGGTCCTCGGCGTTCTTGATGCCAGAAATTGCTGCAGAAAGATCTGCAATGTCTACAAAGTTCATTTGAGAAAAGTGTAGGTACTGGCTACATCCACGACAAGGCTTTGCCATTAGAAGGTTCTCGCCTAGATTTGCTGCCTTTTCTTGGTACTTGTTTGTTTCAATCATGACCACTTCTTTCTTTTTGTTGTTGCCTAAATAATAAGAGATGGTTCCTCTAGAGCATCCCAAGATCTTTTCAATCTCTCTGTAGCTCTTGCCTTCATCTCTAAGTCTAAAAATATCTTCTTTATATCCCATGTATTAAGTATATCAGAATCATTGTATTTGTCAAGTACTCCTGGTGGGATTCGAACCCACACAACTTTCGTCTCCAGATTTTAAGTCTAGTATGTCTGCCATTCCATCACAAGAGCGTACTGCGACTGGGACTTGAACCCAGATATCCCAACTTATAAGATTGGTTCATTAACCTGTTATGATATCGCAGAGTGGGGAGTGTGGGACTTGAACCCACGACCGACGGATTATGAGTCCGCTGCTCTAACCAGCTGAGCTAACTCCCCTGGCGATACTGCTTTATCCTTTTCTTAATCGCAGGCTTGACAAAGCAGTACCAGCGGTTTTTAAACATAAAGATATACGATCTAATTGGGTACTTGAGAAGTCTATACTTCTGTCTGTGACTTCTCTTCGATGCTTTTAATGACTGCCTTGATAGCATATTCATAATAAGAGTCTTCGCCCTTGTTAGCATACAATTCGCTTTCTAGATGTTTAATAATTTCATTATATGTGGCTGCTCGGTAAAACTTTTTTTGGTCATCCAGCAGTGCTTGCGTTACATGCAAGTATGACTCTGGAAAGTTGCATAGAACGTCAGTACTTGTCATGTGTCACACCGTGCTTGTCATCAATGTACTTGTGAATCTTTCGCAGTGCTACCGCCTTTGAAACGGCAAAGCCTACCAACAGAAATACAGCGTTCCAAAAGAACTCTGACACCATGTGTTCAAGTCCGAATGTTACCTCAATGATTGTAGAGAACAGGTCTCCACCATCGTGATCATGTTCATCCATTAGAAATAGCTCTGTTAGCATTAGTCCTCCTGGACTACCGCAAAGATGTCACGGTAAGGCAGAATGACAAGCTCTTCGTTCTTGTGCTGAATCTCAGTACCTGAGTACTTTGAATAGATTACCTTGTCGCCAACTGACACCTGCATATCCATTAGGGATCCGTCTGCAAACTTAGCACCTGGACCTACGGCAATAACAATGCCCTCAGTTGGCTTCTCCTTGGCTGTACCTGCAATGATAAGACCTGACGATGTCTTCTGCTCTTCTTCAACGATTGGCTTAACGACAATCTTGTCTTCTAGTGGCTTCAAGCTCATTTGTGCTCCTTAATTAGTTGAATTGCTTTTTCAATTCCATGTTTATAGTCAATGTTACCAGTTGCTAGCTCTTTTTGCAATACCTTAATGAAAACTTTTTTAGATTCTTTTAGTGCTGCTGAGGTGCCAGTGTCAAATCCCTCTTGCCATCCATCGCTATGACCCTTGTCATAATAATTAATAGTCTTACGTCTAAGTAAGATAGCCATACTACTCCTTGATATTTGCTAAAACTTCCATTGTGGCTGGGAAGGCTTCCTTTGTCAATGCCTCTACCGCCTTTGCATACTCCTGGATCTCAACCTGTGCATCGTGCCCCAGACGCTGATCCAGGAATGTCATTGCTCCCTGTAGGGATACAGTCCAACGCCAACGAACATACATTGCGTATGCTGGTAGGAATAGACGTGCAATCTCTGGGGCAACGTTGTCTTCCATAGCCTCATGGTAAAGCTTTACGCCTTCAACGATAGACTCACGAAGCTTGTTAGTATAGTGAGCACCATTGCTAAAGTGAATTGGATCTCCACTACCCTGCTTGCTATTTTCTGGCTTAGAACGCCATGAGGATGCAGATGGTACATAAAACTCTTCGTCCTCAGTTATATATCGACGTGAAGACTCGTTCCAACCATTCTGGTCATCTACATGAGTGGAGGATACTGCGTACTTCCACCACTGTCTTGCGACAAAGAGTGGGGCATAGACCTCAAATGTAAGTGCTGCATGTCTGAAAGGACTTGTGTGTCCTTCTTTAATAAGGAATTTAATGAGCTTTGAATCTCGTTCAGAGAATCCGTCACTTTCCTTATCATAACTAACACGAGCAGCGTTAACAACGCTAAGGTCATCTCCAAGAGTATCAACCAGTCTGACATATCCCTTATCCAATACTTTAATAGGTTCTGGTGTTGCTTTAATAATTGTTGTCATTGTCTCTCCCATGATTGTTATATGTCTATTATACGGCTGCCCTGCTTGGTTGTCAAGCACTCCCATCTGGACTCGAACCAAAAATACCAGATCCAAAATCTGGGGTGTTGCCAATTACACCATAGGAGTATTGCTCCCAGCATATTGGCTACTAATACCTGGGACTGTTGGGTGTGCATTACTTTCGCAATTGCACTCATTTAAGAGTGTAGCCACCGTGCTTCCCATAGGATTCGAACCTATACTGATCAGTGTTTGAAGCTGATGTCTCTACCGTTGGACTAGAGAAGCTGGGGTGAGCGAGGGGAATCGAACCCCCATTCTATGGACCACAACCATATGTTCTACCATTGAACTACGCACACAGTGGAAGTGGTCAGATTCGAACTGACTTAGGTGCACCCAACGGTTTTACAGACCGCCTCGCCTCTCCAACTGCGACGCACTTCCTTGTATTTATATATTTAGTTATCAGTACCAATAAAAGGATTCGAACCTTTAACCCTCTGCTTCGTAGGCAAATGCTCTTCCGTTGAGCTATATTGGTTTGGCATAGTCTGTAAGAATCGAACTCACGCTAAGAGGTTTGGAATCTCTTGTGCTACCATTACACTAAGACCACATATGTTTATTAAATTATAGATTGTTTGATTTATAGTGAGCGAATGCTCTGGAGGCTGGCTTGATGTTGCCACGAGTGTGCCAAGCTATATCGCTGTCGCAATTGCTGGTTTGACTTCATAGTTATCTCCATGTATTTATTGTAGCATATGTTTTGTTTTATTGCAAGTAGTCCCAAGGGGAATCGAACCCCTCCCACCGCCGTGAAAGGGCAGCGTTCTAACCGATAAACTATGAGACCAAGAAAACCTCCCCTGTGAAATCGTTCTTATGAGTGATGCTTGGAGAGGTTCTCCATATAAGTATAACAAAAATCTTGCCACTCGTCAAGCAAACCTATCGATTTATAAAAATCTTCTATGGATCTTTCTGGATTGACGACCGAGAACTTCCCAGTGTTATTTATAAATAGTTTATCAATCTCTGCTATGGTCTCTTTGTCGTCCGACTTGTAGGTAAACTTTGATCTGTATGTTGGATATGGTTCACCAAATACTGCCATTCGATACTCCTGGTCCATGTGACCAACATGGTTTCTAAAGTTCATTGCATATATGTCCCAGCCACTCAGGAATGCCCTTATCGACATCGACTGTTCTTCTGATCTAATGCTAGCTGCATTGATGATGCCAACCTCTTTTACATACCTACCCTGCGTAAAAAAGAAATGTGAGGATGAGTAGTTAGTTAAAAAGAAATCTTCTGTGGTCTCTACACTCTGTTCCATTCTTCCAACTAGATTCCCACTGATGTATCCTATGGCTGTACGATCTGCTTCTAGGAATTTCCACAGTGTCTTTTCATTTGGACTGTATGGCATGTTGCCATGTACCCCTGGAATCTGCTTAGACAGAATAACCTTGTCCTGCTTTAATGATTGCAGCCTGGCGTAGTCATTAATAATTAGCTCATCCCAGTTCTTCATAAATGTCATGTGAGAATCTATCATCATGAAGTAGTCTTCATTGTCATAGAACTTTAAAAGCTCATGTCTAACTAAATTAATGCTTGGTCTAGTGTCAACATCATACGAAATCAAATTGGAGGTATACTGAGATACGTCTGGAATTGGTTTTGCCTTGTACTGGAGGGCTATGGCGAACCTGATACGCTCTGGATGCCTAGCGTTAGATATTGCTGACTGAAGTGTTGGAACTAAAAGCAGATCTTCGTATGCTGGAATGGTTATAAATATAGTTGGGTGCCCCATAAGGCTATCCACCTATACTATCTTTGAAGACTTTGTGTAGTCTTTGCCGAAGTCAGAGAATAGGCTCTTGTCTGTCTCACGATTTACAATGCCTCGTGACCAAGAGAACCCTGCGTCTCCACCCCATGCAAGCCACATGATGTAGCCATTAGATGGGTTAGCCTGGTTAGCCCAATCCTTACCCTTCTTATCTACTTCGTGGCGTGAGAAGTATGAGTACATACGCTTAACAGTACTAAGAGAGATAGACTCTCCTCTTGCTAGTTGCCCTGCACGAGTCCAGCCTACAGATGTTCCAGCTCCATTAGCCTTGCCATCTTCCTTAAACTTAATAGCCTTACGTGCTGCTGCACGTGCACCTGCTGGAGGAGAGTACCCATCAGCCTTTTCAATAGAGTCAGTATCATAGACTACATCATCAGAGTCTTCGAAGAGGTCGTCTGCCTTCTCAACTGGCACACAGTTTGGAACCATGTTACCATTGTCTCCTGGCTTCATCCCTCTTTGGGTGTAGCCGTCCCAGCATGCTTTTGTTGTTGTCATGCATTTTTCGCATTCACATGCTGGATTATTCTCGTCGTGCTCCATTAGTCCATTTCCTCTGTCTCAATACTTGCTCTGATTTGCCAGCAGAACTTCTGAGAAGCTGTCTGACGATCTGCGAAGAAGTTTGCCAATCCAAATTCATTAGATGCTGTGGCAAGCTTTCCTGCAATAATAAGGTCTTCGATGTGCTTCTCAATAGACATATACAGGTCTACAAGCATAGGCTGTGGGTCCCCAACAATTGTTGGCTCCTCTACGGTTGACATGTCGAAGAAGTCTGTTAGTCTATATGGTGAGTATACCTTCATGATCCTAAGCCACTCAGCGTATGTATCTGTTGCTGCATCGTAGCTCTCGTAGATGTCACCAAAGAACTCGTGGAACTGCTTGAAGTCATCCCCCTCAACATTCCAGTGGTAGCCGTGTGCCTTAAATTTAAGAGCAACGTTATCGGCAAGTAGTTTTTTTAATAGATTAGTTAATTCATTCATAGTAAAATTATATCATAGGTATGGGGATAGAGCAGTTTAAACTCATGCTCAGGAGTATGTTTTTGCTACCTTACTTAGTAGGAGCTTTCTTAGCTGCAGGCTTCTTAGCAGGAGCCTTCTGAGCTGCTGCGTTTGCTGCCTTTACGTATGCTTCTGTAAGTACCTTAACAGCGTCAGACTCTGCGTTTGCGGTTGCTAGTGCAGCATCAACGTCCTCTACCTTTGGTACCTTACCGAATGCCTTATCGTTTGGATTAAAGTATCTAATCGCTACTGGTGCAACTGCTGCTACCAGCGATAGTGCAAGCTTGCCTGGATCAGTTACCCCAGACATATACAATGCGATTGCTGCACCAAGGACTGATCGTCCATATGATTCTAGCAATGCTTTTAGTTGTGCATTCATGTTTTCTCCTTTACCACGAAAAGCGGTTGTTTTCTAGATGTCTACTATGACTATAGCAAACATCAATTATACGGTCATCTTCCGTATAAAGATCGGTAGCCTCTTCCTCACAGGAAGAGATTTCACAAACCTTGTAATTATACTCATCAAGATCTGTGTAGTCTTTTAGTCCTATCATAAATTCCTCCTCTGGCATTAGCCAAAATCAGTTTATCATAGTTTTTATTGCTTTGGAAGCACTCTCTTGAGTTCCTCGTAAGCCTCCGATACCTGCTTAGTTAGATCCACGTGCAAACCATCTATAGTACTTCCAAAAGTAGAATAGTACTCTAGTGTTGGAGAGATCTTTTTATCAAAGTCTTCCAATGCTTGTTGAACATCCTCAATGTACTGAAACGCCCAGTCTCTTGAGTCAGATATGAACTTTACGAATCCATCATTCTTTTCAATCTTCTGGTCAGCAAGCTCTGTAAAAACTTTTTCATACTCTTGCTTGAGTGTTTCTAGGTTGAGTGCAGACTCCACGTATAGCTCTAGAGCCTTACGGTAATGCTTGCGTTGGATGATCTTATCTCCAACCAAGACTAGTACCGTTATGATTGAGGCGATGTGCAGTAGGGCATCTGTCATTAGATTTCCTCTCCACCGTCTCTAACAAGAAGAACGATTGCACCGTTTTGTTCTAGTGCATCCTTCACTCTTACCATATACTCAATAGCACTACGCTTCTCTTCGTCAAGCAGCCTCATGAATATCTCTTCCTTAGCCTTGACAGTAATGAAATGATCATTGTCGATTATCTGTACCCCAAAGTTTTTGGGTGGTGTGATTGACCGAAAAGCAGTCTTCATCGCATCTGTGTACATCATTACTCCGTATCTGTTGTTAGGTTTTGCCAGGTCTCTGCCCATTGCTGTTTTGTTTTGTGTCTGTTAAACTCTCTAGAGATCTTACCATTTTCAAAGTAGACCCCTCCCCAGACTCCCCATCCCTTAGAGGATACGGATACTGCAAAACATTTTCTAGCAACAGGGCATCCACCACAAAGCTTGTCTATGGCTGGTCTGAGCTGCTCATCTTCCTCGTACTTGTCAAAGAAGAATTCTGTGTCAAAGTTTAGACATGCAGCTTCCTTTTCCCATTCATGCTTATCCATGAGTTACCTCACAAACTTGCTAGGGATCTCCCAACCATCAGCAGTTGCCTCGTAACGCTTTTGTACGATCCATTTGCCATTAACGTATGCACCGTCTTTTGACATTATGCCGTTTTCTTTGGTTTTGTTTTCGACGACTGTCCAGCCATCCCAAAAAAGAAACTTGTTATATCCAACAATTTCTTCCATTTTTTCAAGTGAGCTAATTATCATAATTACTCCTCATGTTGTATTTTTATATTTATTTTATTAGTATCTATAAACGCCAACTTCAACATCCTTCTCATCGGCTGCAGTAACCTGGCTTGATAGCGGTTCCTTTGGCTTGCTGAAGTATGCGAAGTAGTCTATAATAGACAGGTTTTTGTCAATCCACGTTGGTGGAACCTTGACAAGCTTAATCTTGATTCCTCTTGCTTTTAAGCTACGCTCTGAAACATTGGAAAACTCTGATGCCATAGCATTTATGTTCATCGGTCCTGCAGAGAATATGGTTATGCTTCCATCTCCATCTTTTAGAGATGCCATAGCTGTTCCCATAGCTCTTAGGAATACTGAATAATCGTTAAATCCTTTTGTTCCCTGTATTACCAAGATCATTTTGTCTTCCCTCCGTTAGCTTATCTACAATAAAAATCATCTTATCCAATTGTACATCATCGATAGCCATCATGTCAACTACTCTTGCAGAATCATTATCGATATAGCCATCCTCAATGTCTGCAGAGTATACAGAATTATCCTTAATCCAGTACGCCTTTTCTTCAGCTATTATCACCCTGACAAACATAGACTCATTGTGTATTGATGCCTGTGTTGGTGCTGCTACAGGAGCCAACTCCCAGTTAAACGGAAGAATGCCTTTGATAAGTTCGTGAGTCTTTGACTGAGACTGTCTTAGATTAACAACTGGTAGTTTTGATGACTGAATAACTACCCTCTTTGCAACAAAAATCATTGTGAGGATAGTTACCAGCGATCCAATAAAGTAGTCCATACCTAATTATACTACTTATGTAAAGCACGTTGCTTGGCTAGGGCATCAAAGTCTTTCACCTTTGTGTCACCCATGTATCCCCAAGCATACCCCTTTTCAATCATTTCATTATTGATTGAGTTACCAGAGCCATCTAGGTATACCCAACCAAGAATGCGACCATACTTCTCAGATGAATCCATCTTCTCAGTCTTAATAACAACGGTCTTGGCAGCCTTGATAGCCTTCTTTAGGTATTCCTTAGACTCTAGTCCCAGTGCCTTCTCTGCCTTATCGGTAGTGCGTGACTCTGGGGTATCGATACCAGCCAGACGAACTCGTGAACTAAAGCTAATGTCAAACCCTAGGTCGATTACAACGTCAATGGTATCTCCATCTACTACGTTGGTTACTTCTTTTACATAATACTCAAACATATTATTACTCCATTACTACGATAACAAGCCAACCAGATCGCTACAAACATAGTTTGGCTTGTAGAAATCGATTGCATCCTGTATGTCTATATAATCTATCTCTGGCATTACCAGGACAGAAGTTGGTCCAATCTGCTTACCTGGATAGGTCCAGATATGCCCCTGACTGGTTAGGGTAAAATCATCATGTTGGTGCCAAAAATAATTTAGGTGAGGAAAGGTGTTGTTAAAGAAGTTTAACGCCTCAAAGTTTTTGCAGTGAAACCAGGCAGCATGACCTATTTCAAGAAGAAAACTTTCTGGAATGAATAGGTACTTAGGACCGTCGTGACCAAAAGATATTTCCTCATTCCTAACCCAGACATCAACCTCTACATCAAAGCCAGACTGGATAGCCTCCATCAAATACTTTGGGCTATTCTCTAGTTCTGGATCGGAACCTGTTGTGTTTCCACGGTGAGCGATCTTAATCATCTGTCTCTCCTTACCGATATCTTGTCATTAGTAAAATTGGGAAGCTTTACACAAACTACCTCGCAGTCTTCGTGAAAGACTGGGTCAGCTATCTCCATTGGTTCTAATATAAACACATCTCCAGGGCATATATCTACCCCCTGAATCGTCATGGAGCCACGTACGAGAAGGTTTATCTCGTCTAAGTGCTCATGATAGTGCCAATCCCATACTTCCCCAGCCTTGTGGATTTTGAAAGATACTTCTGCACCCTTTGTTTGATAAGCAGCATTTGGAAAGTTTCCAACATACCAACCACCTATAGAATCGTCTAGCTTCTTTAGTATCATAGATCAATGCTCCCCAAAACTTTATCAACAGCTTTTATAATTGTATCAGAGTAAAAGGTTTTTGCATAGTTTTCTGGCTCTCTTTTGTCAAAAAATATATTTGCATTTGGTTTAATTACTTCTAGGATGTCCTCGTGCGGAAAACCGTATGACATTCTTGGTGCAATGTAGATGAACGTGCAGCTATCCTGAACGAATAGGGATTGTAGCTCTGATGCCCCTGCCCATACAGCCACGACAGCTGCCTCTGACATGATATCCATCTGCTCCCTAAGACTCATGCCATCGATTGTCAGTATCTCAAATCCTTTAGACTTAAAAAAACCTTCTATCGCTTCTTCTTCGGAAGACGAAAAGTATCTAAGGTACACGTCCTTGACCCCAGAATTAAATTCTGCTGGATGAAAGGCTGATAGATCTACTCCATCTATCCTGCCAGTATTTTCTGCAGTTCTCCAGTCTTTCGACCAAATGACCCCATTTGACTCTAAAAATTTGTACAAAAGATTTGCTTTGTCAAAGAATTCTCTTTTATGCTTTACGCTAACAAATATTTTTCTATGTGGTTTTTTCTTTTTTCTAATTCCTGCAAAGAAGTTTTTCATTGCTAGAGTTACTGCAAACTTATAAGAGTAGGATGCATCATTATCTCCATCTAAAAGACCGCCTGTTAGAAGCCTGTCTACTGCAGAGAATATTTCTGTCTTTATTCCATCTCCCCATAAGCTTATGGCATATAGATTTTCAACCACCAGGTTTCCGTCACTGGGGAAAAACAAGAAATTCTCATAATCAAAATCAATGGTGTCTAGTAGCTCTGTCACCAGCTTTGGGTTCCTTGAGTGGTACTTGCAGAATTCTGCAAAGATTAACCTTGGGTGTGTCAGCTCTCCAGTATACATTATCACTGGCTTAAGGTCTGGGACTGATTCTTTGATCAACAGGTACTCACCAATGATGTCGTGCATCAGGTGAAAGAACGGTCTCTGCCACTCTATGATATATGCGTTGCCAGACACCTTAACTATTGGCTTATGTGGATCATTAATAATGCTTATTCCAGAAGCCTTGTAAAAAAATAGGTCCTCTCCGCCATCCCGATAAGACAACAACCCCCACTCTTCGGATCTTTTGAAGTGGTCTGTTTTTATTGGCTCTGCTTTTGTAAATGATATCTTGGATACATCTAAGTGGTAGTTAGTGTCATAGCCCATAGGTTCCCCACGAAACTGATGAAAATCCAGAATCTGTTATGACATTAATTCCAACAGCCCTGTCTCTGTCTGCATCCTGCAACTTATCATTAACCAAGAATCTTTCACCCTTTGACACATCCATGACCATATAGTCCCAGTGGAGCCCCAACTCTCTAAGCTGCGACTCTACTACTGCCCTATTCACTTCTCTTCTTGCCGTGGTTATAACTATTTTGTGACCAGACACGATCCACTCATTGATCTTGTCTAGTACTCCTGGCAGAAGCGTTGGCTTAGAGTCTTCATGGTTTGGGAAATGATGTGCGTGTTGTAGGATTGTTCCATCCAAATCTAAGAATATTGTCTTTGGCTTTTCTGCATAATACTCATCTATCTTAGATTGATATATCTCTAGATCCCTTGGAGTTCCAAGAGGAATGTATTGGTTGGCAGGAATGCTGTGAGATATGATCTTCTTGCCATCATTTATTAAATAGTTATATGTCAGAGAGACGTATGACTCCCTGCCGTCCTTGATGCAATCTGCAACCAAGCTTTCTGCAGACTTAACAAAATCTTTTCCTTGCTTCCAGTAATGGAGTCCAACCAGAGCATTGTCACTAATGGGATTCTTTTCAGCTAGGTGTGTGACAAGCCCATTCTGAACTACTGCATAGCTGTGCTTGTGGCTTGATGATGGGTGTACCAAGATGCTGCCATCTATACCATGAGATCTAGACATTCTTAAAAAGTCTTCTGGGTCCCACTCAAGCCTCTGGTCACAATTGGTAAGGATAAGTTCATCATCATTGTTTATGTAGTCTTTGGCAATTAGTGCAGAGAACGATGTTCCAAATTGCTTACCCTTGGCACGTAGCTCAACGTGTCCAGGTGCTACGCTGTGAAGTATCTCTGTCAGCTTCTTGTTATGATCTGGATCATCATATTCTCTTGTAATAAAAATGAACCTACCCTGAATCCCTAGGGTCTCTACTGAGTGCTGAATTAGTGTTTTGCCATCTATTTCAATTAGTGGCTTTGGAACCTCAAACCCTGCGTCACTAAATCTTGATCCTAGACCTGCCATAGGAATTATTATATTAACTGTCATACTAAAATTATAGCCTATCTAGGTGCTTTTGTTCTAGCTCTTTGATTATTTGCCTTGCTGAAAACTCTCCTGGATTCTTTCTTTTATCAAACACAATGATTGGATCATCCATCATAGAGCTAACAACATCTTCGTGGTAGAAGGTATACCCAGAGTTATTTGCTATTAAGATAAATACACCATCATTTTCTAGATACATTGAGTTTAGAGACCCTGCTCCTGTGATTGTTGCTATGTGCGTACAGCTAGAGAATAGCTCCATCTGATCTTCTAACGGCATCATTGATACCTCCATGATGTCGTAGCCCAGGAAAGCGAAATAGTTTTCTATTAGCTTTTCTTCACTCTCCAGCATGTATCTGTGCCTTGCCTCAAAAAGTAGTTCTGCTGGGGTAGCTGGCTTAAACTTATCTAGGTTAGTCTTAGCTATGCCATTCGGATCGTTAATTAGTGATGGGTTGTTCATTTCCCAGGTTACGCCATTTTCTTCCAAAAACTTAATTAGATCATAATTCTTTTTAAAAGTCTCAGTTCTCTCTTTTCTGGATATAAAAATCTTTCTTGACCTGGCTTTCCCAGCCTCTTGGTTACGCTTTAGAATAAATTCCTTGAGCTCTCTTGAAAATAAATAAACCTGCTTGGTTGTTTCAGCCCACCTAATATCCATTGGTAAATCATAATTGGTTTCAGCCATTGAGCTAATGATTCCAGACATGATGTTGTTACAGGATGTGGTAATGAACGATAACTTTTCAAAAGTTATTTTCTTAAACATACGATAATGAACAATTTCATCTGGACTAACTCCGCACATCTCAAGAACTTGCGTCTTGTAGTGACTGTTTAGATAGTCTAAGTTGTTGTATGGAAAGTCTCCAACCATTGCTAGTGGCTTTATGTCTGGCAAATATCTTTTAAGTGCAAGATACTGTCCAAAATTGTCAAATAATGCGTGGAAAAAGGACTGATTTACATCTACCAGATAGACATGACCTGGGACATGCAGCTCCAGCTCTCCAGAGCCATCGATCTCTATGCCTAGATTCTTAATGGTGAATATTCCAACGTTGTCGTGCTCTACATGGTTGTCAAAGGTGCTAACGTCCCTCTTCTTCCAGTCATCCGACTCTAGAAAGTCTCTAACTCTTGTTGTCTCTATACTATCGAAGGTAGCTGAGACTAGTGGGATTGGTCCTGGTCTATATCCTGGCTTCATTAGTCATTCCAAACCCATACCCTGGCACTGCTGCCAGACTGCCTAATCTTATCTAGGATTTCGTTATAAATATTCCAAGAAAATATGATAATGTCGTCTGGGTTCTTGCTTAGCATGTCTGCAGTGCTGACGATAGGGATCATTGGTCCTGGGACTATGTGTCCCTGCTTCTCCTTAACATCATCCGCTATTGCCTCTATGTACCCTGGCTTAATCTTAGCAAAGTTAAGAGTTATAGTTGACTTAGCAGATGCAGCAAATCCACAGATAACGTTTCCAGCTAAGTAAAGGTTTGCCACCTTTTGACGGAACCTATCTATCTTAGATGAGATTCTATCTTGTGTAATCCCCCAAGCGGTTTCAGACAGAAGTCCGTCAGATAGCTCCTTGGCTATGTGCTCTGCCACGTGTGCCTGGACCTGCTCTGATTTTGACAACCAGTATCTGTTAGATCCACCCTGCGTGTCTACCCAGTCAAGACCGAATAGCTTCATGTCGTTCTTGCTTGCCAGCTTAGATACAGCCATTGCAGATAGGTATGAATAATGTTCGTGGAAGATTACATCGAAGTGGTCATGGTTAAGAATGTTCATTATGGTAGGGTTCTCTATAGTAACGACAGTGTTTCTGTTCGATAGGATTGAGATGCCCTCCATAAAGCTCTGAATGTCTGGAGTGTGTGCCATGACGTTGTTTGCGACGATCCACCTTGGATACCCCTTCTTCTCAAGGATTTGTCTTGCAATGTCAGCGTTAAAGAATTCTGTAATCACTGGAACGCCAGAGCAAATGGCATACATAGAAATGTTTTTGGCTGGGTCAACGCCCAGCACGTCAACCCCTTGTGCTGCCAAATATTTCAGGAGATATCCGTCATTGCTAGCGATCTCAAGAACCCAGTCGTCAGCCGATACGTTTGGAAGTATGTGCTTATTAGCAAACATCTGTGCATACTCAACATAAGACTTGCTAGTAGAGGTTCTCCAGTTGTAGGTGCTGTACAGCTCCTCTGGTGACATGTCTAGCGATATCTGTCCTAGACCACAAGACTTGCACACAAGCATCTTAGTCTCGTACTCGTCATATGAATCGTTGACGCTGTTTAGGAAAGCACCAGCAACAGGAAGGTTGCCAAGATCAATTGCAGCAAATAGGTTATTGCTATCACACGCACGACACTTCATCATAGCCACTCCAAATTGTTTAGGTACCACATAACGGTACTGTCTAAGGATTGCTTCAGGTCGTAGTCTGGTGTCCATCCCAACGATCTTAGCTTTGAGTCATCTAGTGCGTACGAAGGATCGTATCCTGGTCTAGATATACTAGAGTCCTTGAGGTTATACCACAAACCTGTGCCCATGATTTCAGATATCATCTCTGCCCATTGTAGGTTGGTAAAGTGATCATCTCCAGCAATGTTAAAACGCTCTGGCTTATTAGAGTCTGCTGGTAGCAACGGCTCAACTGTTTTCAAAATGTGAACAATGGCTGATGCCTTGTTGCCAGCATATATCCAGTGGCGAGAACCAATCTTGCCACCATCATATGTGTGAATATCTACAGGCTCACTGTTTAACAATCTCTTGATAACCATTGGAGTAAACTTCTCTACGCCCTGGGCTTCTCCAATGATATTCATTGTGTTGGTAATGATTAGCGGAATGTTGTAGGTACGCCAATACGCAAAGGCAATGCTTTCTTGTGCAGCCTTGCTAGCACTGTACGGATTGCTTGGTAGGTGTGGGTCCCACTCAATTGACTTTCTATTCTGGTACGGTCCATATACCTCATCAGTAGATATCTGAATAAATTTCTCTAGCTTAGCCTCACGTGCCCAGTCTAGCAGGTTGCAGATTAGTGCTACGTTATTAATAATAAATGGTGTAGGAGAGTTTACGCTTCTATCTACATGGCTTTCGCTAGCAGAATTAATAACATAATCAATCTTACCAATCTTCTTAGATGTGACTGAGGATATGGGTGACGATAGATCGCAAAGAATTACCTTTACCCTGGCAAGTTCTGGATCTGATTCCTCGGTTGCAAAGGTAATCCTATCCTGAATTCCATGGTGTGTGAATGTCGATAGACATACGACTTCCCAGTCTGTGTGCTTTAGTATGTGCTTTAGTATGTGTGCACCCACAAAGCCTGAAGCTCCTGTCAGGAGTACTCTCTTAGTCATCGCCCTGTAACCTATTTTCTACGAGTCTTTCTCGTTCATCAGTGATGTTGTATGCAAACTTCATCATCTTTTCATATCCGCTTGGGCTGTCCATAATCTTATTGTAGTGATGATTGCAGAACACAAGGTCTCCAGTAATTCCTGTTACCTGAACATATGCTTGTGCTCCACAACTGTCACAACGATCTAAAGCAGTAAGTACCCACTCAACTGTCTCTACCATTACTTATCCTTGCTGTAGAATCCGCTACCCTTAAATTGAATGCCAATGCCACCGATGACCTGGTTCATTCTGTACCCACACTTTTCACACATGTGCTCTGGTGATGGGTCGTGAATGCTTCTTGTTTCTACTAACTTAGTTTCACATTCTCTACAAACGTATTCGTATACTGGCATTACTTTACTTTCTTTCCAAACTTACTCCAAAGTCGTTCATGCACGAAGTATCCAACGGCTTCCCAGCCAATGTAAAGCAGTGCACCCCAGGTTGCATACTCCCATTCACCAGTAAAAAGGTAAATGACTCCTGCAACGCCAACCAAATGGAAGGCTTCCCAGCTCAGCGTCTTAAATAATGTTTTCTTTTTTGAGTCTGACATTATCCCAGCAGCTTCCAGGTTAGTGGACCAACTGATCCATCTGGCTTTGTAATTTGCTTATGCTTATTCTGGAAGATTACAACTGCGTTGTGAGTCTCATCGTCAAAGGTTCCAGATGGTGCTACGCCAAGTTTGTGCTGCAAGTACTTGACAGCATCTCCAGTTGAGCCCTTCTTTAGCTCTCCAAGTAGTGCAGGCTTCACAGGCTTTACGGCTGCCTTGGTTGCCACACGCTCTACTTCAACTGCTGCTGCTTGTGCCTCGTCGTGAGTTGGTGCTGCTGCTACTGGGTCTCTATCGGTTGCAACAACTGCTGCTGAAGCGATAGAAGCCTCTTGTGCGATCAGTGCTTTGAAGAATGCGATAGGTTCAATATAGTTCTTTCCGTTTGCATCCCAGATGTGTTCCTTGCCAAGACGAAGCTCCCAGTGTAAGTGCTTACCAGTAGACATACCAGTAGTACCCATCTTGCCGAGAGGAGTTCCAGCGGTGATCTTGTCACCCTTTGCCACCTTTAGAGAGCCCTTTTGCATGTGTGCAAATAGAGATGTGTACATCTTGCCATTAATCTTCATTAGTAGGATTACGTAGTACCCAAACCCACCAACAGATCCGTCTGGATTTTTTGACTTCGATGGTCCTGCGTAGATAACCTTGGCATCAAATGGTGCCTCAATCCAGCACGGCTCGTGAGCTGACCAGATGTCTGTGCCGTTGTGGTGCTTCTTTTGCTTAGTAACAGGGTGAATTCTCATCCCCATCAGAGATGTAGCCTTGAAATCTTTTCCAAGCTTTCCATCTATTGGAAATTGTGCCTTTGCCATATAAATGACCTCCTATTTTATTAACGACATATCTTCATGCCGTAAGTCTTTTCCCATTCAAGTATATCAGACTCATCATTCAGCAGAGGCTGACCCTTAATATTAAGGCTAGTATTTAGCAGTATTGGTATACCTGTTCTATTATAGAACATTTCCAGTAGTTTGTAAAGACCTGGATGCTGATCTTTATTGACAGTCTGCACTCTAGAAGTACCGTCCTGGTGGACGACTGAGGGAATTAGGTCTGGCTTAAGGCATTTAGGTGTATATTGCATGTAAGGGCTTGTATAGTCCATATCGAACCATTCAGAGGCATGCTCTTCCATTACCACAGGGGCAAATGGTCTGAAGAGCTCACGCTTCTTTATTCTATTAACCTTATCCTTAATGTTTGGATCTCTTGGATCTGCAAGGATACTTCTATTTCCCAATGCTCTTGGTCCATACTCAGCTCTTCCTGTAGCTACCGCTGCGACTCCAGAAGACATTATGCTATCAAATATCTCCTGAACTGGATACTCACCACCAAGGTCGTGTCCCAGATAGGGACCCTTCCAGTCAACATGCTTTCCGTATAATGCGGCAGCGGCTCCCAATGAGCTTCCTGCATCTCCTGGATTAGGCATTATCCAAACATCTGGGAAGATATCCCAAAGCATTGTGTTAGCCTTGCTATTCAAGGCACAGCCACCCATAAATACTAGGTTAGGGCTATCAAGCTCCTGCCTAACTATGTACATAAAGTCCCACAATCTATCTTCATAAACTCTTTGGACTGCAGCCGCTATATGAAATTTATCATTTTCAGTAATGTCCTGATCCCAGTCAATGATGCCCTTGTGGAAGTTATACTTTTGCTTATAGACTGATTGGAAGTATTCTGATACCTTTTCAAAATAAAGATCTGGATCTCCGTAGGCTGCCATCCCCATCATGATATACTCTTCTTGATTTGGCATCAGTCCAATTAGCTCTGTAAAGGCAGAATAGAACAGCCCAAAGCTGAATGGATAGTTCCATTTCTTATGTAGCGTTATCTTGTCTCCGTTGCCAACCCAGACGCTAGAGGTAGTAAACTCTCCTATTGCATCCAACACTACAATTGCTGCATCCTTAAAAGGACTGGTATAATACCCTGCAGCTGCATGAGAGTAGTGGTGTGAAAATGATTTGTCAATATGTCTGGTTGGCTTCCAGTCTGCAAGACCTCCGTGCAGTGCTAGCCGAAATCTCTTGAGCAATGGCTTTTCATAGTATGCGACTACATCTGGAGTTCCATAGCTGATTGCATCATTAATTAGATCATCATTCACATACCAGTCATTCTTTTCTTTGCTATACCTCTCTGCGTGACCAGCGAATAGAATCTTTCTGCCGTCAAGCAGGCAGACTGCTGCATCGTGAGACGTTTCATTAATGCCCAAGACCTTCATCAGTATGTATACTTTCTTGGCTTTAGCTTTTTCCTATTCTTAATCTTCCAGAAAAAGAATCTAATTTTTGTTATCATCGTTACTCCTATATATATTGTATGCAAATTCTGCATAAAAATCATGCATCGCTACCCCTGGATGAGCCTCATCTAGAGCATACTCAAAATAGTCCTTGAGCTGATGCTTGCCGTTTTTCTTGGCAAAGTCATACATGTGGCGGTGCATCCTATCCATGTCGTACTGATAGAAATCATCAAGGTCTCTTCTGAAATCAGCTACCTCAGATCTTATAGACATATCATCCCAAGTAAATGTTATCAGTTTTATGCCTCTTTGTCTACACATCTTGGCTAGCTGCTGGTACTTTCCGAATATCAGCAAGCCTGTTGCGTTCCTTGTGCATTCATCGTCTGACTCTGATCCAGATCTTAGGTATCGATCTTCACGATCTAGGTCTGGCAGATTTAAAAATATCACGTCTGGATCTCCGAAGGTACCGATATATGTGAGTATCTGGTTACAAATGCCTATCACTGTTCCGCCAGGCTGAGCAATATTAAAGTATCCAGACAGACTCTCTTCTCTAGATATTCTGTCGTATACAAGCTTGCTCCATACAAAATCTAATGGCATCCCTTCGCCTGCAGTTACAGAACAACCTGCAAATAGAACATGCTTGCCGTTGTGAATCCTTGTTAGGTCATCCGATCTAGTTCCATAGTTGTTAAACTGATAGAAGGTGCTAGGATCTAGCCCCAACTTTTCAATAGACTCAAAGGTTTTATTCAGGCTATCGTCGCAGAAAGATATGGAAACCATGTTGTCTTTTATTGAGTGGTACTCTGGCACCCCCATAATATCTCTTATCATGCGATCCCCTTAGCATTATTGGTAAATCTTTGCCTTTGCACATTACTTGTAGCACTGACCACCTCAAGCTTGTTTGGATCATAGTCAACATCATTAGTTGGATACGGTAGCTTCAGCAGCCTTTCCTTTATACCGTGCAGCTCTAGAAAATCTGGCAGGAAGTTTTCGTATAGCAGATACTCATCCCTGTTTACTCCACGATCTGGATATAACTCATCCACCATCAGGTTATAGTTGTGTTCTAGAGAGAATGGCGAGTAATACTTTTCTAAATTTCTGGTTCCTAGATCTGTATAGAGTGATTTTGGAATACAGCACACCTCAATGCCGTGCCTAAAGAACTCCAGGCTACATAGTTCACTATAACCATAGTACTTTAGACTAATGGGATATTCGATTCTATTCATAAGTTCCAGTCTACCAAACAGAGAATGTCTGCTTACCCAGCCAGTTATTTCAAATGAGTCCGATGTATTAGTGGCTACGTCGAAGCTGAACAGGTCTTTGTAGGATATAGAAACTTGACCATTGCCAGAAAAGACAATGTCTCTGTCAGCTGCGTAATCGATCAGTGCTGTGTCCCAGCCTTTCGATAGCGTTGCTTCATCTGACAATAGTAGAACGTACTCTGCCTGTACGCTTTGCAAAAACTCGTTATGAAAATATCCCAGACCATACTGGTGGTCCCATGGCACGTGTCTGTAGGTGATGCGATCATCATACGCAAACGAATCAATCCTGTTAAGCGAGTTCTGATCTATTACGACAATCTCAAAATCACTATCAGTATTGTCAATGATAGAACGGACTGACTGCTTTAGGTTTTTACCCTTGTAGGAGTAGAGCAGTATGCTAAGCTTTCTCATTCTTGCCTACCCCCATAAAAATTTTCTTTATCCAGGTTGTTCTTTTGTAATGTGCATAGATAGATGATCGTCTATTCTCTGCAAGTAACTCCTGGTAGTCGTGTGTCTCTTCACTATCATCTATCTCCATCTGCCAGTCATCACGCTTGAACGGTATCATCTGGAATATAGGAGTGCCCTTGGGAATTGTCCCACGAAAGTTTCTTTTTAGGAAGAACGTTATTAATACTGACAAACCCCAGACATCTGATTCTACTATCCCAGACTGAATAAAGAATGGTAGGTCATACCTGTTCATGGGATGGGTTATGAGAACTGAGTAACCTGGTGGTGTCTCATAGTACCAGTTCATCTTGATCCCATAGTGAATTGGATGACAGCCTTCTGGTACTGGCAAGTCTAGGTCTGGTCTAACATCTGCTAGGAGCATGTCTGCATTCCAAGATAGTGTTGGTTTTCCATGCTCATCTAAAGAGACATGTAGGTCATCCTCTAGCAAATACATGTATCCAGCAGTCATAGCATCCAGAAATGGTGGACACATCTTTGTAGAAACATTTGCAGAATCTGTACCTGCAGTATTTTCTGGATAAAGACTTTTTTCGCTGTTACTATCTATATGCTTTGCCAGGCTTTTGTACCATTCTGGAACATGCTTGGAAGCTGGTTCTGGTGGAATTAAAAAATTTTTATAGTCAATCTTTGCAGGTATAAATTTAAACTTTAAAAAGTTTTTCACTTATACTCTTTCTTTGATCTAAACTTATTCTTATAAGCATTTGAAAACACACTTCGTAGAGACAGCCTTTGCTTCTTTAGTATTGGAAGTGCCTGAGCTTCTGTCAGCACTTCTGATGTCCACTCTTCTCTCTTAAATGGTATTACCTGCACTAGTGGAGTGCCCTGCTTAATGATCCCATCGAAGTCCTTCTCCACAAGGAACGATAGATGACCCTCTGAAACAAAGGCATCTGTGTCAATAATTGCACTGAATGCAAACAGTGGGCTAGATCTGTGGAATGGATTTGCGAACATTGTGCTGTAGCCTTCTGGTGTACCTACAGACCAGAATGGTTGAATACGCAACAGGTCCTTGTGATATCTATTTAGATCAATCGGGTATTCACTGTACTGCTCTGCAGCATGTGTTGAGAATAGGTCTCCCTTAAACTGTCTGATGTGCTCTGGAATAGAATATGTAAGCTTGTTTGGATCAGTAGCGTTAACATAAATGTCGCATGGGGCTGCTAAAACATACCCTGCTACTGTGATATCAAACACTGGCATGCACTTCTTAATTGTGGTTGCCACTACACCAGCATCTAGATTAGTCTTACCTGGAGTCTGACTTGGCTGCTCTCTGTACCATTCTGGCATGTGTTTTGCAGCAGGCTTCGGAGCTTCTGCGAAGTCAGACGTTACGTCTGTGAATGGGTGAAACTTGATAACTGGCATAAAAATCCCTTACTTTCTTTTCTATATCTTTATTAGACTTTATTATTATATCAAACATTGGTGTACCAACCTTGATAATGCCAAGGTTATTTTCCTTCATATGCTTACCAGTCTTACTAAAGCTGAACGGTATCATGATTGGCTCAATGGCTCCTATGTCTGGCTTTATCTTAATAAAATTAGTCATTGAGTTTCTTATTACAAAAGGTGATTCTGGTACATTCCTGAACTCTACGTCAGCATCTAGGTCTATTATCCATGGTACGTATGCCCTGTATACCCCAGGAAAGCAGTTCTGAGAGTGTGGTGGCAACTTTGACTGATAGTACTGTCTAACCCAAGGTCTGTCTACGTTATAGAAGATACCATCTTCATTAACCAGCAAATAGATTTCTGCATGGTTTGACTGTCTCAACACTATGCGATTGGAGTCTGCAGATATAAGCTCTGGCACTGGATATAGCATTTCAGCATACCTGTTAATTGGTTTTATTATGGAGTCTTTATACTTGTTGCTTATGCCGTCAAAGGACATCCACTTTTTGGGAACTCTGGATTCCCAGCTAATTTTTAGAAATGGCTCATCAAATGATTCATACCATACGTTATGGTTTACACTCATTACTATCCCATCTATTCCGAGCCTTCTGTCAGGATTGAACTGACGACCTACGCATTACAAGTGCGTTGCTCTACCACTGAGCTAAGAAGGCAATGTCCCTTGCGATAGCGACGAAACACTATCCGTAGTTACCAGAGTGACGAGGGACCAATCACTCACAGCGATCCTGACCAGACTTGAACTGGCGACCCCTACCGTGACAGGGTAGTGCTCTAACCAACTGAGCTACAGGACCAAAATAGCTATGATGATCGGTCATAGCCCAGAATCCTAATAGTCTATAGTGCGGACCATAGACGAAGTAATTCTGTTTGTAGACTTGTCGGATTTGCACCGTTTGACATGGCTTCACCTGGAGTGCTTCCAGTTACCATACAAGTCCTAGTGGGATATCAGACTAATCAGATCCACATCCCTGAGTCGTTTCCTAAGACGAGTGACCAGCTCCGAACCTATGTCGTGAGGTGCTTACACGCCAGATTAACTACTGCCTGGACAGCAACAAGTGTTGACAATTTTACGTGCACTTGTACACGTACAGGTGATTAGCCTATAGAGCAGACGACCAGAATCGAACTGGCACCTTCAACTTGGAAGGATGAGGCACTACCATTATGCAACGTCTGCGTTTGCTTGCTTTTATCTCATACCCAGAGAGTGGTGCAGGCGGAACCATGAGCTGGGACAGCAGGGATCGAACCTGCGACATTTCGATTAACAGTCGAACGCTCTGCCAGCTGAGCTATGTCCCAATTGTCCGTTTGAGGATGGACTTCCCTTATATCTAGTTTAACACATTGACAAGCTTGTTGTCCAGAGATCCAGACAAATATTTTGCAGCTACTGCGACATTGCCAGCAGAAGTTGTATTTGCGATTAGACCCAAGACTGATGACTTGTATGAATAGACAGCCGAGTTAGCGTAATAGTCAGTCGTTGCGTTTGCAGCGAACGCACTTACAAACAATCCAGACTTGTTTACTGACCCAACAGATACAGACTCAGTGTCTTCGATACAAGCTGGATAGCTAATATTTGTCCCACGAGTATTTCCTGTGGCAACGAAGACCTTGATTCCAGACTGCTTTAGTGATGTGATCAGTGTTCGGATAGTTGCATCTGCCTTAGACACTCCACCGTATGAAGCAGTATTTACGCTAGATGGAGTGCACCCAGCTGAACCATTAAAATACCTAGACATTGCTACAGCACCGACGCTAGATGAGTTGTTGACCACCCAGTTAAGTGCGTCGATAAAGTTGCCTGCGTTAACATCTGAAACCGATGACTTACTTGGTGAACCTGCTCTCAATGCAATGATAGGCAATGATGGGTTTTGCCTTTTAGCAACCTCTACCATAGCGTTTCCGTGATTAGCGTTATCAGAAAGGCTCTTTGACTTCTTAGTCACTACATCGGTACATGGTTGGCTTTGCAAGGTGATGCAAGACACATTTCCACCAACCACTTGTGAATCAAAGTATGAGTCAATAATGACTAGTGACTTTGTTTCTGCGTGGGCTGGGATAGTTGTTGCTGAAAGTGCTAGGACTGATAGTGCAATAATTAGTTTTTTCATACCCTTATTTTCTTATACTAGAATTTTGATTACTGGGGCACACGGATCTCCGCCGTCTTCCCATTCTTTTTCTTCTTCTTCCGTCATGTACGGATCTCCGTCATGCGTGTAGCAGAATGGCTCTGTGATCCATCCATTGTCAATTCCTACCTGAAGCCATTCCCAGACTTCAGACGTGTCTACTAATTGTTTTTCGTTCATATATATAGTATACGCTCTGTGTACTGCGTTGTCAAGTGTTATTCTGAACTTAGTAGATAGTCTGATACCGCTGGATTTTCACGTAGCACTAGCAGCATTGTGTCTTCGTACATGGCAATGAAGTAGTGTTCCCAAATAGCAATCTGATCATCTGACTGAGCGTCTTCAATGTTTGGCTTGATTCCGCTTGATCCATTAGAGAAGCGAATAGCATGAAACAGTTCGTGGAATAGCGTCTGACGCTTTCTGGATGGTGGACAGTGCTTGTCCAATACAATTGTGTTGCTCTTTTGAAGGGTATAGCCATAGCTGTCGTCGTTGATCAAGCCATCTTCGTCACGAGTACGCTCTATGACTATCCAGTCTTGTGCTCCAATCTTAATCTTGGTAGGCACTTTTGGATGCTTAATAGTTTTATTTGTTGCCATGCGAAAACCCCTCCTAAATAGTATTTACGATTAGTATACACCACCCAGGAGGGGCTGTCAAGGGGTTGCCAGGGCTTAGTTCTGCTCTGAGTTTTTGTCAATCTTAGAGAAAGCCTGGTTGATCTCGTCTAGGGATAGCTTGCCATCCTCTAGGAAGAATCTTGCTAGCTTCTCTACTACAGTAGCCACACCTAGAATACCAGCCATGAATACTGCTGATAGCAGGTCAATTCCAACCACTGCTCCAGCACCTAGAACTGACAGTCCTGATGCTGCAAATACTGCTAGGATTCTCCATAGCACGTTTTTAATTGTAGCAAGTCCTCCTGCTACACCTGTTTCTTCTTCCATTTTATTGCCTTTCGGGGTTAGTGAGACTTTTTCAGTTAGTCATCGTTGCTTCTAAGAGGGTAAGTTAATGCCCACAAAGCTAGCGTACCTAAGATACAATAGCCTACAATTGTCTTGGCAGATCCTTCAAGGACTACCCAAGCTACAAACATACCCAGTAGCGTCCAAGCCTGTCCTAGTATGTCATTTAAAAATTTCTTCATGTTATTCTTTTCTCCTTGTTGATCCTGATCCACCTGAAGATCCTCCAGATGCCCCACCTCCAGATGAACCTGTAGATGTGGATGCCGCTGCTGTTGCTGAGGCAACTGCATTTACAGCTGCTCCAGTAGCAATAACGGATGCGATAACTGTCTTCTCTGCTTCCTCACGGACTGCAGGTGCCATGTCAGCACCGACGTTACCAATATTATTAAACACTTCAAGTGCTGCTCCTGCAACATCTCCAAGTAGTGGAATTGCTGCAAGCTCTGCTGATAGCTCTGCATCGTCTGCCTCTGCTGCTACTGCAAGTGCCTCTAGGGCTTGTTCGTAGGCTGGGGATCCCTGCTCTGCAGTTTCAAATACAACTAGGGCAGCTTCTACAAGCTGTTCTACCTGGGCATCTGTTAAATCTTCTGGTGCAGTCTCTACTAGATTTGCAATCTCTCCTACTGCAGCCTCTTCTGTTACAGGTAGCTCAGGTTCTGGTTGTACTTCTGGGGTTGCTGACGGCTCTGGCTCTGGTAGCGGCTCCACGACATCCTCTGTTGGCTCTGGAGTAGGTTCCGAGCTCTCCGCAGGTGCAGGTGCTGGCTCTTCAACAGGTGGCGTGGTTGGTTCGGGATCCACTGTTGGTTCTGGTGTTGGTGCAACTGGCTCCTCTGTTGGTGTAGGTGTTGGTACTATTATAACTGGCGTTTCAGTTGGTGTCGGAGAGGGCTGTGGCTCTGGAGAAGGAAGAGGAATTGGCTGTGGCTGCGGTTGAGGTTCAATTGCTGGTGGAGTTACTACTGGTGGAACCACCACCTGTAATGGCACTATTGACCAAGTAAATCTAGTAACCTTTACTACTCCTCCACAAGGGTCACCAAAGGTGCCGTTGTCTAATGCTACAGTTATGGTTGTCTGACCGATCATCATACCGCCAAGAACTGAAGAAACGTCTGCTCCACATGTAGTGTCATCTGGTGAGCCGTACCATGCACGTACAGAGTAGAACTCCCATCCTGCAGGTGCTGTGATGGTTACAGTTTCGCCTTCCCAGTTTTGCTGAGCCCACCATGGCTGCTCTACAACCGTTGTCGGTGTTGGAGTTGGTGTAGGCTCTGGTGTTGGAGTTAGTGCTAGAATGGCAGCCTCTAGCCCAGGGATTGCAGCTAGAGCTGTGCTCAAACGTGCCTGGGCTGCCTGATTAGCATTTAATGCTGAGCTGTAGGCAAGCTGTGCAGTTGCCAAGGCTGTCTGGGCTGATACAACTGCTGCAGACTCTGTCTCGCCATAGGTAGTTGTTTCTGGTATGGTGGTTGTAACGCTAGCAACAAGACTAACATTGTCAATGCTTCCAGCGAAGTTGCCGTTCCAATAACCGTTGTCCACTAGTCGGAATCCGATGTCCCATCTAACCGCATCGTCAGACAGGCTGTAGGTTGCTGCAAAGTGTGTCCAAGGGAATATGTCAGCACGATCTCCAGTATTGTAGTAGTTTAGTCTCTGTCCTGCTGCGTTGTATGTGCGAAACTCTACACGATATCCATCAGCCTGTGGGCGATTGCCATCGTTAAAGTTGTTGTTTGACATATCGTATGAGAATGTAACTTGTCTAACTGGTGATGGAAATGTTCCAGTTTGAGATATAAAGTTGTATATGTAAGACCCAACCAAGACACCGTCATATACACGAGCTATGTTAGAGTTGATTACAGTTTCTGGATACCCCATGGCAATGTTTGACCAGTTAGATGCTGTGTCGAATGTTCCATTTATCACCTGTTGCTGTGCTACTGATGTAGTAACGGATGGCGTTACTACTGCTGTTGCCAACTTGGCAACTAGTGCAGAATCGTAGGCTGCCTGAGCGTCTAAAACATCCTGACTAGCAGAAGCCAGTCTGGCTGCTGTGTCGATTGCGTCTTGGCTAGCAGCAGCGACCTCCTGCTGTCCAGCAACTAGGGCTGACTGAGCCTCATCTAAGGTTTGAGCATGAGCTGGGGTAGCAAAAAACAATGGCAGGAATGCCATCGATAGTGCTGCTAAGAATCTTGGGGTTTTAATTCTGTCTCCTTGTTAGTGGGGTATGTCTAACAAGACTATTATACCATTATTTCGGTAAAGCAAAAGAGGACCAGAACTTAATCCGATCCCCCTTAGCGATATACAAGAACTAGAAGTCCCAGTCCTCATCTTCTGTTAGCTCTTGCTTACCAATTACGTAAGACGAACCTGAGCCAGAGAAGAAGTCGTGGTTCTCATCTGCGTTTGGAGACAGAGATGAAAGGATGGCTGGATTAACATCACAAACATCCTTCGGAAACAGTGCGTCAAAACCAAGGTTCATTAGAGCCTTGTTTGCGTTGTAGTGCAAGAACTTCTTTACGTCTTCTGTTAGCCCCATGCCATCGTATAGATCTGCAGTATACTTAATCTCATTCTCGTAGAGCTCCATCAGAAGGTCATATGTATAGTTCTTTAGCTCTTCTTGGCGTTCTGGAGTCTCCTCACTGAATGCCTGCTGAAACTTATACCCGATGTAATAGCCATGAACAGCCTCATCACGAATGATAAGTCTAATCAGATCAGCAGTGTTGGTAAGCTTAGCACGGCTTGACCAGTACATCGGCAGATAGAATCCAGAATAGAACAGGAATGACTCAAGCAGAGTTGAGGCAGCCTTACGCTTTAGTGGATCATCTCCTCTGTAGTAGCCAAGAACAATTTCAGCCTTCTTCTGTAGGTAAGGATTATCCTCACTCCAACGGAACGCCTCATCGATGTCAGCAGTTGAGCAGAGAGTTGAGAATACGCTAGAATAACTCTTTGCGTGAACTGATTCCATGAAGGCTATGTTGGTGATGACAGCCTCTTCGTGCTGTGTACGAGCGTCTGGAATGAGTGACATGGCTCCTACTGTGCCCTGAATTGTATCAAGCATTGTAAGCCCTGTAAACACACGCATTGTGAGAGTCTTTTCGTCATCCCTTAGCGTACTCCATGACTGAATATCGTTGGAGATTGGCACCTTCTCAGGGAGCCAGAAGTTGGCTGTGAGACGGTTCCATACATCTAGGTCTACTGGATCCTCTATCTTGTTCCAGTTAACTGGTCTTGTAATCATTGTAGTTCCCTTTCTTATAGCATGCAGCTTACGCACTCTTCAACATCTGTGCCCTCAAGAGCCATCTGACGAATGCGAATGTAGTAAATAGTTTTAATTCCCTTTTTCCAAGCTTGAATCTGAGCCTTGTTGACATCGCGAGTGGTTGCGGTGTCCTTGAAGAACAAGGTGAGTGATAGACCTTGGTCAACGTGCTGGGTTGCAGCAGCGTAGACATCGATGATCTTTTCAGGACCGATCTCGTAGGCATCCTGGAAGTACTCTAGGTTGTCATTAGTTAGATAAGGTGCTGGGTAGTAAACACGCCCCATCTTTCCTTCCTTACGAATCTCAATCTTAGATGCGATAGGGTGAATAGATGATGTCGAATTATTGATGTATGAGATGGATCCTGTAGGTGGAACAGCCTGAAGGTTCTGGTTGTAGATACCGTGCTCCATGACCGAAGCCTTTAGCTCTTCCCAGTCCTTTTTCTTTGGAAGCTTGATCTTGGCATCCTTAAATAGCTGAGCAACCTTCTCTGTTGCTGGCTCCCACTTCTCATTGATGTACTTGTCAAAGAATTCACCACTTGCATACTTCGACTTCTCAAAGTTATCGAACGGTGACTTAGTCTCAATTGCCAACTTGTTTGAAGCACGTAGGGCATGGAATAGCACAGTCATGAAGTACATGTTAGTGAAGTCAATTGACTCCTCGTCTCCATAATGCATACGCTCTTTACCAAAGTAACCATGAAGGTTCATTTGACCTAGACCAATAGCACGTGACTTCTTATTACCCTCGGCAATTGACATAACAGACTTAATGTATGACATATCTGCAACAGAGGTTAGTGCACGGATGGCGGTCTCAATGGTCTTTCCAAAGTCTGGAGACTCCATAGCCTTAGCAATGTTTAGTGATCCTAAGTTACATGAGATGTCCTTACCAATGTTATCATATGATAGGTCATCGTTGTATGTTGTAGGAGTGTTTACCTGAAGAATCTCTGAACATAGATTAGACATGTTAATACGTCCGTCAATAGGATTAACGTTATTAACGGTGTCTTCGTACACGATGTATGGATACCCTGACTCAAACTGGAGTTCTGCGATTGTCTGGAAGAATTCACGAGCCTTGATCTTGGTTTTCTTGATGCGAGCATCGTCAACCATCTCCTGGTACTTCTCAGTAACCGAGATGTCAGACATTGGCACTCCATAGACCTTCTGAATGTCATATGGTGAGAACAAATACATGTCCTCATTATTCTTAGCTAGCTCTAGAGTAATGTCTGGAATAACAACGCCCAAGCTGAGAGTCTTAATACGAACCTTTTCATCTGCGTTTTCTCTTTTCGTGTCTAGGAACTTCATAATATCTGGGTGGTGAGCGTTTAGGTAAACTGCTCCAGCACCCTGGCGTGAACCAAGCTGGTTGGCATATGAGAAAGCATCCTCTAGCATCTTCATTACAGGAATGATTCCAGATGACTGATTCTCAATCTTCTTGATAGGAGCACCAGACTCACGGATGTTTGTCATGTTTAGGGCAACGCCTCCGCCACGCTTTGAAAGCTGGAGCGAGGAGTTAACTGCTCTTGAGATTGATTCCATGTTGTCTTCAATGCGTAGCAAGAAACAAGACACGAATTCTCCACGCTGCTTCTTACCTGCATTTAGGAAGGTAGGAGTTGCTGGCTGGAAACGACCTGAGATGATCTCGTCTACAAGGTTCTTTGCAAGCTCTTCATCTCCACGTGCAAGCATCAGTGCGTTCATGGCTACACGATCTTCAAAACGCTCTAGGTAACGCTCACCGTCAAAGGTCTTTAGTGCGTAAGAGGTGTAGAACTTGTAGGCACCAACAAATGTTGGGAAACGGAACTTATAAGCATATGTCTGCTTAAACAAACTCTTAACAAACTCGTCTGAATACTGTGCCAGAATCTCTGCATCATAGTATTCCTTTTCAACTAGGTATCCAAGCTTTTCCTCTAGGCTGTGGAAGAAAGCTGTATTTAAATTTACATGGTCTAGGAAGTATGCCCTTGCTGCCTCTTTGTCTTTGTCGAACTGAATTTCTCCATTTGATCCATAGAGATTGAGCATTGCGTTTAGCTCATGATAGCTGTATCCATTAGTAGTCATATAATAACCCTAACCTTTCCTTTACCTTAATTACATCATCGTCTGTGCCAAAGATTTCTACCCTGGCAATTACTGGTACCCCAGTTTTTTGTGAGACTATATCTGCAGCCTTGCAGTAATGCTCTCCAAAATTTGTGTTCCCTAAACCGATAACCCCACGAATGAGGTCCCTGTTCTCAGGAACATTTAAAAACTCTCGCACTTGGCGAGGAATGGCAGACTTTGTACTGCCTCCACCATAGGTGGGAACGCAGAGAACATACTCTCCACTAGCCCTTGGGCTATCCCCTTTGATAGGGATTCTAACGGCTGAATCCGTTAGCTTTTCTACAAATCTCTTGGTATTTCCCGAATAATTTGAGAAGTATACGATTTGGATAGACATCTATTCTACCTCCGTTTTTTATGTTTTGGGGAAACTAAAGGGGAGGATTTTTTAGGTCCTCCCCAATAGTCTTTAGCACCGATTTACTTGCGGAGGGCAATCTTGCTCTTAGGGAACTTCTTGTTCCACTTAGCAGCAAGTGCGTTGTACTTCTTGATCTCTGCAGCCTGTAGGGCTACTAGCTGAGCCTTTAGGTCAGCAATGGTTGCGTTTGCAACAGCTAGCTCTGCATCCTTAGTTGCTACTAGAGCAGCTAGGTCTACAACCTTTAGAGTTCCACGAATGAAACCAGCAGGAACGGTTAGACCAGTTACAGCAGTTGCTACGGTAGCAGTTGCAATTAGGTCATAGGTGTCTACTGATAGACCAGTTAGGTCCTTCACAGCAGTACCGTCAGCAGTGGTGGTCAACGAGTAGGTGTTTGTACCCTTAGCATTGATAACCTGTAGCGATACAGTTGCACCAGAAACAGCATTACCAAATACGTCAGTACCAGTAGCGGTTACCTTTGCGGTAGTTCCTAGAGCAGCAGTTGGAGCTGATAGGGTGATGGTGTTTAGTGCACCAGCGTTACCCTTTACATAATAGGTTACTGGAGTTGCAGTACCAACAGTAATAACAACCTTGCCTACCTTAGTAGTCTTGGTGTATACCTTGAAACCTGCAGTGGTACCAGTACCAGTTGAGATGTTGAGAGTTGCCGAACCAGATGATGCAGTGATGGCACCAGTAGTTCCAGCAGCAATAAGAGTTGCATCGGTTGCAGCGACAGCAACAGTTTCACCAGCAGTGATACCAGTTAGAGCAAAGTCTAGGGTGTCTGTGGTGTCTACAGAGTTGTCTGCAGGCACTGGAAGTGCGATTGCAGATGCTTCTGTGGTTCCAGCAGTAGCTGGAGCTGAGCCTGCAACGGTTAGTGCATAGGTTGCACCAACTGCAAGTGCAGGACCTGCGACTAGTGCAGAGGTGGTTAGTGCGATTGCAGCTGCAATAGCGATAAGTGGCTTCTTTAGTGAAGTCATAATTTATTTTTCCTTTTCTTCTTTGTTTTTAGATTAGATCGAATCTAGCCAAGTATTCTTTTACATCTTCTGGCATAGGCTTATATGTTATCACATTATTCCTATCCATGTCAAGTGTTGATTTTGGTCTATCCTTGAAAGTATGTATTTCAATTTCCTGATTTAGATCTTTTGGAGTATGCGAGATAGCTCCGAAGATAGCACCACATACAGCATCCGCAAGGTCCTTTGAGGACTTGCGAGGGTGGTCTACCCTATTCTGTTTGACAATTTTAAGCTCGGTAAGCTCCTCAAACAAGAGTTCTATGGCTGGCATAACAAGTCTATCCTCATAGACAAGCATAGCCATGTCTTCGTAATGCTTCTTGGCAACAGAAACAGTCTCAGTACGAATACCTACCTGCTTAAGTTCATTCTGAATATCGAACGACTGCCAGCGGTCAAATGAGACCATTCCGATATTGAAGCCCTGTCTACGCAGGTTCTGAATCCATTGCTTAACCTCTGACAGGTTAACAGGACCTTCAACACGTGGTTCCCAGTATACCACAGCATCTACTACTACGATAGGTGCAACTTGCTCATAATCCTTAACTACTTGAATATTTACCCACTTTTCTACGTGGGCAATTGCAACGGCACACTTGTCATGCTTCTGTGCAAGGTCAGCATGGACATAGTAGGTCTTGTCTGGATCTGGCACAAATGATGGCTCAAATCTTTTTGCAGTGTCAATCGGATTTCTGATGGTCATACAGGCACGAACCTTGTCCTGCTGCTTGAAGAATGCATCAGACATGTAAGTAGGTACACAGGCGAAACGCTGCATAGCGTCTCCAAGGTCAGTGAAGAACGAAACCTTAAAGTCTTCGATACTACGAGTCGGATTGACTACCCAAGTAGGACGCTTAAGGGCAAATACACCAGGATACTTGTAAGAGAGGACTGTGTCTTCTTCCCACTCAATCTCTAGAGAGTTTCCATCTGCATCTGCTGGCAAGTCCTCATTCATAATAAACTTATGAGTCTTGTGTACAACATCTTTTTCTGCAATTACTGCATCGTACCTCTGAGAGATAAAGTCTCCTGGATAACGTGGGAACGAGAGAAGAGCAACTTTGCCCAGGTCTGGGAAACGAGAGTCAACTGACGCACGAAAAGCCTTGTAAATGTTATCTGCAGTCTTGCCCTGGTCATTTCCTGTTCCAATTTCTTGAGCAAATCCTGAGATCTCGTCCAGTACTGCAAGTATAAGGTTGAGACCCTCGTGTGATTCACGCTCGGAGTGACCAGAATAAACTGTGATAGCGTGATCAAACTCAATGCTTTCTGCTTTAGGGTTAAATTTGCCAGCGAACCACGGAGATCTTTCAATCTTCGACTTAAAGCCCTTAAAGAAGACGTTCTTAGCCTGCTGTGCGTTAATCGCAACATTGATAATATCGATAGCGTCACCTGAAGGTTTACCGAAATAACGAGCAGGATCCTTAAGACAAAGTAGTTTATATACAATGTAGGAACAAGCAACAGTTGAGGTAAAGTCTTTACCAGAACCCTTGCCAAGCTGTAGAATAACTTCATTCTTAGTGTATTTTTTGTAATAACGTCTACCCTCTTCTTCACCCATGATGTCAATAACGTCTTCTAGCTTGTAAATCTGTGACATAGCCTCAACGATGTCGTACTGTACCTGTGAAAGAGGTGGCTGACCAAGATAGTCTTCACCTTCAACAAACGTCTTAGCATCTACTGGTCTTTCAGCAAAGTTAGTATCCTTGAGTACCTCAAAGAACTCATTGAACATCGTGGACAATTGTAATTACCTCTCGCTCTTTTGCTACGTCAGATAGCCTACGCATAATCTTGTCACGGATCTCTGGGTGCTCTGTTGCGATATCTTTAAGAATGTTAACAAGGATTTCTTGCTTACGCTCAATCTCTAACATCTCTTCTGCAAGTTCCTTGTTCTCAAGAAGTCCTGCCTTCTGTAGCATGTCGATACGAGTCTTCTCAAGGTCCATAACAAGCTTAATACCTGCAGTCTTAGCATTTAGGTTTGCTACAGTTGTTGCCTCATCGATTACTTCGTATGCCTTTGAGATTAGCTTGCTATAGTGTGTGTCTGCACCTACCAGGGCTTCCTTGGCACGAGCACGAATAGCTGCATTGTCTGCAGCCATCGTTCTCCACTCATCGATGTAAGCAACGACCTTTTGGCGAGGCAGCTGCAACTCTTTCGAAATCTGTGTAGGCTCTGCACCTGCTAGATACTTCTCAACAACCTTGTTTACTTGATCAAGGTGCTCTATTAGATTATCTTCCATATTTAAAAGCCGTCTTCATTCTGTCATCTATCTTCTTCAGGGCTACTGGATCGTTTTTCTGCTCCTCGGTTGGTGCAAACAGTGCTCTGTATGTCTTGTCCTTGTCGCTCTCATCTGGCTTGGTGTAGTAGAATAGGGCAATGCTCTTTCTCTGTTCGCCATCTGGTGCATGGATTGCATCATTGTTTGGTAGTCCATGCCAAGAGTTTTGGGTTGTGTCAAAGATGAAGGCTGTGTTAAACATCGGAGAAACTTCCTTAACCTTTTCTAGTGGCTGACCGTCTTCTGGATTGTTTGACCATAGTTCTAGTGCACCACCCCACTCCTCTTTCCAATTACTGTTTAGATAAACAATTATGTTTAGCTTACGCTTGAGGTTTAGCTTTGGGTGCATCTCTGCATCCCTGTGTAGGTTAAGTCTTCCATTGCTTGGGTGAATGTGCATGCCGCCTGCATGTAGACCGAAGTCAGCGTATAGATCTTCTTCAATTCCAGTAAGCTTCTTTAGCTCCGCAATGAACTCGTTTGAGCATAGGTAGTAGAATGCACGATAGAAGCTGCCTGGATACCAATCCCAGTGGGTGGCAAGACGCTTCTGCTCAAACTCAGTGTGATTTCTGGTTAGCCAACGCTCGTCATCATACTCGTAAAAGTCTGTCTCTAGCTCCTTAGCTGTTTCATCGCTAAAAAAGTTTGGGATGACCCAGTGATCAAATGGGTTGTTACTGTGCTGAGCTTTTTCTAACATTTTTCTTTATCCTTTTCTTTGGTATACGTTTAATTCTATCAGACTTGAAGCTTCTAAATGCCCCAGTTTGACCACGGAATACTTCAAAGCAGTCTACCCAGGAGGTTCCAGTTGCCGAGTTTACAGTGAAGCTGTCGAACTTAAACTTGACACCGTACTCTCCGCTTACCCGAAAGATCTCTCCCTTAACGATTGTCTTTCCGTCTGGAAGAGTTATCTGCGGTTCCTTTATTAGGTGGGTCACTTGGCTTGCTCCTCAAGTCGTTTAATCTCGTCATTAATGTAAAAGATTGCTTTCTTGAGATCTTCGATGTGCTTTCCTTCATTCTTTAATCCTGCTCTCCATAGATACTTAATTGCATTTCCAATATTAAAATTGCGGTGACGAGTAATCTGAATGCACTCTACCCCACTAGGATCTGAAATATAGTGCTGTGGGTGGTTTACCTGATCTACCACAATGTCCAAGTCTGCTAGACTCATCTTCTTGACCTTCTTAATTTAAATTTAGCTAGATATACGTAGATAGTTTCTACGCTTGCTCCGCATTCTTTTGCGATCTCTTCTGGACTCTTTTTGTCCATCCAATAGCGTTTCTTTAACCACGCCTCATTAGTATACAGCTTTGCCATTTACTTGTCAATCTTTTCCCAGTTGTGAATTGCATAGTGTCCAATACCGACAGCATCTGCAACGTCATCATCACTAATTGCTTTATCATAGTAAGTGTTAACAAACTTAATTGTCTTTTGCTTACGCAATTCTCTAGACTTGTTCTGATACCAGTTCTTTGACTTGCCTGGAAACTCATTGACTATTGCTTGCTTCTCTGCTGCAGTCAGCTTGCCGTTGCCTATAAAGGTCTGCCAGGTTATGGGATTGATAGATCCTGCTGTTCTGATGCCGCTTATCTTTGCAGCTCCCAGGAGAGCTCCCTGAATAAGGGCTAGGTCAGACGCTGTCTTTGGGCTGTTGATAAAAATTGTGTGCTCAATAACAATTGCGTCAATCTCAAACTGCTTCAGAAATGGCATTGACTTTCTTGCAGCGTCTCCAAGCTTCTGGTAGGCATTGGCACCGTCGAATCGGATCTTTCCGTATCTGACTAGGGTATTACCAGAAAAGATAGCAAAAGCAAGACTGTTAGTGCTAGCATCGATAGCACAAATATTTTTGGGTTTTGCATTAGAGCGTCCAATCTTTACCATTCATTAATCCTTTGATTTCTTTAAGTATCTTGGAAACCTCCTTGGGGTCAGCTACACATGCTTGACAAATTGCATCGTCGTTATACATGGACAGCTGACCACCACAGGAAGTGCACTTTCTATTTTTTCCGTGACGTTTGTTTCGTCTTATAATTTGATACCTGGCAGCAATTTTTTCTTTTGTTGCTAGGTCCCTACACGAGGAAGAGCAATATATCTGATACGATACAGTTGCGTCGAACGAGGTGTCACACCATTTACAGTGTTTGCTTATCATCAATTGGCTCCAGAGATTTGATCTTGATCTCTCCAGAACCAGCATTGTCACAAGCCTCACGGATTGGACATGTCTTGCATATTTTTGAATTTGAACGATAGTTCTTTTCTGGCAGGGTTTTATCGTCCCATGCCTTACGAACATTTCTCATCCACTCAAAAGCGTTCTCTACCCACTCATAATAGTACTGATTCAATTCTACAGGAAAAATCAAAAGTTCGTGATTGTTCTTGTTTTCATATATCAGAACAGCTTTGCTCTTGTTGAGGATCTTCATATAGATCAGAAGCTGTACGAGGTGACCAGTCTTTGGCTTACCTGCTAGCTTCCTATACTCAAAGCCCTCATTAGGCATAGTCTTAATTTCACCAAGAAGGTCTGAGCCTTCCCAGTTAAGGATAACGTCACCATACCCGAAGATTGGTGGGTTCTCATAGGTTACCTTAAACTCTGAATCTACAAGGAAGCCTGGGACGTTTCCCATAGCCTCCTGAATACGCTCGTGAGACTTGGTACCAGCAGTCATGTTGGCACCACCATATGCATCTGCATTGTCTGAGAAGACAGCTCCATTAAAGGCTAGATACCAGTAGCGAGGACACTCTCCGTGAGAGAACGCAATCGTGCTTGGTGCAAAAGTCTTCTTAGTCTGAAACTTGTCTACACGATTAATTGTGTATCCAGATTTAATTTTTTCTATAAGTGCATCTTTGTCGATGAATGAAGGTCGTGAAGAAACTTTATCTTCTACCTTAAGCATGACCTGTTGCAGTAAATTTTTTGCCATTTTTTATTAAACTCTTTTCTTTGTTATGTCTATTGTACACTATCGTGTAATATATTTCAACGCAGAAACGAGGCTATTGATTGACTCTGCAGCAGTATAGTAAATGTTCTTCTTTGCTCTATCACTTTTATCGACATTAGTTAGCCATGTTGCTTTAAAAGCCATCTTTGCTGCAATCGCCTGTAGTCTTACAATCTCTACAGTAGCAACGTTAAGTGGCACGTCTGGCTTAATGATTAGCTTAGCGATAAACGTAAGTGCAGTTGTGAGCTCTTCGTCATCCATGTAGTCAGCGATCTCTGTGAGACCATTGACCATCTCAAGTGTTGTTTGTTCCATTCTCATTACCCTATCTATTTAAGATACTTTTTATTTTTAGGATCTTTGATTTCTTGATCATACTTTATATTTTGACTTGGATCATTGGCACGTTCAAACAAGAAATCTATTGGTGGCACATTATCGTGCTTTGTGTTTATCGGAGAGTCCGTTGGGTTGCCAGCTTCGTCAATAATGATTCCATACTGGTCTAGTGGTATTCCGTCTGCCAAGCCATCTAGCTGATACTTCTGGAATGATCTAGCGTATGCAAACGTTGACTGAAACTCCGTTCCATGCTGTCTACGCTTCATTGCCCTGGAGAATGGGTGTATAGGATCTAGCTTTCCAGTGAATACCCAGTCATCTGCTGGCGAGTAGTTTAGAGATATAATCTTTACGAACTCCCCCTCTTTCCACTTACGCTTTGGTCTCCAGTGTACATGGTTCACAGCACTAAAGACTATAGCATCCCCTGGACGAAGCTTGTAGTTCTCTTCATCTACACAGACTTCCCAGTCTATGTTTCCGTCTAGCATGTAGTTAAAAGTTATAAGTGCGTTGCTGGCATCGATATGTGGCTGTAGTGCTGGTACGTACTCCCCATTTCCATACTCAAGATTGTAGTCTAGGTAGTTGTAGTGAGAAAGCTTTATTTCGTGCTTATACATTGGCTTAATAATAGCGTCTATCTTTGCCTCAATTTCTTTAGGCATGATGAAATCAATGACCTGTCTTGATAGCTCTATCATCTGTCTTGGCACTCTAACGTCATTGTCAACGATCTCTTTGTGCCCTGGGACCACCTTGCTAGAGGTTCTCTGCAAAGACTTGTGCCAGTCCAGAATTCCATTTAACTTAGTAACGTCCCATGGAGCCAATGGCTTTTCCAAATATACTGGTGGAACAGCATTGTACTCGTCAAAGTTGGTTAGCCACTCATGCATTGGTGCATAAGCCTCTTCTGGGTAAATGTCGTATTGCTTGATTAGCTCTTGGTCTAGATCACTGTCTAGTTCATTATTTTTTTCATTCATGATATTATTATACACCATCCAATCGTTCTAGTATTTGTTCAAGTAGCGAAAGTTCAATTACAGCCAGTCTAGTTTTAGCCATGGAATCGCCAATGACAACCACAATAGCAGGGTCATTGCCATTACGAATAGCATCCGTAGTAGCTTTAGCCCACACATCCTTATTGATCGTAAAGGACTTTCCGACTTCTTTGAAATCAACCGTGAAGTTCTCCCAGGTTGCATCCCCCTTGTGGGTTCCTCTGCCTGAGTTCTTGTGCTGCTTCGCACCGATACGCTTGCTTTCACTTGCCTCACTCATAATCTTTTTTACTTCTCTTTGTTTTTAGGCTAACAATGCTCATGTGCTTATCTTTACACATCCAGGTTAGCTCCTTGGTTTCTGGATATGAGCGTAGGGATGTTACCAATGCCCCACACTGCTGGCACTTGAACTCACCCTGATAGATGTTATACTTCGCCATTTACCTTAGCCTTAATTGAGTCCTGAAGATCTACGTCTTCTCTTACACGATTAACAAATGCTTCTCTACCCTGGACCTTAGAGCCGTCGGGAAGGATGTACCAGGCTCCTGTACGCTCTACAATGCCCATCATCTCTGCAGTATCAACTAGATCTCCGACCTCGTCTATGCCCACTAGAGGACCTCTGAAGTAGAAGTCGTATTCACCAGACTGAAAGCCTGGAGATGTCTTGGAGAACTGGACTTCCCATCGGACCTTGCGTCCTACCTTCTCTTCAATGAGCTTATCTCCCACCGCAATCTTGCCTTTAATAGCTTGATTGTCTGACTCAGAAGAGAAAAGCTTGATAACGGTTGAGCTATAGAACTTAGTAGCCTGCCCACCCGAAGGCTGCTGACTTGTGTACATAGCACTAATATTGTTACGAGATTGACTAATAAGAACAAGCATCGTTGGCTTAACCTTGTTATTGGCATAGTTGAGCATCTTCCAGGCGTTACTAAAGTCTCTAGACTCTGCTCCAATTTGCTTTGTGTTTTCAAGTTCTTTAAGTTCATCAGTGCCCTTTTCAAAATAGATAGCAGGTAGTAGCGATGTAATGGAGTCGATTACAATTAGGTCTACTCCAGCATTCATCAATGCTGTACCAACATCTACCATCTCATTAATGGTACGTGCTTGAGATACGATTAGCTTGTCTGTATCGACCCCCAGAGACTTTGCCCACTCCTCGGAGTACGACATCTCGGCATCGATCCAGGCACAAAGCTTTCCCTCTGCCTGAGCGTTGCCAATCATCTGTAGGCATAGTGACGACTTGGCTGACGACTTAGAGCCCCAGATAAGAATCTGTCTGCCCATAGGAAGCCCACCATTCAGTGCACGGTTTAGTCCGTGGCTTGGAGTCTTCAAAAACTCTGTCTTGAATCCAACGCCATTAGATAGACGCTTGCGTATGCGTGGATCCAATGCTGCCAAAGCTTCTTCCATTGTTGTCATTATATGCTCTCTTCTACTAGTTTTGCAAGCTTGGTTGGGTTAAACCCTGCCCAAGAATCTTTGTCTGTGATCACTACAGGAGCAGCCTTAAAGCCCATTTCGATAATCTTGTCGAAAGCTTCTGTATCTACTGTGATATCTATTGTTGAGTATTCAATGTTACTCTTGTCCAAGAATCGCTTGGTCTGGTCACACTGTACGCATGACGGCTTTGTGTATACTACTACTGACATTAGAATTTTACTCCGTGCTTCTCTGGTCGTGACTTGTTAAATGCAGTCTTGTTTTCGAATGCCTCATCTAGCGATACGTGAGTGTACTCATGCTCTACCAGACCAGCATATAGGTCAAAGGTGCGGATCAGAATGTCTGCCATTTCATCGGCAATCTCTCCTGGACCTCGTGACTTGCGGATTGCCTCCATAACCTCTACAGCTTCTGATACAATCATCATTAACTGCTTAGTCATAAATATATCCTTTTGTTCCTGCGATGCTCCCTCTAGAACATCCCAGAAACCCTTTTCTACTGCAATCTCGTGCAAGTGATCTGATATCTCATCAAACATTTTCTACATCCTCCATAATCATTGTTCCATCTTTTGTTTTGCCCAAAGTAAACTTATAGGCAGTGCCCTCGTCAATCTTCATGTATGCCCTTGAGAAGGCAGTTGGGAATACTGTAACTGAGTGCAAAGTTCTTGATGCATCTGCTAGGACTAGAGATGCCATCTTCTTGCCAGCCTTTGTAATGCGTGGCTTAAATGATACCACGAATAGCTCATCATCCTTAAAAGGTAGCTGCCTGTAGTTTAGAATCTTGATTAGACCAGAGGCATTACCCTGAATCTCATCTGCAGGAATTGCAGTAACAATTCTGTTATCGCTTGCCAAGATGATATAGGTCTTACCAGACTCAATGGCTGTCTGCTCTTCGTCAAAGATGCCAACGCTACCAGTCTTGTCAAGTATTTCTACACGACTCCAGCCCTTGCCACGCTTGATTGTCTTTACCATACCCATCAATACGAATGACCCCTTTTCCTCAAATTCATCTACCTCATTTATAAATGCGTAGTAGTGCTGCGGAATAGAGACATTAAACTCTGGCAGGTTAAGATACTCATACAGGTTCTCTTTTACCTCTTCGTCGTTACGAGGATTATCATCGAACGTAGCTGCCCCGATGAGTCTGAGAGCCTGTAGAGCTCTTGAGTTTACTCCGCTGCCCTTGGCAAAGGTAAATTCCTCAAGCTCCTTGTAATTCTTGAATGGTCGTGACTCCATGTACTTGTTGGCAATGTTATCGCTAATGTACTTGATTGAAGACAGTCCAAATCTGATTCCCTTACCTTCAATCTTGAAGTCAGTGTCTGACTCGTTGATGTGTGGCAGACGAACTGGAATACCCATACGCTTTGCCTCAATCAGGTACTCTGTACGTGCATCCTTGTCTCCCTCGTTCTTTAGTAGGGAGTACATGAAGTCTAGTGGGTAGTAGTACTTCAACCATGCAGTCCAGTATGAAAGCGTTGAGTAAGCCACGGCGTGAGACTTGTTGAAGGAGTATCCTGCGTGAGCCTCAAAGTCGTGCCACAGCTCTTCTGCGACTGGCTGAGCCACAAATCTGACTGCTCCTGACACAAACTTGTCTCTAAACTGGTCGAACTCCTTGGCATCTTTCTTCTTACCAATGATCTTACGAACCTTATCAGCCTCTGCCATGGTCATTCCACCAAGTTCAGTACAAGCCTGCATAACCTGTTCCTGGTATAGAATACATCCGTAGGTCTCGGCAGTGAACGCCTTCATCACCTGGTGGTGGTAGGAGATGTTCTGCTTGCCGTGCTTACGAGCAATGTAGTCCTTACCAATGGTATTCATGGCACCTGGGCGAACCAAAGCGTTCGATGCAGCAAGTTCAGCAAAGCTGTTTACACGCATCTTGATCAGCAGATTGGTATATGGAGTAGCTTCACACTGGAACACGCCCTTGGTGTAGCCATCTGACAACATGTTGTAGACATTCTTGTCTTCCATATTAATCGTGTGCAGGTCGATCTTGTCTCCGACACGCTTCTCAATATTCTTCAAAGTGTCCTGAAGCACTGACAGAGTCTTTAGACCAAGTGCGTCAATCTTAATAAGACCAATACGCTCTGCTTCTGCCATGTCTACTGCCACTACTGGAATGCGTTCCTTGGTTCCTGGTGCCGTGCGAGTTTCTAGTGGAGCAAACTTAAAGATGGGCTCCTTAGAAGTTACAACACCTGCAGCGTGAATACCAGTACCACGAATGCGTCCACGAAGCTTTTCTCCATAGACCTCAATCTCTGGATACTTCTCACGGAACTCTTGAGTCTGCTTTGAGTTGCAATAGTCATCCCAGTCATCAACTAGCTTAAGTACCTTGTTAACATCTGGTAGTGGAATGTTTAGAACACGAGCAATGTCTCGTACCATGCCCTTGCCCTTGAACTCAAGAAATGTTGCGATAGACGCAACGTGGCGATACTGGCGTACCAAATAGTCTTTAACCTCTTCACGGCGTGAGTCCTGGATGTCTGTATCGATATCTGGGAAGTCTGCACGTTCTGGATTAATGAAGCGGAAGAACAGCAGTCCGTGCTGGATTGGATCGATGTCTGTAATCTCTAGTGCGTAGCAGAGTAGCGAACCAGCAGCAGAACCACGACCTGGACCAACCATGATATCTTCCTTCTTAGCCCACGCAATCATTGAGCGTACGACTAGGAAGTATGGTCCGAAGTTCTTGTCCTTGATTACCTTTAGCTCTTCGTCTAGACGATCTAGGTATTCCTGATTGTCTGCTAGCCCCTTAGCCTTTAGACCAGCAATAGCAAGCTCATAGAGCTCTCCGTCTGGGTCTTGGTACTGTACAGGTAGCAGGTCCTGGTGGTCCTGAATGTCGTAGTCCTCAATCTTGTTTACAATATCCAGGGTAGCCTGATACATGTCTTCACGATCAATGCCCTGAGCCTTCATGGCATTGTGCATCTCTTCGTCAGATAGTAGGTGGATGTCGAACTTGTTGAATGACATCTGTCGGTCTGCACCATATAGGTAGTCTAGACGCTCCATTAGGGTGTCGTACTTGGTAGACTCCTGGTAACTAACATCCTTCTCAGTCTTGTTAGAGTATGAGTTAAGGATTAGCTTTAGCTCCTGGATCTCTTTCTGAGAGGTGTCTGCGTGGTGACAGTCTGGAGTTACTACTGGAGTTACCCCAAATTCATCTGCAAGGTCAAGTAACAGCTTGTTTACTTCTGCAGGGTTGTGTGGCATTACTTCAATGTAGTAGTCGTCTCCAAAGGTCTTCTTTGCCCACTGGATGTGCTCTTTTGCTACAGCAAGGTTCTCTGCTTCAATTGCCTTGGCAAGAAAGCCAGATAGGCAGCCAGAGGTAATGATTAGTCCCTCTTTATACTGCTCTAGAATCTGCCAGTCCATGCGAGGCTTCTTGTAAAAACCCTCAGTCCAAGCAAGTTCGTTTAGCTTGTTAAGGTTCTCAAGACCCTTGGCATTCTTAGCAAGAATAATAAGGTGGTTATAGTTAAGGTCAAGGAGGTCGTTCTTTTCCTTCTTGTCTTCATGGTTGAAGCGGTCCTTAGTGATGTACCCCTCAATACCCAGAATAGGCTTGATGCCAGCTTCCTTTGCTGTACGGTACATTTCACGGTGTCCCGATAGACTTCCGTGGTCTGTGATAGCGATTGCATTCATCCCAAGCTCTACAGCACGATCCACATATTCCTGTGGTGTTGCAATGCCATCGAAGAGGCTGTAGTGGGTGTGTACGTGGAGACCTACGTAACTCATTAATATCCTTTATTAGTTTTATATGATGTGTAAAAATTATGACATATTTTTTGCATGTTGTCAAGACATGTAAAGCAAATGGGGGCACCCTTTACAGATACCCCCACAAGCTTAGTTACTACCAGTCCATGTTACTTGAGGTAACCGATGGAGTGTCGAAGCCAAAGTAGAAGGCTTCCTGCTCTGCATAGGCAACTTCACGAACTACCTTCTCAAGGTTGAAAGGCTCTAGAGCTGACCAGTCGTATGGCTCCGAGTCTGGCTTGGTTGGTAGCAAGGTAAAGTTGGTCTCAATACCCTGACCATTACGCTTTAGCTTCCACTCAAGGTTTGAGATAGATCCAGTCTCTAGTGCATACTCACGAATAGTGTTGAATGCAGACTGCTTTGAGATGCCCTGTGACCACACAGCGACGTATGGATCCTCTAGACCATCCTCTACTAGAACGTTGCAGTAGAAGCGAAGCTTTGAACGCCATCCTGCCTTTGGCTCCTTACGAGCCATCTCACAACCGAAGCAGCGACCTTCGCTGTCTAGGGTACATGCAGCCATTCGCTTGTAGTCTTTTGGATTGGTGTGCTGTGCGATAACTACAGACAGACCTCGTGCCTCTGAATAGTTTGCAGAGTCCTGATCAAGCTCCTCAAGGAAGCGAATCTTTGCTGACTGACCGTCCGCTAGCTTTACCCAACGAACCTTGGTTCCTGTTGATTCATACTTTGGCTTATCGAGAATTGCACCGATATCTTTTAGCCCTCTAATAATACTCATTTGTTTTCTCCTATTTTTTATTGGTTTCTTAGTTTAGCATACTGGCAATTGATTTGTCAAATGATTCATCAAGGTTCTTGATATCTTCATCGGACATATCTCCAATATCCTTATATTGTTTATCTAGTTTTACTACGCTAACACGACTGCCAAGACGTTCTACGATCTTGGTCTTCATGTTACCGCCTGCTTCATCATTGTCTGCAATAACAATAACGTTATTGAAGTATTTTTGTAGTAGGTCTGTTTGAAAGTTAGACACATTTGCACCTAACGTTGCTACCGCTGGGAATCCACACTGGTCTAAGCGAATAGCATCGAAAGATGATTCTACCACATAAACCTTGCTGGATGTTTTAACACGGTGTAAATTAAATAGGGTCTTGCTTTTAGGTAGACCAGGAGTGTTCTTAAACTCTTTGCCCTCAATGGATCTACCAACAAATCCGATTTCCATGCCATCTGGTGAGTGAACTGGGATAGTTACCATGTCCTGCTTCTCAGAGAAGCCTAACTGGAACTTCTTTACAGATGCCTCTGTGATAAGTCTTCCAGAATAATATCGCAATGCACGTGGGGACTCCAATGCTTGCTGGTTTAAACGCTTAATAATTATCTGGTCATACTGGGTGTACTGTGGTTTTTCCTGTAGAGTTCTGCTAACAGTCTTCTCTATATCTGACTCTGTCTCTTTTGACTTGATGTATCTAGCCGATTCAAAGTAGGTTCTTCCAGATGTGTGCATGATTAGTTCTATTAGACCACATACATGCTGGCAGGAAAAGCAGAAAAAGAATCCAGAAGTTTTATCAACTTCTCCAGCAGGTGAGCGTGAGTTGTTGTGGAATGGACAAAAGATGATATAGTCAGAGTCTACTTCTGACTGGATTTCGATTCCTGATCCAGTAATGACTCTTTGGATTTGTTCTTTTGTGTATAGATTGCCGTGCTTCCGTCTATTCCCTGTATACATTCGCTCTGTCTCTTTCCTACATATATTCCATATACTGATAATTTAAATTTAAAGTTCTCTTTTTCTTCATTATAGCTTATTGTAAAGTCTGGGTCAATATCTATTTTTGGGACATACCCTGCTATTCTCATCTCTGATACCAATAGCCTGATGTACTCAATCTTTAGCCGTGGAGTCATTGCTTCATCGTGGATTGTCCCATCCAAGCTAAAACGCTTAATTGCCTTATGGTGATAATTATCCATACGACAATTATACTACTTATCTTCGAAGTCCTTGTACTTGTACCAGCCCTTATCAAAGTCTGCCTGAACAATAAATTCCCCCATAAAACCATTGCGGTTTTTACGGAATACGCATTCAATGATGTCCGAGTTGGTTGCACGACCAAGTGCTAGGACCCAGTCAGCATCGTATGCGATCTGGCGTGACCAAGCAGTCTGTCCTAGAGTAGGAACAGTATCAAGCTTGTTAACGTCGTCTGGCGTTGCTGATGAGATTGCAATGATAGGCATCTCTTCTCCAATAGCCATAAGTTTTAGCTCACGAGAAAGGTTCTTCATGCGAACTGTTTCGTTATCTGATTTTTGGTTAGGACTCATTAGCTGCAGATAGTCAACGATAATTAGGTCAGGCTTGTACTGATCAATCTTTCCTCTAATAACGCTTGGTGTTACTTCTCCACCGCCATCATTTGAGATGATGTGGAACTCTGGCTTACCAACAAGCTCCTTTGAGTGCCAACGTCGGAGATCGTCAATTTCTACTGCACCTGCAGAAAGCTTTCTGTGTGACCATAGACCCTCACCCATAATGGTAAATACACGGTTGCGAACTTCTGTCTCACTCATCTCAAGCGAAATAATGAGTGGTGACTTGCCAGACTTCCATGCCTGTACCGCAAAGTATAGTGCCATCCATGACTTACCAATACCTGGATAGGCTAGGAATACACCAAGCTGTCCTGGGGTGATTCCAGCAGGCAAGTAGTTGTCAAATCCTGCTAGACCAGTCTTAATACCCACGGATCCAAGTTCGTTCTGTCGCTTTACATTCTCATAGTAGGCGACTGCATCTTCAATGTCAGTGGCATCGATATCACGAATGACTGAGGTGTTTTTCTTGAGTGCGGATGTCTTTGTAATGATATCTTCAAGAGCCTTGACTCCCTGACCTGCCTGGACCTCTCCAGCAGTAGTTCTTAGAATATCCTTGAGGCTGTCGGTTAGGTACTCTGACTGTAGCTCTTCTAGGTGATACTTAGTTGCACCAATGCCATCCTGTGGCTGGAAGTCACGGAACTTATCAACAACCAAAGATACTGGTGGAACAGTTCCATTTATCTCGGAATAGTTACGAATAAAGTTCCAAATATCATTGTGAGTACGCAAGATATTGTCCACGTTTGCCTGTAGCAACACGTGTACCTGCTTGTCCTGCAATACCGCAGATATTAACTTGGCTTCTGTATTATTCATTTAACCACTGCTGAGCTAACTTGCGTCGCTCTGCTCTCTCCTCTAAGTCTCGTTTGTAATCTTCTCGTGCTTCGACAATCTTGTCTGCGTAGTTGGCGAAGTATTTCCATGTTGGGCTTTGTGCTGTGCTGAAATAATATTCTAGCAGATCATAGCAAAAAGGTAAAGTATAAGATTCAATGAGTGCGTCTGCAGCCCACTGCTCTACGTTTAAGTTTAATAGTGGCTTTTGCTCATACCTAGCAGTGTGTAGCTTGCTGTAGCGAGAAAGCAAAGCCATTCGGTCTTTGCGTTCTACAGCCATTATTCTAGTTCAGACTTAGAGTCGTTAACCTTTTCGGTTAGCTTAGCTTCTACAAATCCATACACACGGTCAAAGGCTTCTCCTGTGGTTTCGCCCTCACGCTTGTTGTCTGTTACGCTTAGATCAATCCTGAGTGACTGAAAGTTGCCTAGATTTAGCGTATACCCTAGACCAACTGATACCTTGGTTTCTTCGTTATTCATTCTCATACCCTTTCAAGGCTAAATAGATTCGGACCAGATTGGGATAAAACGTCCGTCTTCTGTTCTTGTATATGTAAGCATACCATCTCCCATACGTCTTGTCAACTCCTGTTTTGTTGGAGTCATATTGTTTGTGATAAGTCCGTCTTTGCGTGGTTGACCAATATGATAAGATGCAAGTATATCACGAATCTCTCTTACCTGGGACTCTGAATAGTAGCTTCTCACCTGCCAGCCAGTTTCTCCACCCTTTTGCGATCCAGTTGGATGTGGTATTACTCCACGCTTCATCAGGGATGGCATGTATTTCTTGTGTCTGTTTACAAGTGTTGCTGTTTCTCCGACAGTGAAAGCACGTTCACGATTCTTTTTAAAGTCACTAATAAGACAGCTTTCGATCTGGTCTTTAATTATGTTGTAGACAGACATGATTCCGTTTGACTTATTGAGATGGTGAATTCTAACAAGATCTCCATTAAGGAACCAGACTTTCTTGTTGCCTGGAATCACTTGTGCTTCGTTATATCCCTCTGCAGCTATGCTACCCTTTTTAATACCCATGGCACAACCTAGTTTGGAATGCCAACAGCAATGATGTTTAGCCCTAGGGTCATCGTTCCTGTTGTGTTAAACGTCACGACAAAGCTAACCTGTGACGAATTTACCTCTTTGATTACTACAGAAACATTCTTACCTGCTGGCGTGTTTCCAATATTGACAGGACTTACAGTAACAATTGGAGCATACTTAAAGTCCTTAATTGGAAATGGGTAAACATACTCTAGAGATGTTGTTGCATTCATGTTGGTGTTTGAGACTATCTCCAGATACCCTGCAATTATCTTAGACTCAGCAGCACGTACATTTTGGACACCATTGTTTTTTGTGTCTACTGTAACCTGCTTATTCGTTGACGGAGATACTTGCTTTGCTAGATCATTGATAGCATTTGCAATTTCATACATGTAGGCAACGTCAATTGGCTGACCTCTGGTTGGTGGAGATATCTTTGGCATAGTAGTTCTATTATAGCAGAAGAAACTATATTACTGTTGGTTCTACTGGACCATTTGGGTCTGGGAATATCTGAAGATGTGAACTAAGCTTTTTAGAGTTTAGCCTATTGGCAGTTGTTTCTGATCCATTTAGTGACTGCCCCTCTATCTGTACAATAGCCTTGAGGTAGGTTGCACCAATTGGATTTAGGAAAGAGTAAAAATGTATCTTTGAAGTTCCGTGATAAAAGAAGTCTGGCTCTAGGTTTCCTACCGTTGCAGTCTCTGCAATGTCTGCGTGAGTCAGGGCGAAGCTGACTATCGTTATTGGATTATCGCTGTCGTCTACATCATTAGAGGTTGAGGTGACTATGTGAGTACCATTAAAAATAGAGTCCATTCCAGTTACATATATTTCATCGCCTACATAGGTACCTACTGTTCCAGTAACCTTAATAGTTGCAACGTTTGATGTGATTGACTTTCCAAAAATGTCGTATCCGAAGGTTGCAAAAATATCATACCCTGGACGATCTAGTTCGTCTCCCCAGGTAACTGTAGTGGTTACTTTATTGGTTGACACATTTATGGAGCCTCTGACAGTAGATATTGGGTCTGACTCAACAATGTGTATTTGTGACCATGCAGAGGTCCTGTTCTTGTCATCAGACACTATCCTGTAGCGAACATAGTAATCATTCATCTTACCGACTGGAGGAAGACTTGCCTTTTTGACCATAACCTTCTTAATAATTCCAGATGCCACTACTGTACATCCATTCCAAATCTAAATTCTGCCATGTTGGACGTGTTAAGCCCCTTGATTACTGGAAGTGCGTCGTCTGTCTTTATAACTGAGTAGCCAGTCATGCCGTACAGCGGATTGGTTGATGTGGTGTTTTCTAGTCTTAACGCATCTATGCCTATCAGATAGTCTGGGGATGGTACCCCACCGTTTATAACTGTGGCAAATATTTTTATGACTGCAACATCTTGCCAGTTAAAGGATGACGACTTTGCCAGCTCTTCAAGCTTGGCTTTTGCAACCACGTATCTATTAGCAGAAAGGTCCTGCCTTCCAATACCAAAGCCATTTGTTACCTCTATCTGGAACTTTGCCCTGTCACCAGTTGATGCCGAGTCAGATGTTGCAAACTCAACTATAATCCTAACTGCATCTGGTACGTCTGTGCTTGCGGCTGACTTATTTATTACAGAGAATGCAAGCCTTAGTTCGTCAAGTGGGCTGTTCTTGCTTAAGTTAAAAGATCTTCCTGTTAGGTGAATGTGGTCTGAGTTATCTGTAGTGTCAAAGTCTTCATCAATTGACGACAGGTCTCCAGAAAGAAAAATTGTGTTGTTCAAAAATCTTGGTCGTTCATGTCTATTTACTCTAAGACTGTTTTGGAATGTTACGTTATCTGCATTGGCAGTAAAAACCTTTTGCACAACGTCACCGTTCTTGACAACAATAATATTGTTAGAGTCTTCGTGTAGTGGACCTGACGCAGCATAGATTGATGTCGAAAGAGTGTCTGTGTGATACTCCCAGTTTTCTGTAGAAGAAAAAGATACTAGAGTTCTACTGTCTGTTGATGTTAGTGCTGGGTCAGCCTTGGCAGAGAATACTCCCACCTCTGTGACCTCGTAGCGTTCTTCTGTTGGCAGCTCTGCCGTAAACACAATCTTCTGTACGTCATCTTCAACTACATATCCACGAGATGTGATTGGCACCCTTAGCATTTCAAATGTAAGATTCTCCCTATTAGAGTAGTCTCCGTATTGTGAGGATGTTCCCAGTGGCTTTTCTCCACAACCAAATGCCATGTATGAGGCATATGCAGGTGCTTGACCAATTAAAAATTTGGCAATAATATTTTTTCCAGTATTAGTAATCATGTATATATTGTACCATTAAGTGTCGTTCCTGCTGACAGGATCTGAATCTCTACCTGCTGATCTGCTGGCAAACCAACTATGTTTACCACTAAGTCTCCAGTCCCCTCTTCCACATATACCGACTGGTTCTGCGGACCTGTTCCTGCACCTGGCTCTGGAAGATGATTCTCTAATCTAATTGGATAGTTCTCAAAGTATTCAGTAGAGGTGTTTTGTAGAGACAGGATGTTCTGTGGGTTGTACTGAGAAAAGACTGTTGATAAGTTTTTGATAGGGCTGTAGACGACATCCTGACCATTAACCAGATCGTGTCTGGCTATAGATATTAGCTCTTGTCCAGATATTCCTTCAAAGTCCATAGAAGGTAGTGCGGCTGTCTCAAGACTTGACATCCTATCCGCTTGTCTAGCTAAGATATCTGGTGATGCAATTTTTATATTACTATTGTTAACTGCAGACAAGTATTTGCCAGGAGACGCTGGAGTTGGAGTTACCATATTAAATTACCTCACTAAGATATGCTGTCATGTCTGGTCCAGAGTTTGTTCTTGCATACTCTATGTTGTAAACCACAAACCTTGAATCATTTGGCTGGATGTCAACTCCGTTGGTATCCTTGTAGTCAATAGAGACAACGTCTCCCAGCTGTAGCGTTGGCATTGCAAAAAGCTTCATACCAACTGATCTCTTTGGCTTCATGATCTTTGATGTCATCCACGTCATGATTGCTTCCGCATCGTCCTGGTTTTGAATATATGTTCCAGTTATGTTGAATTCATTTCTACCGAACATGTTTCTGCTATTCTTTATCTTTAGGTACTTGTCTGCTTGGTCTTTTGGAGATATTAGCCTTGTACCGTTTTCGTATTCTGGATCTGAGAAGTCGCTTCTCTTAGAGAAAAAATCATCTACGGATAGCTCGTTTTGAGACTGATTTGTAAAAGCTATTCCAGATATGACAAGATAGTTTCCGCTACCACTACCAAGACTGATTGCCGAGTCGGTGGCGTTGAAGATAAGGAACTCTGCACCGTATGCACCTGCGATAAATCCAGAAGTAGAATATGACTTTAGGCTATTGTATGTTGGTGCAATGTAAGCATATAGTGCTGGATATGTCTTGTCATATCGAACCTTAAAGTAGGCAGCTTCCCTCATGATAGTCCCGAACTCGTCATAGTATATGTTGTACTTTGGTGGAGACGATGCTCCAATTCCAGAAAGGTATACTGACCTTACCAAGCCGCTCATAGCATACTTGTTTAGAGCAGCATCTGTAGTGATATGATCATCCAAGAATACAGAATTGACAGGAGTATCTATGGCTTCTGATGTTTTGATTGCATAGTTTTCAGCCAATGCATACACATTTTCAAACATACATCTGGCACCGCCACGAACGAACAAGACCATATTGTTGTTGTTAACATGTGGTAGTGGGTCTGTGTCATCGACTACACCAACTAGAGAGCTGTTTATGTATAGATAGAATCTTCTAAGGTTGGCATTGATATCTATGTACTCTACCGCAAGGTCATAGACAGAAACGTCCTTATCGCCAACAAGCTTTGCCTGACCAGTTTGAATTCCAGCATCTACCACAATACCGTGGTTTTGCCCCCAGAGCTTGACTGGGATTGCAACGCTAGTTCCAGACTCTTTCATGACCTTGTAGAATATTACATCGTCTGCACCAGCCGTAGTAGACCAGCCTATCAGCTCAAAGAAATATCCGTTATTTGTTTTTGGATTTACGAGCACTCCCAAACCACCTGACGCAGCGTCCACATCTGTTGCTGTATTTGACTGAGAGCTAATTGCAGATAGGTATGCGGATGCTCCATTTGGAGTTTGGTTTTTAAAGTTTGAATTTTCTAGCCTACCAATGACCCTCATCCTGGTACCAAAGTGCTTAAACTTATTTGAGAAACCATCTAGCGGTTTATTGACATATGAAATCAGGCTGGTTGGATTATACGAGTTTGTCAGCGATGGACCATTGATGATTAGGGCTGAAGATTGGATTGAGCCAGGGATGGCACTACTATATTGTGTAATATCTGAGTCTGGAATGTTTGTCGAACTGAGGAACGTTTTCATGATTCCATTTCTAGTGGCTTTCTTGGATAGCCCTGATGCATCTAGACCAGCTGCACCTGGCTCAACAAGCGTATCGGTAGTTACTGATATGGTTGCGTTTAGCAAGGCAACTACTGGGGTATTGTCTATGGTGACCGAGTACTTAAAGGTAATTGGATTAATTACTGTATTTATTGCCGATATCCTAGTTGTTTCTGTTGCATGTAGCTGACCAGTGCCACCAAGTAGATTAACTACCTGGTTAATTTTTAGAGATGTGATGTCTGAAACGTATAGTGTCTTCCCAGAGGATGAGACACCCTGAACCGTTGTAGTCTTCTTGCTTGGGTCAAACAAGTACTCTGAGTCCATAATGCAGCCATATACGTTTGCGTCACTTGTCCAGTGGCTATTTAGACCTGCGTCGTGCGAGACTATGTCTGTTCCAAATTGACCACGACCGTGTTTGATAACGCTACCATTCTTTATTTTTGTAACACCATCTACGACTTCGTAGTTTGGCTCTGAGTAAATTCTGACTAGACCAGTTCTATATATCTTTCCGTTAAAAGGAACCTTTGAGAAGTACTTCTGATACTCCTGAACGCTTGATATCCAGACGTTGCTTCCCTCTAGTAGCTCTGATGGAACATCCATCTGCTGGATTCCAGGTATACTAAACTGGACTGCATCATATTTTATAATCTCTCCGTTTGCATAGAAGTAGCCTTTATACCTGTTTCCAACCCAAGAAATATTTTCGCCAAGGTCGATAATATTATTTTTTATTTTTCCATCCACAACGACTGGAACATCTGCGGTTAGCGTAGTGTTAAGTGGCACTGCTGATAGTGCATACTCATGAGTTCCTGCGTTACCAGAGTGATCTGGAGTAGTGTCTGGATCTGCTGGGAGGTTCCATAGCTCTGATATCTTGTACGTCCAGTTCTTATCTATGTCTAGCGATTGTGCTGAGTCTAGCGTTCCATAGTTTCTCTGAATAGATCTTTCAGTATAAATAATTTTGCCGTCATTGAATACCGAGTTTGTTTGAGAGCTTAGGTCAATAATGTTAGACATATTTCCAGAATCTGGAGATCCGTATAGGACCATGTCCGTATCTCTTTCTGATGTTGTTGGGAGCATGTACTCTCTGCTCATCATTACGAAATTATTGTACTCGTCAAAGAACATCGCTGTTTGGGTTGACATGGCTATGTCGTTTAGAACCTGAGCAATTGTTTGGTCCTGCTGGATAAAGAAGAAAGGTATTATGGACTCTGACTCTCCAGACACTCTCTTAAATAGATAGTTAGAGAATCCGATAGAGTCTAGCAGAATTGATACTGCAGAGCTTACAGAAATATCTCTTAGAAGCATCTGTGGTGCTGTAAGGGATTCGAAGTAGAAAAACATGTCTCTTAGGGACATCGTTACTTTTCTTTCTGAGCTCTTTTGCTCTGGGAATCCCTCGGAATATAGCGTCTTGATTGGAACAAAATAATTGTATCCATCCACATCTAAGATCTCTTCGTAAAACTTTAGCTGAATGTTGTTGCCAACATACTTAGAGATTATACTGTCTTCGTTGTTGTGATTGAATGATTGATCATAATCAAATATTTCTAGGTTTCCTGTTGAGGCTAGTAGTTGGCTTACTGGCAATCCAGATACCCCAAGATCTGAGGCAACCTTGGTAACAGAATAGCTTGTGACTCTATCTGATAAGTCTACCGCTAATCTTGGTGATAGTTCTATCAGGTCGAAGGTGGAGTCGAACTTGTTCATTGTATCAACCACAATTCTTAGACCGTCAACATACATGAACTCTCTGTAATTAATTCTGCTAGAGTTGTCTGTATACTGTGGTGGATTAGTGAGAGATTTTACGTACCCAAGTCTAGAGGTCACGTCTGCCTCATTTAGGTACCATCCATAACGTGCTGGGAATGACTTGTACTCTGTGCCAGTCCAGATGTAGTATTGACCAATGTCTTGACTATTCTGCCTAACCAAGTATGCATATCCTGTTATAGATTCTGTTGGCAAAAGCTCTGCATCTGGGAACTCTTCAGCTTCTATAAAAATACTTGAGTATTCGTTTGGAACGATTAGACCGTAGGAAATTTCTACGTATCCGTCAGAGCCGATCACTGAGTCGCCGTTGGTCTTTCGTGAGTTCTCGTCGAACTTTATAGCATCTATCCAGTTAGTACCATCCAGATACTGAACCTTCCAACGCTTTGGCGTAGTCTGGTTTGCTTGACCATAAAACGGATCTGAAGATGATCCAGCGTCAGTGGACAGGGCTCCTAGGTCAACCGACCCAACCCCTGTCTGCATCTTTACAATGACCCTGTTGGCTGGAACCTTGTCCTTGTACACCACAAAAGGTGCGGCATCTTCTATGTGATAATTGCTTCCAATTGTTATATTTGATATTCCTCGCTCACCATTTTCGGTTCTATACGATGTCCAGTATTTAAACTTATCCTCTGGATCTGCGAGATAGTACCGTGGTCTTTTTGCCATGTCTGGATTTGGATTTGATAGGTAGTGACTTTCAAAGAACCTTAGCTTATTGATGCCAGATCGTGGTCTGAATCTATCGAAGCACTCGTCTAGCGAATATAGCAACTTTTCTTTGTCTCTGGGCTTTGTAAAGATAATTGGAATATCTTCGGTAGTTCTTCCAGCATCGATTGAAGCACTTGCGTCAGTTGCTCCAGTGTAAAAATTTCCCTGATCATATTCGTCAAATGAGTTTGCCAGAGTTCTGTACTGATCAGAGGTGGTTGGTCTGTATCTATAGTTTCCAACCTTAAAGATGTTGTCTGCAATGTTTAAGTTCCATTCTGCAACAACTAAAGCCTGTGCCTTAATTGAAGAAGATGTCTGCAGGTGATTTAGAAGATCATCATTCTGGAACATTATGCCTCTTCCAGCTTTATGCTTACATTCCAGAAGTCGTGTGTTCCTGTACCACGCTTAGATACCGTGTAGGAGAAGTCTGCTATAAACATCTCAACGAGATGTGAGTACTGATTTAGATGCCCATATGAAGAGTCTCCAGATCCAAAGCTTGATGGCTTGTCGTAGGCTAAGAATACCCAGAAAGATCCTGTGTGATTGTTGTACCAGTCTAGGAGGTCAGCTCCGCCTGCACCGCCATCGGTAGTGTATCCGTAGGCATCTAGGCTAGCTTTTCCATCTGTTCCAAAATTTGGCTTTACCGCAAATGATCTTGATGGCAAGTTTTCCCAAGATAGCGATAGAGAGATTTTGTCTGCAACGTGATACGATCTCATTCTACCATTGACCATTCGCTCACGCTTTTCTATTCTTTGCTTGCCCATATCTATTGGCGAACGGTTGTCATCTGAAAGAATCAGGAATTGATCAACTAGCGAGAGGTCGGTGTCTTCTGGAACATCAGCATTTATCTCATACCCAAGTGGAACATACTTACCGTTCTCTAGGGTTCCAGAGTTTTCAGAAAACAGAATGCCCTGTGGTCTTCCGTACTTCTGTCTTCCAGACATGTAAGCTGCTGTTGCCATTATAGCCTATTCCCTCTAATTCTTTGTGAGTCTATTTGCTTGATCTTTGACATTACTACATCTGCTACATCGTTGGCATTCATGTTTGATCCGTTTAGACTTACGCTTAGATTATAATTATACACTGATTCGCCGTTGTATGTTCCATTGTTTATAGCCTTAAGGTTATCTACCCCAAAATTATCTACAGCATACTTACGAACTATAAACTCTCCAGGAGTAAGCATCGCAGGAATCGTGTCTGTGCCCTTTGCAAAACCACCATCTGCAAAGTAGCCCATTGCCTCTAGCGTTCTTCTCGGCAGCATCGAAAGTTCTGGTGGTGGAGTCTTTGGAGTCTTTGGTGGTGGTGGTGGAGTAACCACGGTAGGGGAGATAGAGCTACCACTCAGCTTGACCAAGTTGCCGCCCTTTGCTTTATCGTAGAATGTAACTCCACCGTCTGGAGAATAGGCAACCCAGGTAACTACCCTAGCCTGACCTGTCTGTACCACAGCTTGGCGTGTTGGGTCGTAGGTATATGGTGCTCTAAGCTCTGCGGTGGTTGTCGTTGTAGTCGTGGTTGCAGGTGGCGTAGTCGTAGTAGTTGCTGCTGGTGGCGTTGACCCTGGAACAGCATTTGGATTTAGGTACTGCTTGTATGCGTTATTTGCCAAATCTTGAGCAGCAATCAATGCCTTCGTGTAATCATAGACACCATTTTTTGCATCATTGATCTGGGTGTTTAGGCGATCCCATCTAGACTTCTCTAAGTCAATTAGCACGATGTCCTTATCTAGCTGGACCTGCTTTAGTCTGACTAGCTCGGTTGCTGGGGCAAGTTGCTTCTGCTGGATGTCAAGAATATCGTTCTCAAGGACCTTAACCTGGTCCTCAATTTGCTTCCTGGTCATGCTCTTGCCATTGACTAGGACGGTTACAGAATCAAGCTCTTTCTGCTTAGCATCTTCAAGTGCCTTCTTCTTGTTATCAATTGCATACTGGGCATTTCTAGCTCGGATATCTGCCATTGCCTTGGCGGCTGCAGAGATGTCTCCCTTTGCCAATGCTTCTGCAAGAGAAATCTTGCCCTTTTCCTGCTCGGCAATCTGCTGATTGATTACAGACACCTTTTCTAGTGCTGCTGCCCTGTCTTCATACTTCTTGTTGATTAGATCTTCTTGCTGAGATATCTTTGTGAGACCTGCGTTGTACTGGTCAAGGACGTATTGGTTCTTTGCAATTGAGTCGTTTGCTGAGGCAATGGTTGCGTTTGCTGCGATTACGGCTGGATCAAGTTTAAATTCAAGCTCTTTCTTGTTTTTTTCGTTGTCTAGTTGAAGGGCTGCCTTGTCAAATGCTTCTTGGAACTTTTCTGCTGGAGTCTTCGCACCTTCAAGAGCTTTCTTCAACTCGTTGTAAAGCTTGATGGCTGCCTTAAGCTCATCATTATTAGAACTATTTGCAATTGCGTTTGCCAAGGTTGTGTCTTTTACTAGTTCTAGTGCATCTGAATAAGTGGTTCCTGCTGCAACAAGCTTCGTTATAGCTGCAGTCTGGTTCTTTACATCGACAAGCCCCTGAGACTGTTTGGTCATAAAATCGCCAACAGTCTTTTGTAGCGTATTCTTCTCTTGAGCAGCTGTGGCAGCGTCCCACTTTGTCTTTAGGTCTGCTAGTGCTATAGCCTGTGCCTGACCAGTTTTCGTTCTTAGGATTGCAGCATATGCTCCCTGATAATCAGCGTCTGCTGCTGCCTTCGATGCTTCGGCATAACTCCAGCCCTTTGCAATTAGGTCTGTTCTCATGTCGCCTTCAAGCTTTAGTGCTGCTGCAGTTTCTGCAACCTTATTGGTAAAGTCTCCCAGAATTTCCTTGTCGTATGCTGCAGCAAGCTTTATACCGTTTGCATTGAGAACTCTCACCCCATCCTTGCCAATCGTGGTGTATAGCTTTTGGGTTAGCACGTCTGCACTAGTTATCATAGATACGAAGTCTTTTGCATACCCCTTGGCTCTTAGAGTTCCCTCTAGCGTATTGTCCAAAATGCCCTTATTTACCTGAGTAAATAGGTTTGTGGCTTTGTCTCCAGAACCAGATGGTGAGGATGGTGTGCCTGTATCTAGAACACCTGCAGCCTTGAGGAGTCTCTCTACTTCTGCCTGTGCCGCAATCTGCTGCTTATAAGCCGCTACGACAATCTGATTTTTGACATCTTTTCCGCCAGTTGCAAGAGCGCCAGCTGTATACCTAGCACCTTCGGCACCGATTGACCCCATGTAAGCATCCAGAACAGCCTGCTCACCCATAGCGATCACGTTCATTATTACTGTCTTGGATACGGAGCTCTTTGATCCAACAATCTTGCTCCAGTTATCGTTAAGAGTTTGTAGAGTTTGATTATTTTTGCCTGCATCCGTTTCCAGAATTGTTGAGACAACCTTCTTTGTTATTGGAGACTTTAGCTTATTGATCAGTCCTAGATCTTTTGAAATCTGAGCCAAGTTAGCAGAGTTAATGTCTATCTTTACGCCATAGGTATTCTTCAAGGTGTTAATTTGAACGATGGCATCCTTTACATTGTTCCAGTCTGCCCCCTTGTTTTGCATTGCAAGGTTGATTGTCTTTGTCACTGTGTCTTGGGTGGCACCAGACGAACCAAGCATATTGACTAAGTTATCTACCTCTGCATTTCCTTTAGCTGAAAATGCCAACTGAACATTTTTGCTTGTTGCTGCGTCTTTAGAAACAATCTTAGTTAGCATGTCTACTGTAGATGGAGATGTTCCAGCTGCCAAGGCAGTTTCTAGAGTAACCTTCATCTTGGTGTCTTTGACGTTAGTCTCAACGTTTGCAAGAGCTGCATCTGCAAGAGTCTTCATTCCTGCATTATCTTTGTAAAGGGTATCTATTGACGCAGCGATTGAGTCCTTGAATCCTGCACCATCTGTGTTATAGTTTGCTGCTAGACTATTGTAGAACTGATCTGATGCTGCGGTTTGCTCGTCAATCGCCTTAACACGCATTGCCTCTAGCTTGTTTATGTCAGCCTCTGTGTTGTGGATCTGCTTTAGCTTATCGAACTGTGCATTTAGTGAGTCTAGCATTTGCTGGTTAGATTTAACCTGGTTAGCAGCTAGCTGAACTGCAGCAGTTCTATACTGTAGCTTCTCTGCTTCGTTAGCTGCTGCCTCAAATCCGTTGGCGACTGCTCCAACTGCTAGCACGACTCCTGCAAGACCAGCTAGCACGGCTGCAACTGGTATTCCAACACCTGTGGCACCAGTGACTGCTGCGGCTGCTCCAAGTCCTGCTGCTACAGCTCCAACTCCCATGGTTACTGATTGTCCTGTGTTCAAAGCAGACTGCTGAGACAATTCAGCATTTTTCTGCTGTGCCATAGCAAACATATTAGAGGTTTGCTCCGCACCTCTTCTGGTTATTTCAGAGGCTACCTGTCCTGGGTTAGCTGTTAATGCTTCTCCATTTGGACCAACAATTTGATTTAGATTACCGATAATTTCGGCACTGATCTTGTAGTTCTTTAGCTTGTCACCGAGTCCCTTTGCAATTGCCTTTGCCTGGGCATCGGTAATCACTCCCTCAAGCATCGCCGTTGAAAGCTGTGTGGCTATGTTTGATCCGATATCGCTGTCTGTTGCACCAGATGCTTGCTGTGTCTTAATTCCTGCAACAAGAGACTTTCCAAAAGATGTGTTATTAAGCATTTGAGTTGCAATGCCATTATCTTTTTTGGAAGAAAGTATTCCAGAGTTTAGGTCTTTTCTATTTCTGGTAGCCTCTTCAGTAGCACTAACAGTCTTATAAACCTTCGATAACTCAACAAGTTTTCCATCTGTCATTGTCATTGAGTTTGCCATTTTGATTCCAGCTTCTTTTGCCTTGTTCATCATGTCGATTACCATTGTAACCACTGTTGCTAGACCAATCAATCCTGCAACCACCCAACCTGCTGGACCTGGGATCATCATAAGTGCTGTAGACGCAGCCATAGCTGGCATCATCATCTGATTTCCAATATCCTGCATCTTCTTGTCGCCGCTCATAGACATAGCCATAGGCAGCATGCTTAGAGCCATACCTGCACCCATCTTGCCCTTGCCGCCCTTTTCGTTGTCAAACATTGACCCTAAGAAGTTTCCACGTGTCGAAGCAGACTTCTTGATTCCTGCATCGCCTCGTAGCATTGCCTGAATCTCTGCAATTCTTGCTTCGGTAATTTTTTTCTCTGCTGCAACGGCTGCGACTATAGCCTTGGACTCTTCAGTCTTCAGTCTGGTCTCCGTTATTGTCTGGGCTATTGTTTCCTTTTGCCCCTTAGCCAACGCAATCTTGGCAGCTAGCTCTGATCTTAATCCTGCAGTTGGGTTGACTCTGTACCAAGCCTGCTTCATTGCGGTTGCGGTTGCAGTTGATGCAGATACAAAAGCTGTCTTAGTTCCTGTAGCAGCCTTCTTTGCTGATGTGGCTGCGTTGACTCCGAATTCCTTTACCGAATTTGATGCAGCCTTCATACTTGCAATTAGCGATGCCCATGCTGATTTCTGAGCAGCAACGACTGTTTGAGGCATTGCTGATGACAATGCAGACATTGCCTTCTTTGTCAATACTGCAGACATGTCGCCTCTTGCCAAGGCAGCCTGAGCAATTCTACTTGTAGTGCCAAAGATCTTGCCCATGCGAGTCATCTCTGCTTCAAGATCGACGGCACCTGCCTTCATCTTCTTTGCTCCGCCTAGGAAGTCCTCTTTAATCCATTGCCACTCTCTTGAAAAATTAGTCTTTGCAACTGACATTGTGGATGATAGCTTTTTGAAAGCTTGCCCCATTAATGATGACTCTGGAACTGCTGTTCTTAGTGCCTTCTTAATGCTGCCTTCGACAAAAATAGCGTCGCTGCGGACCTGCCCCTTGGCTGCCTGAAGAGCAGTCTTAATTGGTGTAATAATCTGCTGGAATTCTTGTTTTACCCAACCCATCTCACGTGAGAAGTTTGTCTTTGCACCTGCCATAGCAGTTTGGAATGCTGTAGGCACTGGCTTAACATAGTTCTGAGCATTGCTGGTGTTGATTACCATTCCAGGCTGTGGACCAAAGAATCTAGGCATTTGCTTTGATGATGCCACAACAGCTGTTTTTGCAGCTAGACCAAATGCTTCTCCAGAAGACTTTCCTAATGCTCTACCAGACTGAGACTCTTGCTTAACAGCTGTCTGCATACCCTGCTTAAATCCAGCAACACGATCAGTGGCGATCTTTATCTCTTCTTTAGAAGGCGACTGAATTCCAAAAGCCTTTTCCGTAGCAACTGCCTGGGATGATTTTCCAGACTGAGTTGTAACAGTTCTCTGCTTCATTTTGGCAGCTAGCTCATTCTCCATTTTTGCTAGATTGAAGGCACCATCAGATGCCTCCATAAGTGTTCTGTCAAGTTTCTGTATTGCTGCTCTAAATTCTGCTGGAGACTTTTTTGTTCTATTAAGCTCTGAAATTAAGTCATTTGCAGCTGCCTCATACTTGCCGCCAAGGAATTGAAGATTTGACAATGACTGAGTAACAGCCCTTGGAGAATACTGAACGCCATTTCTTGCCATCATGTCTACGTCTGGTCTTGCTTTTCCAGTACCTGCACCATAGGCTGCCTTTGGTCCAAAGATCTGAGTTGCTATCTTTTCATTTTTCTCTGCGTTAAACTTGTAAGAGTCTCTCATCCCCTTACGGTTGTTGGTAGTTCCAAACTCTGTCCATGACATTCTTGTCTGAGATACCCTGGCAATTGTCTGCTTTGCAATCTGCTCTTGCTTTGATAGGCTGTCTCCAGAAACGGCAACCTCAAGTGCTGACTCAGCCATCTTTCCGAGGTCCACAACTGTAAGCTGTGCCTTGTCGTCCAATGCTCCAAGGCTGATCTGCATTTCTGCTGCTGCTCTATCTAGGACCTTCTTAATTCCTTCTGCTGACATTCCAGCATTTTGCATGTGTCTTGCGTAGTTATCGTAGATCTCTCCGCCTGTACCAACATAAGCCTTCTTGGCTACAGATGCGTCAAACGCCTTGTTTCCCAAGTTATTAATTGCTTGTGGTTGTCTGATAACTGCCTCAGTAAAAGCGGTAAGCTTTGTTGTCGCTGGGTTTGCACCTGCGGCTCGCATTCTCTTTTCTTCCAAAGCTAGCTTAGTTCTAATCTCTGAGACAGCTTTTTCTCCAAGAACTTCAACGCTCTGAATAATTTCCGCAATTGTCATTTTGACACCGTCTCTTAGGTGTCCCATCTGAATTGCGTCTGTTCGTGCGATTTCTGCAGAAGGAGCATTTGGATTTCTTCCCAGGCTAGATACATATCCACCGATTGAATATTTTGCAATATTTCCAGATATCAGGCTGGCGACTAGTGCTGGATTTCTTGCAACTGATGCTGCTGGTATAACGGCTTCACCGTTCGATAGCATGGCTGGGATTTCGTCTGAGGTTCCAGTTCCAGGACCACGTACAATGCCTCCTGAAGCCAACCTCGTGCCAATAGGACCCCTAGGAACTCCTGCACCCATAAATGCTCTTTGTGCTACAGTCGCTCTTCTGTATGCTCCGATCAAAAGACCAACGGCTTCTGCCTCAGAGGTGAATGTTTGCTTTAGCTTGTTGTGAACCTGATCTAGTGATGCAGCGACTGCCTTTTCATTTAGCTGTGCTTCTGTAAGATAGTTTGTCTGCTCTCCGAGAGCTTTGTTGGACTTACCAAGGTTATTGAAGAAAGACTTTACGCTAACAAAAAGCTTAATTATGTTTGCGATACCGTTGGCTACAAGACCAACAACCATCAGAACCACTGGACCAAAGCCAGCGACACCAATGGTCATGTTTGTTAGGAACGACTTAAACCCATCGTCCATCTTGTTGAAGTTGGCAAGTGCCTCAGTAAGGAATTTTGCAATTGGAGTAACAGCCTTTACGAACTGCTCTCCCAGTGGTACTAGAGTTACCTTAAGCTCTGCAACAGCCTTTTGAAACTTCATCATTGGAGAGTCTGATACACGCTTTAGCTCTCGCTCCGCTAGGATTGATAGCTCAGCCTTAGACTTCTGACCAATTTCAGTTACCGTCGCAGCTTGGCTGTTTGCATCAGTTACGTTTTTCAATAGGGCTGAGATACGTGAGAACTGGAACTTTCCGAATAGCTTTTCAATTGCCTGTGCACGGTTTAGTGGGTCAAGCTTGTTTAATGCGTTTCCAAGTTCTACAACAGTATTCTTAATGTTGCCCTTGTTGCCTGTAACAATACCATTTAGATTAATGTTAAACTTTGCTAGGAATTCTGTTGCTGCCTTGCTAGGGTTAATTATGGATGCAAGACCAGACTTAAGTGCGTTAGCACCCTGTGCTGCGTTAATTCCACCTTCCTTCATTGCTGTTAGGAAGAAGGCTAGATCCTTGACATCTCCACCAAGCTGTTGAACAATAGGTGCAGCTCTTGGGATAGCTTCAGTCATATCGTCAAGGCTGAGGATGGTTTGGTTCTGTGTGAAGTTAAGGAAGTTGATATTCTCTGCAAGATCTTTAGATGCAATACCAAAGGCGTTGGTTAGAGATATGGTAGTTTCTAGAGCCTTGTTCTGATCAATACCGCCGAGGGCAGCCATTCGACTTGTTTCTCTAACCTGTGTTAGAAGCTCTTGCCCCTGCTTACCAGTAGCAGCAATTGTAGCAGCAAGCTCCATTGTGTCTGCAACCTGAATACCATACTGGGTAAACTCGGTACCAATTTGCTTAATGTTCTCGGCAATTTTTCTAGTCTCAGCTTCTGAAGTACTTAGGTCTCCATAGACACGACGTAGCTTAAGTGATGCGGTCTCTAGTGCCATGTAGGTCTTTGCGGCTGCTGAGCCAAGCATTAGAAGTGGAACGGTGAAGCCAACCATAAGCTGTCTACCAGCCCACTGAGTGTTCTTACCCCAGTTTAGAAGGTTTGTCGATCCCTGCTTCAATAGCTGATTTAGAAGTTGTTGCTTTTGTGCAGCAATAGCTGTTTTTGTGGCAAGGTTTTCCATGTCAAGGGTTAGCGGTCTTACGGCTATTGCCTTCATGGCACCGTTTGCATCACGACCCATCTTGATGTATTGGGTCTGTAGGTCCTTGACACGTTCACGTGCCACCTTGTTCATTGTGTTGAACTCAGAGGTGAACATTCTTCCGAATGTTTTTGAAGCCCCACCAGCATAACGGAAGTACTCTCCCATTGAGAGTTTGTTGGCTTGTAGGGCTCTTGAGAAAGACTCTGTACTTGTTTGTACAGTTCTTAGGTTAGCTTGGAATTTGCCAGTAGCGTTTATGGAGTTTAGCAGGTTCTGCTGCATTCCTGCTGCTAGCTGGGCTTGGGCTGCTCCACCCTTTGCCATTTGTGTTTGGAAGGCTGAGATTTGCGATTGCAAAAGTTTGATACTTGACAACGCTTGTGAAGTATCAACATTAATCCGTATAGTGGACTGAATATTCTCAGCCATCCGTAAACACCCTCTTTTTTATTTTAGATATTGATGAGGTTGGTGTCCCCAAGTTTAATACCTGAAGCACCCTCAATTATCTTATAGACTGTAGGAAGATCTAGGATCTCCTCTAGAGTCTTTGCATCTGTGCCAAGTTCTGGCTTGTACTGCTTTAGTGCGATGCCCACACAAGTCATAAGCAAGTCCATAGACTTGTCATTGTCATCCGCAACTTCTGAAATCTTTTCGAATGTCTTCATGAAATCACGAAGTAGAGAGATCTTTAGCGGCTTAGTTGTAATTTCGGTGCCATCACCCAGCACAATTGTCTGTGCCTCATTAACTGTTGTAGTCATTTGTTTTCCTCCTAATTAGGTTTATATAATTATATCATAGTCGTCTAGTTTACACGCTGATAATCTAGACCCATGCCAATTCCGAAGCCTGCTTTTTCGGCGTTGACTCCTTGTAGTGCTAAAATATCATTCGAATCCTTTGCCTGACCCTTACTGAATACCCTAGCTTTCATTTCTTCCCAAGCATTTGAGTTGTCGTTTCCAGTTTCCTTGTCTAGGTCAACACCCTGCATTGCTGCCAAAAACTTTTTGTCTGAATAGTCAAACTCTCTTTTTGATCCAAGTGTTGTCATTAGCTCTGGTAGCGACAATGATAGCTCAAGTTCTTCATAGCTCTTCCATATTCCCAGTGTAAATGCTTCTGACTCTAGCTTAGCGAGGTCAAGCGAGTCCCACGTACCGCCATCTTTTCCAGTACTGTCTTCTTTTGCTTGTTCTTGGACTGGCTTTTCTTCATCTTCGCCCAACTTAATACCAGCAGCAAAATCTAGCACCTTGTATAAGCTTTTGATATCTATACTATCCTCTACATCTTCTACCGTTTTTAGCGATGGGCAGAACTGCTTCATTGCTATTCTTACGCAGTCAACTAGTGGGGCTAAGCCATCGTCTGCTGTTGTAGCTTTCTTCATGTCCTGAAATCTGTCCATGAGCTCTCTAAGATATCTAATCTTTAGTGGAGATACCTCAACGATCGTACCGTCGATCAGTTCAATGTATCCAATATCATATACTTTAGTAGCCATTAATACAGTATACCAAATACAAAACCCCCCAGTGTTTAAACTGGAGGGTTCTGCTATTAAGTTATATTTTGATTACACTGCAGCAGGGATAGTACGATCTACGATCTTACCATATGATGCATTGTCGTTTGGTAGCAAACGGAACGATACTTCGAACTCGGTTGCTGCGTCACGCTTAGCTGATACTGTTACGCTTTCAATTGAAAGTGCACGATATGCTGCGTAGATACGCTCAATAGAGCTACCTGCAGCACAGTCACCAGTACCTGGACCAACGGCTACTAGACCTCGCTCAACAGGACATTCTCCAATGTCACCTGCTGAAAGATTTAGTGTTGGACCAACGTTAGCTACGTTAGTCAAATCTGAATCCTTGCCTGCTAGTGCGAACAGCAAGTTCTCAAGAGTTGCCTCAGCGAAGGTTGTCTTTAGGTTAACCTTCATACCTTGCTTGTAAAGCTTTGCAACGTCAAGAACCTGGTCAACCTTAACTTCACCGAAGTCAGGCTGGAACATGATTTCCAAACCGTTAGATGTGTATCCAACGTTACGGAAGTCAGCTGCGTTTGCAGTTGCTGATAGTGTTTCTCTGAAAGACTCACCGTCAACGTAATCAGGTAGATCAGCTTCAGTTAGTGTACCTGCTTCGTATGTAAATAGAGCAGCTGCACCAACGATAATTTGATTGCTTGAACCACGTGTATATGCCATAATATTTCACCTCATTTTCCTTTATAGATTTTGTAGGCGTGTTTCCTCAAGATAAGTATACCAGCCTTTTTGTACTAATATGACTTGTGCCAGTCATATTCAATAATTATTTTATTGCCAGCATACGTTCTGGCTGTGCCAAAGTCAACGATATCTCTGGTCTCTTGTAGCTGATATATCTTAAAATTGTGGAAGTACGGCATGGGCATATCTTCATAAGAAGTTCTGGATGCATTATATAGCCTCTTTGTCTTACAAACCTTTCCATCCACCTCAGTCTCTGCTCCGTCTGGTAGGGCTGCAATCCATCTGTTTATGTCTTCTGCTGACTCATCACCATTATCAAAAAGATCGCTGATCACCTGCTGCAGGTATATGATCTTTGCTGGAGCTTCCATGGTTGTTGCATAGAAGTAGTATAGGAGCTGCTCGCACTTGATGTGTGGGAATGGACCCCTACGCATTCTAAACATTCTGTCATATATTCCAGCTAGACCCTCATTGGTAACTGGAACCTGTAGTCCAGTCTGCAGTGCGTCAAATATGTGCCTGTATTCTAGTGCTAGCGATGCTATGTCTGTTGGCATTGTTGGGAATAGCGGAAGCGAACCAAGGTTAAGAGAGGCATACCTAGTAGCAACCTTCTCCTGTAGATACTGGTTGACAAATATTGGTGGATGGTAGATTACGGTCATTATGATGCTATTCCTTTACTTATCCAATTATATCCTACTTTTGTCCCCAATGCTTTACCGCCAGTTTTTGCAGAAACAAAGTTGGTTTTAAAGTCTTTTGGATTTTTTAAGTGCTGTGTAATTCCCGAAGCTTGCATATACGACTGAGTGAAATACTGGTTGAAGAAAGTGTTAAATGCCTCTTCATACGAACCCTCTGCTGCTCGTCCTCCTGGGTCCAATACTGTAACGCCATTCTTTGTAAAGACCTCTTCTCCGTCAACATTGAATACTAGAACGTCTGACTTTTTGGGCTCTATTCTAACTGGTATTCCAGCTTCCATGATTCTGGCTTTGTCATAAAATGGCACATTCGATCCGTTCTTGATTGATCGTGATTGGCTGAAAGTTGAGTTTATCGTTAGACCGCCTGCTTCAGCGTAATAGTCTAGCTCAAACAGTCTTGAGTCTGGGCTACCTGCCTGATACCATTCGTATACATGCTGTAGTGATGCTGGGTCAACCCTAGCATTTGAGTCTACGAATTGCTTAAAAGATTCTATGGCAGATTTTCCTATTTCTAGTATGAGTGGGTCTCTTCCCATCTCTGCACCGTTCATAAACCCATTGGCATAACCAATAATATTTGTCATGTCTTTTATAAATTGCTTGTCATCAAATGTGAACATTAAATGTCTACCGCCTGATTATCTGAACGAGCAAGGACAACCTTGAAATATTCTACAGAACCAAAGGCACCTACGATTGGGCTGAATGTAGATATTTCGAATATTGTTGACTTGCCAGTACGGATACCAGACGATTCATTATAAATGATGTTGCCAGAAGAATCTCTAACATTAGCAATAACAATATTGGTCATTGCATTTAGGCTATCTCTGGTCGAAGACGTAATGTCACTCTTTGTTCTACCAACAAGGACGTTGTCTAAAGTTATGTTTGGATTAGTCTGAATATCCTGCTTATACTTTCTACCTGCAGGGGTAAAATTACAAGCAATAGTTCTGTCAAGAACCCACTGCTTCTGAACGTTTCCTAGAACGCCCTGCTCTACTATTGGATAATAGATGTCTGCAAGCATTGGGTAGATAATGCTAGTCTGCTCGCACTCAGCCATTAGATAACTCCGATTTTTAGGGTTCCTCTAATATACTTATCAAGCATTCTATCTACTAGCATGTTTCCAGTGCCAGTGAAAGCATTGTCGTCGAACTTGATGGTGAACTGATCTGTGTCATATGAGTTAATGTATCTCTTGGCATAGTCAAGGTTTCCGCATTTTAGATCGTTAATTAGTATTGTAGTTGCAGTTGCAACGTCTGGTGGTATTGCACGGAAGCCTTCGTCAAGCACAAAGAGGTAGTCGTTTCCAAGCTGGAATGCTCCTCCAGTCTTTCTCTCAAATGTGTACTGAACGTCGCCTCTTGATATTGGCAGAGTTTGGTCTGGTAGGGTTTGCGAAATTCTATTATATTCTTCGTTAGAAACTTTTTGAATTGCTGAATTGTCTAGCGTAATAGAAAATGTGTAAGCATTAGTTGTTGGGTCTGCTGCATCCTTGTCATATACAAGAACATTATTTTCGTATACCTTTAGTACACGGTTTGCCATTCTCCATGTTGGCATATAATCTAATCCATTACCCTGGGATTGCAGGATTGACTTGTGGTTATAAAAACCATCATTGATGTATGTGTCGATAACTGAACGTGCGATTACCTCATACATTGCGTATTCCTTAATCTCAGATGGTGTGCTTCCTAGATCGGCTGGGTTTACGTAAGGTCTTATAATGCTCAGGTTCTCTTCGTAAATAATGTGCTCGTGGTCCTCGTCGTAAAAACGGATCAGGAACTCACGGTCGAATTCAACCTTTGATATTGGTATCTGGTAGGTGACTACCCCAGATGAGCTTGATGTAATGGTGGTCTCTTCAATTGAGTGATCCACCAAATCCTCCACATAGACGATATAATCGTAATTTGCATCTGGCAAATTCCATGTTGTTACTAGAGGATAAGGTGGAACTCTCATGACCTGCATGTTACTTGCCGAACCCCTGTGCAACTTCTTGTGGAGTTGCTACTCTTACGTGGTTACGAGTTAGCCACTTGTCAGCCTGCTCCTGAGTTACAATATTGAAACCGCTGTATACCTTGCCAACACCGCTCCAAGTTACGTTACGAGTTGAGTGAATTGCTACGGTGTCTTCTTTAACTGCTGCTGGCTTCTTGGCTGCCTTTGGCTTTGGTGGTACTGGAACTGTAGTTGAGCCCATAGCTCCATCTCCAACAATACCAATTCCTGGCTGAGTTGGAACGCCAGCTGGCTCTGGGGCAGAAATTACATCTGATGCTACTACAGCTTCTTCAACCTTTTCAGTCTTCGAAACTTCTTCAATAGCCTCTTTGATCTCTTCTACCTTGTCCTCTGGAATTACTGTTTCGCCTTCAGCTAGAGTTGCTGGAAGGACTTCTTCGTTATTAATTTCTTCTGACATAATAACCTCCTAAATAATAATTATAACAGATATTAAAAAAGAGGGCAGGAGCCGAAACCCCTGCCCCCTCTTAAAAGGTATGCTCTACAGATTATGCATCTGCTGCAGCATCAGCGAATGCAATTGCATCCTGCTCTTCCCACTGAACGCCGAATCTTACGAATACGGTGTACTCAATGGTGTCCTTCTTTGGCTTGTACTCACGGTTGACAGTGATGTCACGCTGGAATCCCCAAATACGGTTCTGAGGAAATGTAAGATCTACATAGCCTGCAGGGTAGTAAGGAACTTCCTGAACATCGATGCCTAGAACACGAGTAGTACGTGCTCCACCGAAGGTCTGTCCATTGCCATCTAGGTATGCCTGGCGGTTTGCAGGAGTACCCGATGGGGTACCAGCAAATGCCTCAGCGATTGCGTCAGCTAGAGTACCGTTGTGCTTAATGATACCCTGGAATGCATCGGTACCAGCGTAGAACTTAAGGTTGTTCTTAAGTGCACGGTACTTACGAGGCATTGCAAGAATAATCTTCTGCATTACATCAGTAGTCCAAGCGTCATCTGCAACAGTAACGACTGCTTCGTGAGCATAGCCATCATTCTGGGTCTTGTTAACAAAACCGTTCATAATGCCTAGGAATGCTCCATCGCCTGAATCACCAGTACCATTAATGGCTAGATCTTCAATGTCATTTGCGAATGCATTTGTCATTAGACGAACTAGGTGGTCCTCAAGAGCACCTCCTTCAATACCGTCTTCGATAGCTTCAGCTGAAACTTCCCAGTCCAAGCGAATCTTCTTGGTGGTTAGTTCAACCTTTGTGAATGTTGCTCCAGCGTTGGTGTAGTCACCAAGTGCCTGAGCAGCAGCACGAATTACTCTTTCGCCAACGTTAACCTTCTCAAGCTCCATAGTGTTAGCTCTCATAGTTACACGACGACCATCCTTGGCGAGAACTGTAGCATCCCATACGTAGTCAATAAAACGACGTGCCTGTTCAGGGCGTAGGATACCAGATCCAGCTTCTCCCGAAGGATTGACTGCGTTAGCACCAGTAGTAACACCAAATGCTGCTGTTGGAATGTTTCCAACTGCTGCACCGTTTAGGTAGTTACCTGGAACGTTTGCACCAGCCTCAGAACCAGATGCGAATGCACCCTGTCCCTGATAAAGACCAGGCGTTGTACCGCCTAGATTACCAGATGTTCCTGGCTGATTTTTAATAATTTCTTCCGACATATTGTTCACCTCCTAAAGTGATTTTAATTTATTTGAATAAATCGGTAGCTTTGAGGAAACGACCGCCCCATAGGGATTTCTCAACAACCTGTTCTGGTTGTTCCTGTACAATCTCGCCGAGATCGCCAGACTTACGGAAAGCGGTATCTGCCTCTACAGCGTCAACTCTCTTTCCAAACTCGTTAAACACGTTAGTGGTTGCAGTTACCTCATTTTTTACTGCACCAATAGACTTGCTTAGTTCTGCAATTTGTTCAGCTTGTGCCTGAACTACTGCAGTTAGATCGCTAAAGGCTTTTGTAACAACTTCCTTGACATCTGCAATTGCAGCGTCAAATAGGTTGTCAGACTTAGCAACAGACTCTGTAGCTTCATCTGCTGGCTCTGCTGGTGCATCGTCTGTAGCTGGCTCTGCAGCTTCTTCTGATGTAACAGCACTAGTGGTGACTTCACCCTTTTCTAGACCAGCATCTGCAGCAACTTCTTCGCCTGCTTCTGCCTCTGGAGCGACCTGTGATTCTTCAACTGTAGTTTCTTCAACAACTGCCTCATCAGCAACTGCTTCAACTACTTCATTTGTTGTGTCAGTCATAGGACTTACCTCCTTGTTAATCTCAGTTGTCTTAATGCCTTTAGCACTATCAACTAAGAACTTTATCATTTCTGTTTTTTCGTTATCTGATTTTTCAACGAAACCTATGTTTTGCATGGGTGCACCAGAAGCTGGGCTTTGCTCAACTTCGTTCTCTGAGATCAGAACTATTCCAGACTCTGAATCCCAAAATACATTTTCAATCTGAGTATCGACACCCTTAACTGTGTCAACACCGTCTACCTTTTCAACAGATAGGATGTTTGCAAACTGATTTGCTGGTGTGTCTACTAGAGATAGCTCAAATAGGTCATACTCTTTAATAATGCGGATCTGAGAATCCATCTTCTCGTCATAAGCGTCGTCCCACTTATTCATTCTACCGCCGATAGAAAAACCAGATAGGGTTCCGTCTAGAACCTTTTCCCAGGTGTCCTGGGCTCCCTTTGAAACATATGCAGAAACATATACTCCAGAATAAAACTTCTTTGACTCAGGGTCAAAGTACTTATCTTCTTTAAATGCTACCATCTTGCCTACTGCAAGTGGCTGGTGCATTTCACGAATGTTGCCACGGAATTTTGAGAATGCTTGAACCGAAGCTTCTGATGTGACGATGTCCTTTTGACGGTCAACATTGTCCAGTGTAGCGAATCCAGAAACGATACGACGTTCCTTGTCTACCTTAGAGAAAGGCATTGAGAGGCGAACGTTTTCGCCCTCCGTATTCCAGTGTGCTTTTTGAATAGTCATACTAATTAATTATAGAACCCTTTTTTAAAATAATACCTATTATAGCATTATTTTGTGGATCTACCCTCGCCTTTTGGATTTCTGCCAGTTGTGGTAGTTGAACCATCTGAAGCATTGTTTTTACGCTGAGCATCTCTTTGCCTATTTCCAGCATTGTTTGCGGTTGCGTCTGTAGCCTGTCTAGGAGTCATCTCCATAGGAACATCTCCACCGTCGATGTGTGGCAAGCCAAGAACGGTTCTAGCTTCGTTTGGAACCATAATCTTATTCTTAACATATTCTGTAAGAATCTGTGACTGAGAGATCTCGTCTGTCAGGGTTAGCTCGTTGAACTTGAAGTCTAGAATGTCTGTCTTTTCATGAACAATCTTGTTAATCATCTTTTCAAGGTTTGTCTGTGCTGGTCTTGCGACCTGCTCCTTGAAGGTTCGATCCTGTGCAATTGCTGCTGCAATGGCTGATGAATCTCCACCACCAATCTTTGACAATGGCACTTGGTGAGCTACAAGGATATCATCACGGTTTCTAATTCTGTAGTCGTTAAACGATGCCTCTTGGACTCCAGCCTCAATTGGCTCCATCTTAAACTCAACTTTGTTGGTATCTGAATCTCCAGGTAACGGAATGTATAGAGTTCTGTGGCTTGAACCCTTTAGGCTTGTCTGTAGGAATCGGAACATTTTGTCCTCTGCCTCTTCTGAAAGCTTTGCACCCTTAAGGGTTACAACGTAACGAGGGACAGCCTTGTTAGAGAAGTAGTCAATGTTGTACTGTGACGCCAGCTGATCTCCATGCAATGCTGAGACTGCAGACATGATGTCTGGTACACCATAGAAAGTATTTAGTGGAGAGTATTCCTTGTAGTGAAGAATCTCGTTTGGACGTGGGTCGCTTGTAATTGGGTTTGGGTTCTTTGCTCCAAAGTTACGGAAGTAAACAACCTTATTTCCAATGATCTGAATGTAGCCATCCTTCATTCTGCGAACACGCATAGTGGTAGCTGGAATGTGACCAACGTAACCAATTTCACCCTTAACAGTTCTACCAATTTCTAGGTAGCCATTTCCAGTTGCCTGTACGTCAGTAAAGAATTTCATCATGGTGTTAGTAAATGAGTCATCGTCATTCAGCTTCTCCATCCACTCACGGAGCTCTACCTTTGCACGTTCAATACGCTTTCTGGCTTTCTCTGTGGCAGAAGCATTCTCAGATCCTTCAAGAGCCATCATGGTTCTCTTGGTTACTTCAAAGTCATAGCCTAATCCTACAATGTTCTCTACCTTAGCGTCAATGGCTGCGTGGTTAGCAAATGAAGTATCGTAGAAGTTAGCTAGTTCGTATAGGTTCCATGGTGGAGTGATAACATCAAACATTCCATATCCATTACGATATACACGACCTGGATTAATCTCTTTAGAGGTTGCACCGTCAATACCCCGATTTACAGCAAGTGCACTGTCTTGGTATCCAGGGTTCATGATATCGATCTGGTTGTACTGAAGCGTAGTTTCTACAAAAGCATCATTGCTAGCCTTTGCAATTCTGTCTGTTCTACGCTTAAAATTCTTTTCTAGACCTGTGAGAATCTTGAGGTCATCCCAGTTCTTTAGGAATGGGTCTTGGTCCTGAAATGCATTGGAGTCCTCAACCTTGTCGTCTAGTCTCAGGTCTCTAATATATGACTGATACTCTTCTGCCATTACTCTTCATCTCCGTACATTGCAATAGTGTTCTTTGCTGCCTGAACGGCACCTAGGTCATTGAGGTTCGGGATTAGTCCCTGGCTCATTCTATCGACCTGTTCGCTGTACTCTTCATCTGAAATTCTGTTCATACCTGGGAAAAAGTATTCTTTTCCATCTGGCTGACCGTGGTATGTTGCAGCATCTTTCAGCTTTGCGATCTGTGTCTCGTCGCCCTTACGAGATGGGATGTTTAGGATATTTCCTTCACCATCTGTAAACCACTTTCCATCAGACTTTTTCCAAACATAGATACCCCAGTCATAAACTTTATCTACTAACGTTACCTTGGCTTTACCAAGTGCTTCTGCAAACTTATCACTCATAACCACTAGTATACCATACTAAACGGCATCTTGTGTATATGAGTCCCATCTGACATCTTTATATACCCGATACTCGTACTTATCAAACAAAAGCTTAGAGTCATCGGACACAATAAACTTCTTTGTTCCAGTGTATATTTCGTAGATATCTTTTGGATTTATATTGACCTTATTGGTTGACAAAACAAACAGAACGTTTCTCCAAATAAACTCTGGATTCCAATCATCCCAGACTGCAACTCCAGAATCTGTATTCAAAACATTAATCCATGGTCTTGCTCTAATGCTTTTACTTTCCTGGTCTGCTGTGTATGTATAGTGAGATATGTTGTCTACGGATATTAGCCCTGTAACCCTAAAAGCTCCAGTGTGTCCGTCAAAGTTCAGCTTGCTGCTAAACTGAATACCAAGGATCAACCATTCACGTAGGTTTATGATAGCGTCCTTAACCAACTTGCCGTTCATGAAGAATGCGATGTCTTCCTTCACAATTCCAGTAGCTGTATCAATCGCATATATCTTTCCACGCTTCCTAGTCTTATCTGCTGCCACCAAATAAAACTTTATGTATTCCTGTGATGACTGAACTTCCATAACTTCTACAGGCTGTTCTGGGAATAGCTCTTCATCATATCTGAGGAATGTCTGAATTGCCCCAACAGTATATTTTGAAGACTTGTCCTGATTTATTGGAGTTGATATTCCACGACTTAGACCAACTCTGGACTCTCCCCTTAGCCTTACTCCACGATCTTTTGTAAGATACAGGTGTGGACTGCTGCCCTTGTATATAGAGAATGGATTTCTCTTTTTATAATCCATGTAGACTCCAAGCTTGCTGTATGGCTTGATGTTTATTCCAAATTTTGTTCCGATATTGTTTGGTGAATTTTCGTTCAGTGCTAGCGATGCCAGTTGTAGACTCTTAATCTTTATTGGTTTGTCAATTATGCTATCTACACGAGCCTCTATTCTGATTGATATTCCAAGGTCATTCACATTTACCCCTGCTGGTGGATAAATTATCATTCCGTTTACAACCTCGTACTTTGTCTTTATCCAGTCAACATCTGCGTATACAACTCCAGTACTAGATGCTGGTACGGTATTTGTGTAATAGCTGTTTGGCTGAACTGCTTTTATTGTAAGCGGTTGGAATGTTACGTATGTCCTTATTGACGAGCTGTAGGTGTCATACGATCCAGATATGTGTCTTGATGGTTCTGGATAGTTTATGTTAAACTGCAATACATCTAACGCATACTCTCTCTCATTATTTGAGTTTGTTATAAATTTAGCAAAATATGAAAGTGGGACATAGTCTTGCCAGCTGGCATCTACTGCTAGATCTATCTTGCTTCCAAAAATATCGCTGTTCAGGTATGCGGTGTAACTTGCAACGTGAGCAAAAAGGTTGACTGACTCAAAGGATGAGTATAGTCCGCCGTCTTCTGACTCTGTCCATACCTCAGTATTGTACTCTCCTGCAGTGTCGATGTCATCACCGTATAGATAAAAGGCTTCTTCCTCTACCGCCAATATTCCAGACTCATTAAAAAGACTAGATATTTTAGCAAAGTTATTTATGGTACAAAACCCAACCCTAAATATTTTTCCATCAAATGTTTCTGACATAGAGTCTGATCCACCAACATAAACAGATATCTGTTTTCTATTACCAAAGAATGCAGAAACGTCTTGTCCAAATTTTGAAACAAGCGTATTGATGCTAAGACCAATTGAGAACATGCCAATTTGTGAATAACCTGGAACTTCGTAGAGCGTAGTTACTCTACCACCATATGTAAGCACGTAGGACACAACATCATCGGACAGAGATACCTCTAGGCTACTTGAGTTGAATTGGTTGACTAGCTTTAACAGTGTCTGCTTTGTGGTAGTTGAAGAACTATTTTCAAATATTCCATAAATTGCATCGATGCTTCTGTCAATCTTTTCGAAGCTAGCAAACTTTAGGTATCCATTTACATCTGCCCATGTCTCAGCGTCTGGTCTGAGAGATATAAACTTATAGTCTTGCGACTCGTTAGCAGCAGCATTGTCAACGCTCCAGCTTTCGAAGGTTCTTTTGTCGAATACTATTTCTGGAACTTCATACTCTGGTATTGATAGGATGTTGTTGCTAATAAAAACATTATCGGATACTCCAGCATCCCACCTTACCTTGGATGGATAGTCGTAGTTGTTTGCGTAATTTGCTAGTGGGTAGTCCACAACAATAGAAGATGTATTGTATGATGAGCTAATGTTTTCTGGAAGGTCTACGCCCTGACCGTAAACAAACCTTCTCTTTGCTACAATCGCTGGAACCTGATATGGATATATGGCTATGCAGTCTAGCTGTACTGGGGAAATTTCGTGGCTTGCGTAAAAACCAATCCAGTCCTGATCTTTGCCGAGATCTGAAAACTGATTGGGAAAGAATATGTCTGTTTGAGAAAGATCTATTCGAATCACTTCTTCGCCATTTATCATTACGGTGGAGTTCTTGCTTGTAATCGATAGGTGCATCAGCATTGGCTTGCCCCATTCTCCAACATAGTATGAAGATGATATATCGCCAATCTTTAGTGTTAGTGATGTTTCGTTTACATACAGCCCATCGCTAGAAGATATTGGACCAACAATCTTTGTTTTTGATGATGATCCGCAGTCTATTTTAATCCAGAACTCTAGGGTTAAATCTTTGTCTTTTCCGTAGGCATTCATAAAGCCTATTCCTGGCACAATTACTGATGGTGCTGGACTATTTGGGTAAAGAGTTGTTACTGAGGATGAGCCATATACCATTGGCACTCCAAAGTTTCTAGCCAACGCCAAGCCGTCTTTGGTCAGATAGTATCCGTGCCTATCCTGCAGACCATATGGGTAAGCTCTGATTCCAAACTCGGTATTTGGCATAGCTATGGATGCTGATATTTGCTCTGGCTGTTGCCCCAGAGATGATGCGTAGAACTCTTCGGACAGTTGACCAACAGTTATTCCGTTCAAATCAAATGCATACTCTGCTCCTGATCCGCCGTTGGCAAGGTACTTAATCTTGACAAAAACTCTAAAGTCTGAGGTTGCGGTTGGGATATCGAAAGTCTTGGCAACCAATCCCCAGGTTTGGGTTAGAGCTATCTGCTCGCTAAATGATTCTTGAACATCTTCTGTTCCGTTATTATATATGTATCCAAGCTCTACGCTTTTTATATACTGTGTTTCTGACTTTACATATACAGATACTGCAAATGTTTCTACTTCTGAATTCATGTTTGAAAATGAGTTTACGACTGGACTGGTCAGAGTTACCTCTCCAGATCCTGTAGCCACGACTCTTGTTGTGTACTCTGGCACTGTTGATAGAGGTCCTAAGTCTTCGGTTGGTTCAGAAGATCCGCCCACAACTGTCCACAAAGACATATCTCTAACTGCATCTGGTATTGATGAGGCAAAGTCTAGACTGTCATCTAGTGCCCATAAAGCTAGTGGATGTTCGCTAAATATTTTTTCAGCATAGAGGTTTGAAGGTATGGACATGTAACTATTTTACCATACAGAGACTATACTATTATTGTTTTGATAGCCAGGAGATCTTCTTCAGAAAGATTTAGTCTGGTCATCAAATCTGTTGCCAGAAGTCTTTGATTGATTATCAGCTGCTCTTCTGCGGATATATCCTCTTGGTTCCAAACCTGCTTATACTTGCCACGATACAATACAGGAATACTCTCCACAACCTTTTTACCAGCTTCTGCTACTGGCTGCTCTACTACCTGAACTTCGCTCCAGCCGTCTGGCAGTGCGTCTCCATCTACCCACAGTGGATGCTCTAGCTGCAAGTCTCCTATGTATCTTGGATAGTTGTCTCCATTTATTAATAACATCATATGCTCCTTAAGTCCATTGTTGTTGATGAGTTTGATAGTGTTAGTGTCGTGAGTCCAGATGTTTGAACAGCAACATTTCCGCCTGAGTCAGATCCTAGGGGTCCTGATGCCACAGTTGTTGGCGAATTGCCATAGGTCCAATTAGATGCTATATGCTGCCACACAAATCCAAAAAAGGAATATTTTTTTGAAACATTTAAACCATCTTTTGGAAATTTTGTAAAATATGATTTGCCTGACCAAGTGTATCCAAGCCTATATAGGAAGTTTCCAAAAACTGATATCCCATACCCGATTGTGCTTTCTCCTGTTGAGAACTCTCTTTGATACTGTAAGACTCCAGATGTATTGTATTTAAAAATATGATCGGCATAGGTATTGTTGGCTGATCCATCAGTTCCCCAGGAATGTGCATATATGCTTGTTCCATCTAAAACCATGTCCATTACCCTGCTACTTCCTCCACCAGTTGATAGTATGTTTGGTGATATTGCATACTTCTGATAAATAACATTGCCACTTGTATCGATTCCAGCAAAATATGGGCAACCAGTTCCGTACTGAAACCCTCCTGGGTCTATCCATCCAGAGACATGAAGGTTGCCAGAAGAGTCTACAGTGCTTGCATGTATCCAGAAGTACTTGTTAGCCTGAGTTGTGTCTGGTCCGTACATGTTCTTCTGCCACTGCAAAGTTCCAGAACTGTCAAACTTTGACACGAAGCTGTAATATCCGTATAGTGTTGATGGGTCATATCTTCCACTCCAAAACACATTCCCAGATGAGTCAACGGATACTGGTCCGCCGTATGTGCTGTACCCCCATGGATTTGTGAACCTTCTATTCCAGATGATATTTCCCGATGAGTCTAGCTTGACTAGAACTGCCCATGCCCATTGGCTAGTATTTGGCACATATATGTCGTAAGTTCCACTGAAATATATGGACAAGTCTGACGAGTTAAAGCGTATGCTGTTCAGATAGGTCCCAGATGTTGAGTTTGTGCTTACGGTTCTATAGTATTTTTGCCACAGAAGACTTCCATTTGTATCTATTCTAGCAACAACAAACTTTGTGACAAATGTTGAGCTTTCAACCACGTCTTGCTTGCCGCCCAGAACAATTTCTCCAGATGATGAAACATCCATGGTATCATAAGTTCCTCCAGATATGATCTTTTCCCAGAGTATTTTCCCTTGTGGGCTTATCTTTCTGATCACACCATTGTTGACAGCGTACGAGTTTCCAGATGAGTCTAACCTTAGCTTTGGACTGTATACTGATGTGTCAGACATGTTGGCAAACCAGCCACCAATTCGTTTGGGTGCAGTTAACAGACCAATTCCAATGGGAGGCATTACGCTATCTCCACATTGCCCAATACTGCATAGACTGTAGAAGTGTCTGCAAATACTGTTGCAGACGTATACTGGTTAGATATTTTTAGATTTACGCCTGTCGATCCAACACCCTGCAAAGTTGTTCCAGATGCTGCTAGAGTAACAACTCCAGCACCCTTTTGATATACGTCAAAGGATTGATTAGCTGTTAGCACTGCTGGTATTGTTATCGTTACAGCAGATGCAGAATCGACCTTAAGGACCTTGCCAATATCTGATGATTGTACAGTGTAGTTTGAGGTTATTGTTGACGATGTTCTGACTACCGCATCTAAAGCTGTCTGTAGCCCTGTAACGTCCGATATGGCATGTGTGTGAGATGATGAGGCTTTTCCATCTAGAGTTGTCTGTAGCCCTGTTACATTAGATATAGAGTGTGTGTGAGATGCTGCTGACTTGCCATCTATTTGTGTCTGGATTGCAGACGTTACTCCGTCAAGGTATCCGATCTCGGTGTCGGATACCCCAGTGACCTTATCCTGTTTGTTGGAAAGAGATGTTGTGATTGTGGCTGCATAGCTAGCGTCATCGCCCAAAGCGGCTGCGAGTTCGTTTAAGGTGTTCAGGGCACTGGGAGCGGAATCTACAAGATTGCCAATTTGTGTATCTGTGTAAGAGTTTGCCACTGCTACTGCTGCTGATAGATCTAGGGATTCTACTGCAGTATCGGTATAGTCATTGGCTTCTGCAATAGCTTCACCCCTGGCAGTTGCTATATCTGCTGCAACCGTAGTGCTAAAGCTATCGTCGTCGCCCAGGGATGCTGATATCTTTTCCAGAGTATCCATTGCAGTTGGAACGTTACCCAAGATATCTGACACTATTCCAGAAAAATCTGGAAGATTAGAAAAATCTTTAAAATACTCTAAAGCACTCCACTGATCAACACCATTACCAATCTTAAAGTTTCCAGTATTTGATTCAAACCCAATTTCTCCTGGAGCAAGCGTTGGATTTAATGTTGTCCATTGTGTAGATGTCCCTCTACGCTGTTGGGTTCTTTTTAGAGTCATATAACTATTTTATCATACAAATGCTGTTATTTAAAAGACATGGATCCATGAACATCGCCTTTGCCACATCTAGAGCAAGTTTTTGATACCGCTCTTGTGACTGGACATGTCAATACAACTTTTTTGTGTCCTAATAAAAGGCACTTTAGTTTAATGGTAGCCAATGTTGTTCCTGTATCTTTGGGTCATTTTCTAGATGTGATAGTGGGATGATGTCGTATGCAACAGTAATTCTTGGACCATCCCAACTCCAGTCTCCCATAGCATGTGGGTGTCCCATTTCTGACAATACCGCACGATTGTTTTGGTTAATGTTGGTCTTTGGTCCCTGGGTAGTAATGTAGTGAGTTTCTGATGGCTCTGCCTTTACTGCATAATAGCCATGGAACATGGGTGCCCCAGAATCTCCATGCTCGTGCCAGTCTAATTTTCCAACCTTTGCATGGTTAATGTTAAACCATCCCTGAATCATGAACCTTTGTTCTTCAAAGTTTATTCCATAGTATTCGCAGGCTTCACGAACCATGTTGCCAACAGCAACATATAGGTTGTATATTTCAGTGTTGTAGAATTGAAAGACATTGTAGTCTTTCCATTTCATTGTAGAAACGCTGCCCGATGATTTCCAAGCTTCCAGTGGCTGATCCTGTGGCATTCCTGGCAATTCAGACTTTACAATTCTTGGATACTGATCAGTCAGAAAGCTAGCTAGCTTTTCAAGGTCGTTGTTTAAAAATGCCTCAAAGAATCTGTGTGGCTGTACTGACTTGCTAATTGCTTTTACTTGCGGCGGAACGCCATTAACACCATTTTGCATATAATCTCTTTCTGTTGTATTTTATTATACACTATTAGCGTGTGAAAGAAAATACTGCGAAGTAGTAATTATAGAAATTGCTGTAGTTTGCGTAGTTATAGTAGTTAGCGTAGTTGTAGAAATTAGCGTAGTTATAGAAGTTATAGAAGTTATAGAAGTTGTAGAAGTTGTAGTAGTTGTAGTAGTTGTAGTAATTTGAATAGTTGTAGTATGTGGTCACTGATCCAGTTGCGGCTGAAGTAGCAGAGTTTCCATTTGCATTAGTTGCATAGATGGTGTAGGTCTGAGATGTTCCAGCTTCTTGAAGAACAGATGTATTTGGAGTTGCAGTGTCTCCTGCCTTTGCATCGCTTGATTCCCAGTGATAGTTTGTGATCGCCTTTCCACCGTTTGCTGGTGCAAGCCAGGTTAGATCGTCTGAGTTTGTGCTAGGGTTTGTTGCTGCGTTTAGAGTAATTGTAGCTGGAACAGTAGTAGCAAATACTGTTGTAGTCGCAGATGCTTCAGAGGTTCCTACGGCATTTGTTGCAGTTACGCTAACTGTGTATGTGACTCCTGCTGCAAGACTAGAAACAGTTATTGGAGAAGATACTCCAGTTGCTGTTCTGGTTGTTTGCCCTGCTGCAGTAGCGGTTACCGTGTAAGATGTGGCTGCTGGTGAGTTACCTGGCAAAGAGAAAGAAACAGACGCTGCACCATCATTGTATGGTCTGTTTGTACCAACGTCAGTTGCCGATACGCTTACTGGTGCTAGTGGCTGTAAGAAGTCATTGGATGCCGCTGACTTTTTTCCTGCTCTTTTATTTGCTGCCATGTCTTGTTATTCTCCTTTTAGAATTAAGCTGATAGATCGCCAAAGACAACCCATGTGTCTGTAGCTCTCTTAAATAGTGTAGCAGATGACCACTGTGTGCGTAGCTTTAGTCCAGGGGTACCATTGACTGTGGTGGTTCCTGGAGTTACTGCTGCTATGGTTACCTGTCCAGAGCCAGTCTGTAGGATATCGATTGAGGTTCCAACTGGATATGCAACTGAGGCATTTGTAGGTATAGATATGGTTACACCAGATGCTGAATTGACCTCCACGAGCTTGTCACGGTCTGTTAGAGCTGTTGTGTACGCACCTGTCTGCTGGTTAATAGCTGTGATAGATGGAACGCCTTGCTTAACCTGTACGCCATCAGCATATTCAATTCCGCCTACCTTTAGGGTATCGTAAACTGCCTGAGAGAAGTTAATGGTGGTTGTTGGCTCATCCTCAACGCTTGAGAATAGCTTCCAAACACCGTCGGTAGCGTCACGAACGATACCTGCGTGTTGATATGCCCCATCATTGAATGATGAAACAAGACCAAGGTCAACCACATTTGCATCATTGCCCTCGCCGATATAGATTAGTGGGTCTGTCACAACTAGGTCTGTTGCATTAACAGTGGTGGTTGTTCCACCGACAGTCAGATCTCCAGTGATTGAGATATCTGCAGCTGTTAGAGTTCCAGTGAAAGTTGGTCCTGCTATTGGTGCCTTTGCATCTAGCTGAGTCTGAATTGATGATGTAACTCCATCAACGTAGTTTAGCTCTGTAACTGATACTGTTGCACCGTCAAGGATGTTTAGCTCTGCTGCTGAGGCAGTAACGTCTACAATGTCTGCTGCATTAACGGTCACGTTGTTGTCTGCTGCAGATATGGTCTTGTTTGTAAGAGTTTCTGTACCTGACTTTGTAGCCAATTCTGAGGTGTCTGAGATACCGTGAACATTTGTAGTATCATTTGCGTGAGTGTCAACGTAGCCTTGGGCTGTTAACTCCGCAGCTGCCTTGGCAGTAGCAATGTCATTAGTGAGTGTAGTTACAGCAGTGTCAACAGCATCAGATGCCGATGAAAGTGCTATAGAAAGCTGAGCTTCTGGAATTACTCCATCTCCATTAAGAGTTGCAACACCATCTACAGCACCCTTCTGGGTAATAGGAACGTAGTCGTCTAGGTTTCCACCGAGGTCTACGATATTCTTAAATGGTGATAGGTCATCCCAGGTGTTTACGCCATCGCCAACACGGAATTCTCCAGTGTCTGTCTCGTAACCAATTTCTCCTGCTGCTAGAATAGGGTTAGCAGTAGTCCATTGAGAGGCTGTTCCTCTACGTTGCTGCATTCTTGTTGCCATAATTTATTTTCTCCTAATGGGGGTTTCCCAGTATCTATTACTAATTATAACATTAGTTTTTTAGCTAAAGTTACTTGATGCATCTCCACCATCTAGCACTAGATCCCAAGTTGTTGTACCTGGTCCGCCTGCGTCAATGCTGTTGATTGATGGTTCTACTGATGTTGCACCTGCATCTGTAAATACAGAAACTATTAGTCCGCTTCCACCAATAGATGTGTCGTGGATGTGCTGAGGTATGTTGATAACGTCTTCGTACGATGCCATTAGATACCAGTCGCCATTATAGTAAACCTTTACTCTAGTTAGCTCTGTATCAAACCATTGCATGCCGTCGAATGGTGAGGATGGGGCAGTGCTTCCTGTGTACAGAGACAAAGAGTCTACGTATGCTTTTGTTGCTGCATGGTTTGCCTCTGTTGGGTGTGAGACGACTACGGAGCCACCGAAGCTACCGCCTTGTGAGACGGATAGTCCGTTTTTGACCTTAAAGTCTTTCTCTACTATTGCCATATGATTTCTCCTCTTTAAAACTTAGTGTGGGGGGTTTTTAAGGAACCCCCCTAAACCTTTAGTTCTATTATACTAGCAATGTTCCGATAACAGTAACTGTAGAGTTATTGTTAGCAGTTGTTACGAGTAGTCTTACATCTGCTCCAGAAATATCTGCAGAGACTGTTGATGCCGAACCATTGGTTCCAACAATTCCATACTCAGTGATTGCGATGTTGTCTGAGGTGTCTAGGGTCAATAGGACCTTTGAAATCTCGGTGTGGGTTCCGTAAGCAACCTTTACCAAGAATTCTGCTGAACGATAATCTGCCTTAGCAAATGCGTGTCCAACCTGGATTCCTGCTGTTGCTGCAGTGATCTGAGACGCTACCTGCTTAGCAACGTTATCAATGATAACTGCATTTGGGTAGATGTCTGCGTTAGATACTGCATCAATCGCTCTCTCATCTGTGAAGTAAAGGTTGTTGTCACCCTCGGCTAGATCGTCAGTGGTTGAATCTGCTACACCGTTTTCTGCGGTAATAGTAAGTCCAGCACCAGTTCCAGTGATTGTAATGTTGGTAAGTGAAGCACCAGTTAGCAAGTCAGCAGCTGAGCTCTTTGCACGTGAGTCTGTGAAGTACTGGTTTATAGAACCCTCTTCGATTTCGTCTGTGTCAAGTGCGTTGATTGAGTTGTCGGTGTAAGTATTTGCATTAGTTTCAGCTGTTGATGCTGCTCCTGCTGCGTCATAGTTAACCGCAAGACCATCTGCATAATTCTTAGCGTTTTGCTCTGCAGTGTTTGCATAAGTTTGAGCGGTGCCGTCTGCTGTAGCAATTGCGTCATTGTAAGTATCTGATGCTGCTGAGTCTACATACTGCTTAGTCGCTGCTGCTAGAGCCTGTGTTGGGTCTGCTGCAAGAACAAGTTCTCCAGTCATGGTGTCGCCAGACTTAGCTACCTTCTCCCCAATTGATGTTCCAATTGTTGATGCAAAGTTTGCGTCATCGTTAATTGCTGCTGCAAGCTCGTTTAGAGTGTCTAGAAGAGCTGGTGCTGAATCTACAAGGTTTGCAACTGCTGTGTCAGTGTATCCGTTTGCAGAAGTGATAGCATTGCTTTCTGCAGTTGCGGCTGCACCTGCTGCGTCGTAATTGACTGCAAGTCCATCTGCATACGACTTTGCATTGTTTTCTGCTGTAGTAGCAGAGCCAGCAGCGTCATAGTTTCCAGCTAGACCATCTGCATAGATTACGGCATTGTCATATGCACCTTGTGCAGATCCTGCTGGGTCATAGTTTGATGCAAGACCGTCTGCGTAGTTTTCCGCATTTGTCTCTGCAGTATTTGCATATCCCTGTGCAGTTGTAAGTGCTGTAGTGATTTCACCATCTGTGTAAGAATTAGCTGCTGTTTCTGCAGCATCTGCTGCACCTGCTGCATCGAATACGCCAGACTTTACGTTTAGCTCTCCAGATACAACTTCTAGCTGAGTTGACTCAACTGATGTAATTAGGGTTTCTCCACCAATTACATCAACAATGAAGTCTGTAGATGCTTGATCCTTTGTGAGGATGTCGTATCCATTAATAGTACCTGAAGTACCTTCTACAATAAGACCTGATTTGATCTTGAAGTCTTTATTTACTGTTGCCATTTTTATCTCCTATAGGGTTAATTAAGCCTTGAGACCAATGCGAGCAAATCGCACGGTAACAGGCTTGATGTTTGAATCTGGGGTAACAGTCAAAGCAACTGTATTTCCAGTTCTAGAGACATTAACGGTGCCAATATTCCCATCATTGTCAATTGTTCCATACTCAGAAACTGACACGTCAGTTCCATCTACAAGTATGGTAAGTTCGGTTGCGTAGAATAGGTTATCACCATTAGAAGTCTTTGCGATAGACACTAGGTATTTAACCATACGCCATACAGTTGCATCGAATGAATCGACTACTGTTGGGTTCTCAATTCCAGAAATAGTATTTTCGTTATTACCGAAAGTTCCTAGATCTGTTGATTGAGCAGAGGTGGTATCAATGAGATCTACATAGTCCTGTTCTTCAGGCTTGTCTCCAGTCTCAAATCTGGTTTTTACGTACGGAAGGGTTGTTCTAGACATGTAATAATTATATCATCGTTTATTTAGTCTTACATAACATAGTTATTAAAACCGATGACCGCTATTCCAATTGGGGCAGCGTTTCCAGGACCATAGTTGCTTGTTATTCCTAGATTGGTAAATTTTATTCTAAAAGGCAATACCTCTTTAATCTCTACCTTGCGACTTTTATCCTTTATGTTAAAAATACCGTAGGCAAAATGCTTAATAGATTTTGTAGAATGTTTTTTATCTGATATTGTTACAGATGCCATTATTCAGTTACGTCTTCCAGGATAATCATGCTACCCTGGCAAACTGTCCATACACGACTTGAGTCTGATAGCTGAACATCGAAGATATCCCCTGTTTCAAGAATGTTTGATTCAGCTGAAGACAATGCTACTGTGAACTCTCCAGCACCATCAAGATCGGTTGCTTCTGGAAATAGATTTAGTACCACTGTAGCATCGTCTGTAATAGAAACAATTTTCTGCGATGTCGTTGGTCTCTTTACTGTCATGTTTATTGACCATGCAGAAATGTCTAGAGGCTGCTTATTGTCATCAGTTACGTATGCACGGAATGATGCTGTGTCTCCACGGACTACTGTCCATGTCACCATTGGTGGGGTATTCCCTACGCTAAATCCTGATCCTCTTGCCATAACACCAATTATATCATGCTTTAATCTTTGACGAGAAAGTAAATCGTGGTATAATTATGTATGAACACTCCCTCAAAAGAGTGTTTTTCCGTTAAGGAGGATATGATGAAACAGAGTGACAACAACGTTAAAATCGTGACAATCCAAGACCAATATTTTTTGCTATCGCACTAATAAAAATATTGTCGCCAAGGCTGTGAGAGAGCCGTAACTACGAAAAGAATAAAAAGGAGGTAGTAATTTGAAACAATTATTGCTAATAGGAACCACCATTTTTACTTTGGTAGCAGGCTCAGCTAACGCTGGCATAATACCAGAAACACAGCAACAAACAAGACCCCTTCGTGGAAACCACACTTCGGTTTCTATAATTCATGCAGCTGAGGCTAAGGCTAAGGCTAAGGCAGAGCTACTTAAAACTATTGAGATTCAAAGGAATACTGATAGAGTATCTGCAGCGATCAAAAAGCTTAGAAGCCACGTTGGCAAAACTTGGTATGTATTTTCGGGAGCCACCCCATCTGGATGGGATTGCTCTGGTTTAACAATGTGGTTTTATCAGCAGCTTGGGATTGAGCTAGAGCATCGTGCATCTAAGCAAGATACCGCAGGTAAAAAGACATCTACCCCAAAACCTGGAGACATAGTCGTATTTCACTACAATGGATCTAAAGATGCATACCACGTTGGCATCTATATTGGTGATGGAAAAATGATTCATGCTCCAAAGCATGGGCACTCAACCAGGGTTGAAGACGTAAAAACTTTTGGTGGAGACTACTCAGACATTAGCTACAGAACACTAATCGAAACTAGTTAGATATTTCTACCCAGCTAGTTCCATTATAGCGTTTTAAAACTTTTAGTCCAACCCAGCCGTCCGTGTCGTTTGCATATCTTTTTGCAACCGTAAGGCTTGTCTTGGTAGATGATCCTGTCATTCTTTGACCAGTCAGCTTATATATCACTACGGATGTTGCAGTTCCTGGTGGTGAAACCGTTCCTGCAATTGGACTCTGAGACTTGACGGTTCCGCTATTCTCACCGTTAGCACCTGATCCAGAATAGGTAACTGTCGGTGTTCCAAATCCAGCATTAACTAATGTTGTCTGTGCAGCTGACAAACTGCCACCAACAACATTTGGAATGGATAGACCTGCTAACCTATAAATTACGATGGATGTTGCCGAGCCAAGGGCAACCATAACCGTTCCTTCTGGAATTCCCACTGGGTCTTGAGATTTTACCAAACCACTATTTTGAGCAGTTGCACCAGTTTCTGTATAGCTTATTGTTGGAGATGCTAGTCCAGTTCCAACTATAGCTGACACGGCAGTTGTTTGAGTCATGCCAACTACATTCGGCATTGCAACAGTCTGAAACTTATATAAAACAACGTTGACTGTTTCTCCAATAGGTCTGGTCTGACCTTTATACCCCCAGTCAGATACGGTGTTATTTAAAGATGATGTGGTAGTTGACACTGTTGTGGTTGAGACGTTGAAACCTGCGGCAGCGAGAGTTGCTCTAGCATCTGCCTCTGTTTTACCAGTCAAGTCTGGGATAGCATTTTGAGTAAGGTAGCATGTTGGAGTTATTGTGGATCCTGCTGCTGCTGTTTGACCTGCTGACGGTGAGTATGAAGCAACCTTTCCAGGGCTAGCCATGCTGACTCCAGAATATATTGGAGATCCTGCTATAAAACCTGCATTAGTCATGGCAGTATTAAAGTCTGTAACTGTGGCTGGCAAAGAAATTGCTGGCACTGGGTTTCCTGCAACATAAACGGTATTTGGTGTTAGTGCAGAAGACGCAGACACGGATATGGGTGGACACTTGTAACTAGGAGTTTGGTCCACAGTCTGGAACGCTCCAGATACTGACACGCTAGCTGTTCCATCTGCAGCATGAACTATCCACTTTGTGCTTGTGTCCAGGGCTATGGATGAATTGGCAGATGGCAGAGAGTATTGACCAGATGCTGTCCAAAGTGTTGAACCACCAACTTTGTGATTTCCAGAACATGTAAATGACTGAAAGTATTGACCACCACAGTATAGTCTTAGTACGGATGTTAGCAGGGTTCTTCCGCCTGGGTAAGAAGCTGATCCAGCCTCCTTTGTAGTTTCTGTAACTACGATTCTTAGCCTGTATGTATTGCTAGTTGATCCATAGACATCTATTAGTGCCATCTACATCACCAGAACCAAAGATCGCCTGAAACTGCTCCTATTGGATTTCCAAGTGCTGGGTCTTGAACAAAAATATTATCTGCAGAAGATGCTGGCTTATTGGCAAGTGCACCATCGACATATGTCTTTGATGCTTTTAGGTCAAGTGCTGTTTGCGTTGCAGTTGAAATTGGCTTTAGTGCATCCGTAGTGTTGTCAACGTTTGACAGTCCGACTGATGACTTTGTCAGCCCTGATGTCGATCCAGAAAATGTTACAGTTCCTGTAAAGGTTGGTGAGTCTATTGGTGCCTTAAGATTGATCAGGGCTTGCAGTGAAGACTGCAGTGTTTGGATTGCCTGATTAATCTGAGTAGTTACTTCTGACTTCAGGTAGTAGATGTCGTTGTGATTATGTGTTGTGTCGGACATCTCTTTCCATGCAGACCATTTTTGCAACGCATTGGAAACTGCAGGATTGTATGATCTAAAGAAAGTTTTGTTTGGACCAATTGGAGAAGACGATGAGTCTCCAGCCATCTGATAGGTCTGATAAATAATACCATCGCCATTAGTTACCGTGAGAAGTCCTGCGAATGCCAGACCGCCAGAAGTTGGGTATCCAGAAGATCCTTGTGATCTTGCATCTGAGTTGCTATCTTGACTAAAGATGCCATTAGAAAGATATGTATCCAAGTTTTCTGACTGTGCTAGTGACTGAACAACGATTGGCTCTATATTGTCTAGTTGATTTTGAATGTTAGCAAAGTAGCCAGCTATTGAGTTTGAGACTAACTGTGCCTCGTCTGTATTTCCAGTATCATATCCAGATGATCCGTAGTGATACATTTTTAATGCAGCTTGAATATCCGCAGCATCTTCGTATAGAGGAATTTGCGTTTTATATAAAGAGCCGATATCTTCAGACATAATTAATCACCACTAAGATTATATCATGAATTGAATGATATAAGCAGATGTGTGTTGTATTCTCCGTCTAAAGGTGCCCACTCTTCTTGTGAGTATTGATTTGCAAGGATTATGAGGTTAATCGTTAGAGTAGATGATGGCACATCAAACTCCAGCCCAGAGGTCTCATTTAGTTTTATTATTGATGAGATTGGACTTATTGACATAATGTTGTACTGAATATTAAAGTTATCTATGTCTGTAGTTACTGGAGTTCCTCCAGAATACACAGCATCCCAAGTTAATGTTGTCACGGCACCGCCGTCTATGATTATTGTTGCTGCTGGAGAATATAGTCCACCATCGGTAATCGGTGATAGGGCTGCTGGAATAACTGCAGATAAGGAGAAGTTTGCAACTCCGTCAACAAACTCAAGCATTCTATTTGCTGGATATGCAGTTGGTGTTAGGCTTACAAGATTATACCACTTTAAGCCTTCTGGACCGTCATTGTAATAGTACAAGTCAAGATAGCCAGGATCATAAGGATTTAGATTTGTGCATATGTCATATCTTTTTGGTGTTGCTGGTATCAACGCAAGTGCTGGATTGTAACCCTCCTCGTGCTGGTGGTTTATAAAAGATTCCTTTGGATATGGAAAGGTTGGTGGGCTTATGTTAGGGTCTCCACTACTCAAAAGGAAGCTTGTCCCCCTCTGACCTGACCTTCCGCCATCTACAGATACTGTAACAGATGCTGGTCCACCAACAACTGGACCTGTATACTCAAGTGCGGTTTCTATTGCGGTTACCAAGTTATACCACCGTTACAATTAAGTGAATAGAATAGTCCCCATTTAGTGCGGACCAGGTATTCGGACTTTCTACAGTAGACTTTACAGCATTAACTGTAACCTCTAGATTTAGTTGTTTTGATATTGGATCAATAATTATGCCATCCACAAATATTGAAGATGCAACTGGTATGTTGCTGATTACTGTGTGCTGAATATTAAAGTTCTCTGCCTGATAGATGCCAATAGATGCAAGTGGAATAACAGATGTTATTGGTATGTATATCTTTGCAGATCCATTCTGAAATCTAGTTATGTGATTTTCTAAAAAAGTGTTTGGTATAAGTCTAAGTAGTGGAACCCACGTAAACTCTCCATCTACATTCAAATACTGATATAGATACAAGTACTCTGTGTCGTCGGGCTCTAGGTTAATAAACATATCATATGTTTTTGGAGTGAGTGGCTTTGATACTGATGCAAGATTTGGTTTTCCAGAACCAACAAATATGTTAGATCCTCGTTCTCCTATAGCACCAATACTAAGGTCAACGTCTAGCTTTGATGAAGATCCAAGCACATCTATTGAGTCTGAAGAGAGTAGTACGTCAATGTTTGTCATTACTATGCCCCCAGAGTTATTGATGCAGTTGCGAACTGATCAGTATTTTCTCCAGCTGTATTATACGACGTTATCTTGATCAGATACTCTATCCCATCGGCAAGTGGCTGACCGAGGATGGTATTTGCTGAATATGTAAGGTCTGTGGCATCTACTGTATCTACAAGTGTGTAGGGAATGCTTAACGCAGGAATTGAACCATAAATCTTATAGGCTGTTGCTGGAGATCCACTATTTGGAGCTAGCCAGTCTAGCTTAATTGTTCCATCTGGATCTTCTATTGCGGTTAGGCTTTGTGGTGGACCTGCAATAACCACATCTGGCTCTGTAATTCTTGGAAGAGTGATCTCTTCTGATATTGTAATGTTTCCATTTAGCAAGGTATATGTTTCAGAATCATTTGACACCTGAACGTCATATACGTATGGCAAAGAGGCATCTAAGAATTTTGCAACTGTTGGAGTTATCTCACAAACAACGTGTGACTTGTCTGATGATATAGAAGCTACTGCGTCATAGGATGCGTAAACACCAAAAGCAACTGAGCCAGAAATTGTGTGGTTGGCTGACACTGTGAACTTTGAATTGCTAGTGATAGATTCTACAATTGCGTTCTCTGCAAATCTACCTGGTCCTGAACCGATAACTTTTGAGATCTTCTGACCAATTTTGATATCAGCTGTAGTTCCATATGTCAGCTCTACCTGCTTCTCTCCTGCTGTCACAATTGCAATCAGACCAGTGGCTGATGCAGATGCTGTACCACGCTTTGTTGCTAGCGTAAACTTAGATGACGTAAACGACGAAAGGTCGAATATGTTTCCAGATGAGTCTTTTGGAAAGACTAGGAACTGGTATGTGTCACCTTTATAGTATGAGAAGTTATATGTACCTGGGAATGCCATAGTCTTATTATACACTAATTAACTGATATAGATATTGATTTTATCTTTACCGCTGAGTCTAGGTCAGTTCTTATTTTTGGAACAATTCCTGCATTCTTATGTTGCTCTGAAAGAATTAGAAGATTGTGTGTAACAGACATTTCGTATGTGTGCTGATATTTCAGATTTGCACAAAAAGTGGTTACAGAAGTGTCTAAATCTATGAATTCTGATCTCATCCACACCTCTGTATTTGAGTTAAAGGTTATTACCTCTATTTCATAGGTTATCTGAACCTGGGCACCGACTTTTAAAGCTCTTGTGTTTATCTTTCTAATATCGTTGCTGTAAAGGCTCACAGAGTCCTCTGGAAGAAAAGACTCATTCGGATTCATAGAGTTGATAAAAAGCTGTACCCAGCCATCCTCGCCTCTTGTGGCACCTGTTGGTGTTGTGTTGGTATTTTTATTTTCATAGAAGCCCCACCCGACATTTTGACCATAAGTTGGGAAGTAGGATTTTCCATCTTTTCCAGGAAAACCTCGCTCTCCTCTTGGACCTGGCTTGCCTTCTCCAGGATCACCTTTTTCACCCTTGGCTCCATCTTTTCCTGGAGGTCCTGGTGGTCCTACTGGTCCTGGAACAGCAAAAAAAGCTGATTCTTGTGGTTGTTGTGATTGAACCTTCTCTGCATAAGCAGATTTTGGGAAATCCATATTTTGAGAAATAGCCATAATACTATTATCTCATCTTATTGAGTAATATAAGTTCCAGAAATATGGAAATTATCTGCAACATTTAGACTTACTGGACTGTCGTGATCAAAAAGTTCGTCCTGTCCGTTGGAGCCAGTATAGGTTAGAAACAGTCTGCTGGCTCCTGCTGAAACGTGACCGCCGATGGCGTATTGGTTGCTCGCTGATATATCGTGTAAGCAACCTTCCTTAAACTGATATCCATACTTAGCAGCGAATGGCAGATCGACGTAATATTGTCCAGTGCCAAAGTTAGTGATGTTATTCATATCTACTTGAATTTGGAAATGTACAAGTGAACCTGTCTTTACATAGGTTCCGCTAAATAATGGAGATCCATTAAATGTTGGTTGTGCTCCAGTCGTACCACCAGAAACAGTAAAAGATGTTTCTGTGGGAACTCCAGAGTTTTCTGAAACATACGCAGTTGTCTGCACTGTGTTATCAGCAAAAGTTAAATTAGTAACAGCAAGATCTGGTAACTGTGCTTGTGCAATACCGTCAATAAAAAATACACCGTTGTCAATTGTTAAGCCTACCTCTGTTCCCAGGGTAGCGTCAGTAATATAAATAGTTCCTTCACCAATAGAGATAGACTTCCATCTATTTTCTGAGTTACCTAAAACATATATGTTGTCTGCTGCTGGAAGAATGTCTCCTGCATATGATGAAAGGTCTGGAGTCTGTCCATCTGCTCCATCGGCACCTGCTGGTCCTTGTGGTCCTTCTAGACCAGCAATTCCTTGCTCGCCTGGCTCTCCCTGTGGTCCAGTTAGTCCAATGTCCCCCTGGTATCCTCTAGGTCCTTGTGCACCTCTTGGTCCTGGGGCACCTGGAAATGGTACAATCTTAATTGTTGGCATTATAAACTTCCTCCTGTAACGTCTCCAAGTACTGATATGGTTCCAATAACTGGAGTCCAAACTACATCGTCAATAGTAACTTGTAGATCAAAAGCCAATTCGGAGACTACAGAATTGTATCCTGTTCCCCAATATTTAGTAATATCTGCTGAAGCTGTTACTTCAACATATCCATTACCAGCAAAAACTTCTAGCTCATCTGTAACATCGCCCTTATAATCATAGGCTGATGACTCATATTGCCATCCTGCGGTATCAAAAAGTGTAACCTCGTCATCATTGTAGAATTCAATACGAAGTATGCTTGTGTCTCCTCTAACAACATTCCATTTTAGAGTCATAGGGTTTGCACCAAAAGGTAGAGGTCCGCAGCAAGTCATAGTAATTACATTATATCATCAAAAATAAAAACTAGCACTCAAGTCGGTGGGTATGAGAGACAAACCTGAGTGCTAGTTGTATATATTATAACATAATTAGTACATATTGTTGTAGATATTCACAGTTTACACAATTGTTACAAAAGATTTACATAAATGTAACATAGAAAGGGGTTGACACGGTGGGTTTTTGTGGTATCTTATATATAATTAATAAATATAAATAATAAATACTTTAATATTCTTAATACTTCTTCTATATATTAGTCTTTTATATATATTAATAATAATCGGTTTTGGGTTTTGCGGATTTCACCTTGATGATCTAGAAATGTATTCCAAAAGTACATCGTACATGTGATCTATTTTCTTGTTTGTTTCTTTTCTTAAAGTATCAGCTTCTGATTCACGTTTTTTTAAGTCTGAAATGTCTTTTTCTAATCTATTTACCTGATCTTTTAAGCTTGAACCACCGTTTGGCTTCAGTTCGTGCTTGATCTCTTCGAAGTAGTGTTTGACTAACCATCTGACACCCATGGCTGCCGATGAAATAATTGCTGATATACCAACAATTGTTCCAATCCAAGAAGCCAAATCCATAATAATACAATTATAAACGAATTTTGTAGGGTTTCGGGAAAAATATAGCGGTAAAGAGCACGGCGGAAAATTCGGCGGTGAATAAGAGTAACCAAACACCACATTTGCACAAAAAGATATAAAAATATCTACCATGTGCACCTGGTGTATGCTATTATATATGAGTGGGTAATGAAGATAAGAAAAAAGACGTAAAGTTTATCGATCTGTTTGATCCGAGGGCTCCTAGAAGCGACCAGGAGCTGATAGAGGCACGTCTGGCTATCTGTAACGAATGCCCTTGGCTTGACAAACGCTTGACAAAGTGTCGTCAGTGTGGCTGCTTTATGCAGCTTAAATCGACACTAAAGCAAGCCACCTGTCCTTTAGAGAAATGGTAAAATATGTACAAAGATGAAGTTGTAGCGTTAATGACCGATTACATTAACAAGATGAACCGTGCACGTGCAGAAGAGATGCTTGTTCCTTCTGAACAGATCCAGGAAATGGAGTTGCAGTCTACTCCAGAGTTTAATCGTGTAAATGGAGAGATTTATGACATGCTTGTAGACAACGGAGTTATTCGTTAATGCCTGCTAAGTTCGATTTCAAGAAAAGCTATCAAGATCGTGACTATCTGTTCAATGAGTATGTGACTCTAGGCAAAAGTTCTAAGACTATTGGTAAGGAATTGCATGTATCATACAAGCTTGTCGAGATATGGCTTCGCCATTATGACTTACCGATCAGAGAACAGATCTA